TGGCTCTGCCTATGGCTCTGCCTATGGCTCTGCCTATGGCTCTGCCTATGGCTCTGCCTATGGCTCTGCCTATGGCTCTGCCTATGGCTCTGCCTATGGCTCTGCCTATGGCTCTGCCTATGGCTCTGCCTATGGCTTGGCTCTGTGGCTTGGCTATGCCTATGGCTTGGCTCTGTGGCTAGACAAACTAGGGCAAGCCAGACCATGGCCTGTAAGGGCTCTGAGAGCCACGTAGCCGGACTTTAGCCCGGTCTAGGTGGTGGATACCTAGCCTGCCTAGATCTCGCGATAGCTACAGTTCGATATGGCTAGGGCTGGTAAATCGAAAGCCTGGAATGTGGACGGATACGGACATTGCGGGCAGGGCAAGCCTGTGACCAGCGGAAACGTCATTCTAGAATTGGTTCTAGAACCACCAATGTAGCCTTCCAGCCCTAACCTGCTAGAAAGTTCTCTCGAATTCAGACCAATCTCAACAGGTCTAGATGCTGGTTTTTCCTGCGAAAGCTAGATCAGGCAGGAAATCTTGCTTGCTATGACATGCCGGACATGTCCGTTTTGTCCGTCCGAAATGTCCGGTTTGTCGCCCCGATAAATCGTGATAAATCGTGATATGTCCCTTTTGCCCATCGCGCCTGGAACTGCTGGCGATTCCGCAAATCTTCCCGCCACGATGTGCTACCGCAGGAAATCTTACATTGGACCAATCACACCAGGTCTAGTCGGCTGGAACCGGCACGATACTTGCTTCGCACGTAGCAACCTTTGAGCCGCACAGAGCCAATCTGAGCGCTTTAACCAGCCGGGTTAGGCAGGCACACGCGAGAGGTTAACCAGGCTGGTTACAGGCCCGTTCTGCCGCCTTCAAGCCCCAACAGAGGAACACGCACACGTACGCATGCGCGCGTGTACGCGTGTGCGCGTGTGCAGGCCTGCCCAGCAGGGTTGAAAAACTTTTTTAGGCTTCTGACCTGCGGAAACGTGAAATCTAGGAAAAATCTTGCCAGAAGTCTTGACTTGGCGAAACGGACATAACGGTACAATATACCCGGGTTTTGGGCCGTTTCATCGAACAAACCTAACGGAAACATGCTCTGACCTGCATGTTTGACGTATTTAGGAAAGAGCGTAATGTAGCCATCACAACAGCAAAGCGGAACGGAGCAAGGTTCGGGGGATGCGTTCCCCGCACGCGGCACCGTCCCCCACGTTCCTAGCACGTGCTAAATGGCTAGGCGCTCTCGGGCGAGTGAGGCAGTAACGGGCAGTAGGACAACCGAATCCAGCCGGTACATTTGAGCCGATGTGTTGCACGCGAGTGTAAGACGATTGAGGCAGGAAAAGCCCCCTAGGGGCCACGCTACACAAGTAGCCTGCAATATCAAATGGTAGGCAGTTGGCAGTTATCCGAGACTCAGAAACAGACGAAAACTAGCAGGGAACGCGTAAGAGCGTTACTCCCACTTACCTAGCGAGGTAACCGTGTCACACAGTGACGCAAGTGCCGGCCATGATGGTCTTGGGGCACAATCTGCTAGCGACGATATCTAAGTGTCTTCCACACACTTAGGAATGCAATGGGTGATAAAGCACAATTCATCTACTTAATCGCGTAGCGATTACACCCATGATGCCGTTAGGCACGAATAGGATGAATGCTCGCTTAGGAGTGAAGCTAAGAGCGCTACGGAATGTGTTCCGTCACTAGATCGCCAATGCCTAGGGGGTTGGCACAATCTAGCCAAACGGCATTCCGGCTTTACATCACACGATCAATCGCAGTTGTGAACGCTGGCAGCGATCAATGCGAATTGTGTACGTGAGCCATTACCCGCTTTACCTAACGATCAATCGCGGTTGTGAACGCTGGCAGCGATCAACGCGAGTTGTGAACGTAAGCCACGCTTCACCTAGTTAGGGCCAGTCATCACCTTTGGTGAAACTCGCAGTCTGGACAACAGGGATTCGCAACCCTGGCTAGGGCATATCCAATCGCAAAACGATGTGCAACGTACAAATGGTCTGCACATCTATTTGCGGCTAGGGTAAGCGCGCTCCGCACATTCGACAGCAGGATACGCAGCAACGCGAGTTGTCTGGGCAGTATCCCTAAATCGAGTCACTGTGGAGCGCGCTAGGCCAGTCATCAGATGACACTAGTCGCGCTAGGCACTAGTTAGGTTGAAAACATAATTCCCTAACTAGTGCTGACTACTTATTTCAGCCAAATCTACCTGTGACGCGTGAGATTCGCGTTTGTGTGAAAACTGATCGTCATTAGCCATTGTTCGCTAATACCAGCCACGCAGAGATAAAGCCGAAATAGCAGGAATATCAGAATCAAATCGGGGGGTAATAACGATGGATGAATTCAAGCTGCTCATTTTCCTTAACTGGACACAGCGCGACGCAGACACAGCCACCAAGCGACAGATTGACGGATACGCATCCGATGCTGTCGCGTCACTAGTAGAGTACGTGCGGAGCGTTGGCGACGCGCGGACAGACGGAGGATGGAACTTCTCATGATCACGCGACTCAAGATCACAGCGCTAGCTGCCGGCGTAGCCTTCGCGGGCATCGCCGGCGCGAGCCTAGCGGGCAACGCGGCGAACGCGACTGGCCTCTCACCTACCGCGAGGACATGCGCAGCGTTCGCTACCTGGAACCACAGCAAAACAGCCGCACATCTCAATACCCTCATGGCTGACAGCATCGCGGCACCCTGGCACGTGCTGGGTACGGACGTAGTTGTCCTCTACACGGACGTTCGCGACCACGACACGTACGATGCCCCCTCCGATGCCCACGCCCTAGTCCTAGACTGCCGCTAGTTTCTGGCCGTATCGCTAGCGAACGCCAGCTTTAGGCGTGATGCTGGATGCAACGTGACTAGGGCAGTCTCTGAAAGGATCATGCCATGGGTGAGCACTACGCGGCCATAATCAGCGCGCTCCACACGCGCCTGGCAGCATCTACAGGCAGCTATGGCAGGAACGGACGCCACACGTTCGCAGCTTGCCCCACGTGCCGCGTGCACGTCTGCATTACGCATCACGTCTGCTCCAAGCCCACCGAGAGGTAAGCCATGGGTACTCAGAACAAGTATGCTCGCATGCCACTACCGCCGGCCGTAGTCTCTCCAAGACCGCATTGGAACACATCACACCCAGATAGCCGAGCAATAGAGGCTAGCATACGCCGCGTGAACCGAAAGCAGTATTCGGACATGTCCGGCGCTGACCTGGTTAGGTTCCTAGACCGTACCCGCAAGCCACGCATGCCCTACACAGCGATGGTTGATTACCGCGCTGGTCTACATGAGGCAGTTGTCGTCCGTCACTGGACCGTCACCTATTCCGCCTTGGACAACAAGCACGAAATTCACTAGGGGGGACCTTGTGAAAACCGAACACGTAAAGGCTACCGTCGCGCTCCAACGGATGTGGATCTACGCCACCGACAACAGCGTAAGCGAACGCGAAGACATGTCGCACCGCATTCTATGCGGGCATGAGGTTACTTACGTGGCGTGCGACGTTTACGGTGCGCCCATCGGTTCAACCCGCGTCACTCCGGAGGACTTCCCGGTAACCCTGGTCACGGAAACCACGTTCTAAGGGTAAGGCCATGGATATATCTGTCCTACTCCGATGCAAAGCCACCTCTGACCATTCCGTCTCTGTCTACGATCGCCCGGTAAGCGAGGTTACCGACTGGCATAACCAGATAATCGGAACCGTTAACGCCGGACCCAACGGGATAGAAGCATTCCGGCCCCACGGTTCACTAGCCGAGCGTTCATCAGCACGCGTACCGGGCGAGTTCACCACCCTAGGCGATGGCGTGCTAGCGCTTATCGCAGACCATGACGAAAGGCAGTAACCACCGTGCTTTACAATTCTGTCGGCAAATCCATGGGGATCGGCGATGCGGAGGAGCTAGCCGCGTGGCTAATCCAGCACATGACCATGGAGCAGCGCAAGCTGCTAATGTCGGAGCGACCGCTGCTCTACTCGCGAACCTTCCCTAGCGTGAGCCATGAAACGATCACAACCGTAGTAAGCGACGCTCTAACCGAGCAGAATTCGGAGTACCGTTATGGCCGGCCAGACCCAAATTCAGCGACCCAAACCAGCGCCCAAGCCTAACAGCACACCTAGCGACGCCCCGACCGTCAACAAGCGCATTGCGCGCATCTGGTTTAGGTAAACGGAGGGTAACCCCGTGAGCATGAAAGACGACTGGTATAAGACTCCGGCCGGCAACGATTGCGCATGGTGCGCAGACGAAAACAGCGAATTCGAGCCAATGGACAGTGACGATGCGGACATGAATCTGTGTCGCGGCCACGTGGCAGAATTTGAAGGCTTGTCTCTAGACGGACTTGACCGAGCCGATTCCGAGCTATGGAAGGATGAATTCGAGTAACCTACCAATCCGGCCGCCAATCGGCATCGCTTATCGTCTGGGCAATGGAGGTGCCCACCATGTAAAGCAACGGGCCATGACCCTAACGGGTGTAAGCAGGAACCATATCCTGCCATGGCACAATATCAGGCATGGTCACTCAGTAGACATGCAAACCCTGGTAACGGGCGATCTTGTGACTAGCCCGCTACCGCTCCATTGACGGAGGTAAGCAAATGCCTGTATTCCTGTATCCGGCAACCTTCGCTACCCTCATGCGAGAACGCACATATATGAGTGAGGTAGCCATATCAAACACTATCCGCCGGCGACTGGTAGACGGAGAATGCTTCACTGTCAAGACAACGCGTGTCGGCAACGATCATTACCGCGTGTGGCCGGTACCTGGTAAAGGCTTTCGCGTCCTACCGTGGAAGCTATCCGCCATCACAAACGAACTAACCTCCGTGAGGTAGGACAATGGAGCAGATAGTAACGTGGGCTGACGGATACGGTGTGTGGCACGCGTCAGTTCCAATCGATAGCGACAGTGAGAAGCGCGCTAGGGATGCCATTCTAGATGAACTGCGCATCAGGTCACATCCGAAAAATATGGTCTTCGCATACAAGTACATGACCGTCACGCAAGAGCGCATCAACAATCACGGGACAGTCGTTTACCGCGAGACGTGGCCTGATGAATTCCCCGAACTAGCGGAGTGATCAATGCCAATCGACAACGCGACCGCAAAAGCACTGGCCGAGAAACTGCATAGCGCTAACCGATGCGTTATCAGTGCCAAGCGAGACGTTACCGCCAATCCTATGTCCGCGCGCACTAGCGCAAGCAACGCCAGCGCCATCATCAAAGAGGTAATTGAAGCTCTGCTAGACCAACCTGGGCAAACCGATTACTACGGCAACCCCACCGAGAGGTAAACCGTGTGGACTTACAGGGGAATAGACATATTTCGGGCTGACATGAATTCCAGCGGTATCCGCTGGTATGCGCGTACCCCATGGGGAATCCTCAAAGCCGACACAAAGCAATCCATGCGCATTCTCATAACCGAGACAATGGCCGCCAATGGCGGAATTACCCGCTTTTCTTACAATCGCCGGCGGAGGTAAAACCGTGAGCGAGTTCTATTCTTACGATGATCTCATGTCCGATATGGACGACCGCGACGACCGTGACGACCGTCCGACTCAGAGTTACTACGATGGCGACCTCTGCGTGCACGGTACCTACGTGGGCGGATGCGGTATCGACTGGATGTGCCATTGGTGCGAAAGCGGAGTAAGCCTAGCAGAAGCCAAGCGAATCGTAGCCGCAGAGCAGCTAGCGAAGGTCCGCGAACGTGCCGAGAATGCCGCTACCGCTCTTAACGTCCTGCTGAAATGCGGTATGGGCGGAGTTAGAGCCGCTGAATTCGCACGCAAGACCAGTTTCATCTCAAACCCGGAATCCCGCTACGGAAGGCGTTACTCAAATGCTGGGTAAAGATCTGAATGGCCGCCAGTACGATTACGATGGCCCCTACTTCCCGCAATACCGGCCGGCGCGCACACACCAGATGTATATCAACGGCCGACTGTGGATTAAGCGCATGGAACTAGGGCCTTGGACGCGGTATGACCGCGTTACCGGCCAGACTGTGACCGTCCAAGGCGACCACCACAGCGTATGGACCTTTAGCAGTGATGGCCGGTTCGCAGCCGTCAAGCACACCTCACGTGAGGTAAACGCTCCCCGCCACGATCCAAAGAGGTAAGCCAATGACCACACACCGCATCGTAGACCTAATGTCTTACGACACAGAAAACCGCTACGGACTATCCATTAATGCGCATGACATAGATGCGGAGGATAAGCCTACGGTAGAAATTCAGCTAACCCCTACCGACTTGGTATTCCTGCTCTGCGGAGTCATAGACAAGTACGGGCTAGCGAGTTTCCGGCGTGCCGTGGATCTCATAGTGCAGGAGGACCCCACCGGACAGAATGTCGGCCTATCGGCTCCCGCGCGTGCCCTGCAAGGGTTGCGGCTGGTATGACGCTCATGTCCGCCGCCTACCAGCGCTACCTAACCGACTCCGCCTATGACCTGGATTCTGCTCTACGCGACGGTATGACCGATACCGAATACATCGAAGCCACAGACCCGTACCAGGACAACCGCTAGCCGAAAGAAAAGCGATATGACCCATCGGAGTTTGGCTATCTTCTGGCAGCACGTAGCCGCAATTCTGACAATATCTGTCGTCTGCATTTCACTGGAATGCATATATCACCAGTGGTGGATAAATGGCCTACAGCTATTGCTCACATGCGGGGCTGTTGCTGGCCAGATAATCCGCCTAAACCAAATGGGAAGGTAATACCATGGCACGCTTCTACACAACCGCCACCAACGGGCGAGGCAATGAGGTAGGCATCGGGGGACGCGGCAGTGCCGGACCCGTGCACCTTCGCGGCTGGAACGCAGGCGTTCGCCTTGTGCCCATCGCCGGAGAGCGCGACTCATTCGAGATCTACATGACCTACGGAAGCCACGCCAGCGGGCGAGACGTGCTCATTGGCACTGTCCGCGACACTCCCGATGGTCCCCGCTTTGAGCCTGTAGACGCCATCCTAGGGCAGGACAACGCGCCGTCCTGGGTCATGTACGCCATGGGCGAGGACGACAGCAGGACCACCGCCGACAACAACACCTACCGGACCCCCAATCACCCGTAAACCGTCCCCGACCAATACGCGACGCTAGATGCAGCGTAACCAGGGGCAAGTAAAACAACGAAAGCGAGTAGGGTAAATGACAACCGACCGCGACAGCCTACGCGACGAAAACATTATCAGCGATAGCCAGGTAACAGACCGCATCGATTACCTCGCATTCCTAGACGATGACGACATGTCAGAATCCGACCGCGAACTCTGGGCCGATGAAATCGAAGAGCTAAAGGCGCTCCGTCAACTGGTAGAAGCCATTGGCGACGAATTCGGGGCCATGATCTCAGATGACCACTGGAAAAAGTACGCCGGCGATGATGCTAACGACAAATGGGACCTGGACAAAACCGGCATCGCTTCTTACTTCGACTATGACCAGTACGCCAGTGACCTGCAAACCGATTTTTCATCCGTCGAATTCCTAGGCACAACCTATTACTACGGAGAGTAAGCGAAATGGCTAAGCCGCGACGAGTCAACACTGCCAAGCAAATCGACTCCGCCACTGTCCGGCACATCGCCCGGCAAATCAAGAGAATGGGCGACGCAGAGATCTACGCGCTTTCACTGTCCGCAGACCGCACTACCCGCCGCATCGCCTCACAGATAGCGCATGAGCGCGCAGAGGCCTACGCCATGTCAGAGGACAACGAATGACTCCCATCGAGATGCTACGCGCAAGGCAGGCAGGGAAACCGCCTATCGTCGCGCATGAGCGCTGCAAGCACTGCCGTAAGGTAATCAGCCCGTCACCCGCCGGCATATGGGTGGATTCACTCGATTATGACGTGTGCGATCTTTCCTACGCTAACCGTAAGCACGAACCGGAGAGCAACGCATGACGCCAGAAGCATACGCGGCCATGCTCGCTAAGGTAGCCGCTACGCCAGACACAGACCCCAACGACGTAGCCGAGTGTGGCGCGTGCGGCTTTAGGTGGGACGACTCTATCTCTACGCTGTTCACTCCCGCGCCAGCCGGCCGATGCCCCAACGAGTACAACCACAGCGACGAAAGCGAGTAGCCATGGAGCTATCAGAATACCGAGCCGCTATCGATAGCGTTAACATTCTTTCAGAAAAGATGCTGGCCGCATACAACAGCAGCGATTACAAAGAGGTAATCATGCTGTGCGAGCAAATCGGCGCTATCTACGGAGACGATCCCAATGATGCGCACCGCATCGCCTACATGCTGCAAATAATCGCCTCCACGCACTACTTCGGCGGTATCATCCATCACATTGACGAAACCTTCGCGGCACAGCGCGCAAAGCAATTCGCACCGCCTTTCTAGGAGGGTAACCAATGCGCCACATCAATCCGCCAGAGAAAGATGAACTACTCCGTTTCTTTCTCCGCAACATGACACAAGAGCAGAGGGGCCAGCTAATGGCTACCTATCCTCTGCACTACGCAATGCTCTTCCCGAACGTAGGTAAAGAGACCATAGCCTTTAAGGTCGTGGATCAAATCCAGTGGATGGAAGAGAACTCCAAGGACCCGATCCCTAATCCCAGCCCGATCCTGTAGGGAATTAGCGATGACCCTATCCCTGATTATCAGGCACCTTCGCGAAAACTACCCGGATCTGTCAGACACAGACCGCCTAAACGCTCTGTACGTGGCCGCTGACGGAGGTACGTACGCACCGCTAGGTAATGGCCACCTGCTAGGCAATAGCGACGAGATAGGATGGTTTATCCAGCAATGACCGCTCCGTACGCATGGCTTATCACGCACGACTCGATCGCAGACCCAGAGTACCCGCTAGGCTCACTCTGCAATGCGAGGGGGCTAACGGGACCGCGTGACGCGTCCCAGGATCTCCTCGGTATCCTGCACCGCGCCGCTAATGCCGGTAAAGACAAGTGGCAGGGTACGCCTTGCCAGTGGTTCAAAATCTACGATGACGACGGCGAACTGTACTATTCCGGTATTCGTACCGGGGAAGCCGCTGAATACGGCAGTCAAGAGCTATTCGAGCCGCTAGACGACTTCGGCAGGCCCAACGCCGGCGCTACCGAGATCCACTACTGGAATCCCGTCAGCAAGGAATGGTATCAGCTATGAGCGAACGCGGTCAGATATTCCGCGACATACCCGAAGACCCGAACCACGGCGAAAGCCGCATATGGCGGCGGGTAATTCAGGGTAAGCAGTATTCCTTTACTGCCGTAACCATGCCCAGCGGTGAACTCCGGTATTTCGTTAGCCGGTTCAATGGCTACGCCGGCGGTCCTAGGTTCGCTTGCGCATGGGACCGCGTACTCGAATGGACCTTCAAGCCTAGGGGGGATATGCATTGATGTACCTGTCAGACGACATGACCGAAGCCGAGCTAATCGAAGCCATCGAAGAGCAGCGCGAACTGAACAGCAGCGAGGAAGCATCATGAGCAATTACACAACCACGCAGAACGGCGAGATCGCGATAGCCACCAGCCGCTACCCGTACGCCGAAGCCCTGCCCGTGATCATGGGTGGGGGGATCGTGCGCCAGCTAGCCCGCGAGGTAGCCGACACCATCATCCATGAGGCGCGTACCCTGCACGGTCCCGTCGTCTGGATCACGGGCAACGCGTACGTACCGCCGCTGCGGTCCATCACATCCGCAGAGCTGGTCTGGAACGCCGCCAACAACAGCGATGGCGAACTGTTCGCGTGGTTCGGTGAGATGGTGGAGGCGCACCTCGCAGAGGCAGAGGTGGCGATGGAATGTCCGGAGTACGACAACGCGTTGTACGCTGTAGACCTGAAGCGCTGGCAGTACCGCGACGATGATGACGTGTACGACGGCACGGCAGAGTATGACGACCTAAACGACGAATGGGAACCGCGTGACTCCTAACCAGGCCGGCGTGACCATCCTGGCAGCTTCCGTAGCTGCCGGGGTGGTTCTCTGGGCAAGCATCTACTACATGCGCCACATCTACAGGTACGGGCCGAACGCGCTCACGCCGCTAGAGGCATGGCTAGTAGCCAGGAAAGAACGCGAGGCGCTAGACCGCGAACTTGCAGAGATCACCAGCGCTAACAAGTAAAGGTTAACAGGCAGCTCATTAACCAGGGGGGTTAACCCGTGAGCCATGAAGCCTATTCACCCGTAGGATACGACTACCAGGCCGACCACTACTGTCTCGATTGCATCTACAAGGTAGCCGCCAAGCCCAACACCTACGGGCTGGACATACACGGGAAAAAGCGCGTCATCGATAGACTCGGCGGGACCGGGTACCATCGCGCCGCGTGCAACTGCACTGAGCACCGCCTAGACCGTATGGCAGCGGCGCGCGGTATCGACCGCATGGATGAAGGATCATTCGATTCCGGCGACTTCCCGAAGGCCATTCCTTACCACAACGACCTTCACACCGAATGCGGGCCAGAGTATTACGGTTACGGGCCAGAAGACCCCGAATGGCGACAGCAGTACTGCGGCGCGACATGTGCCCGCTGCCATGCGGTAATCGACGGTACCGAATACAACGACGGTGAAGGTCACTGGGAAACCGTCTGCCCCGTATGGCTGGACCGAAAGGAAAAGGGATTCCAGTAATGGCAACCGTCCAAAGAATCACGGTAACCAGAAACGTAGAACTAAATGACTACATGGAATTCGACCATGTTATCCGCGTGCTTGGGCACGGGTACGCAATCGACGCTAACCTAAACCCGCTAGCCTACGTGGGCACAGACTCACAGCCCGTACATGCGCCAGAGGTAACCGTGGAATGCGCCGAAGATGACGCGGGAAGCATTACCGCCGAAGCCGAAGCCGCCATGATCGCGCATGTCGAATCCCAGGGATGGGAACTGATGACTGGTTATACCAGCCAGTACAGCTACCGGGGTCCTATCATGCACGTGTCCGAATTCGTAGGCGGCCGGCTGGCAGACGATATTCTAGAGCGCCCCGGCCTGTACGTGGTCGTGGAGGTTACCGGCGTGTACGCCACCGAAGAGCAGGAAGAGCGACAGAGCGATCAGCCTATCGGGTGGGTAATCGCACGAAAGGTAGACGAGTAATGCGCGAGGTATTCGCACCTGGCTATAAGCCAGATCCCGGCCGAGTGTTCTACACAATCCGCCCCGAAGACCTCAACAAGTCGGTAATTCAGACAGAAGTAGGACCAATAAACCTAGCTTTCTGTATCGGCCGTGTATTTCCGGCAGACATAGGTAAGCGCCTATTCCGTACGCTTAACAATGCCGGTGACCAATGGTTCTGGTCAATAGAAAGTGCGAGGCAGTACGAAATCCGCATAGGAAAGGAAACGACCGATGAACAAAGCAGCAGAGGATAAGGCGCTGGCTGATGCTGAGAGGCACACCCGAGAATTCTGCCTGGAAAACGGCATCAGCCAAGAGGAATGGGAAAGGGCGGCGCAAATGGCCGCTGACTTCCAAGCCGACCTACTAATTGCCTTCTGGGAGGTGTATCTCCGTGAAAGAAATGACCGACAGCGAAATAGCATCCCATTTCCCGGTCCAGGGATGGCGGATGAAGTGCGGCCTGCGAACGGACCTTCCGAAAAAGGAAAGAGTTCACGAGTACGTAAAGCTCGGAACCGAGCAGCGAAATAGCGGCACCGCTAGCGGCTACATTCACGGAACCGTATACGCCTGCTACCGCTGCGGAGCAGACAGGTTCCGCGCATGGAAAGGGCCGAAGACGTGCACCGTAGAAAAGCACGCAGCCGGAATTATCGTCGTGCGCGACCGCGCCGGAAATGAAATCGTCGCATGGGTAAAGCCCCCCGAAAGGACTTTTTAAAATGCCGTGGGAAATCATCAAGGCAGTATCAAAATCTGAGCCGGTAGTCGGCAAGCTCTACCGGGACAGGGACGGTGACCTGTTCTTTTATCTCGGCGACCAGGACCCGTGGCTGGAAATCACTAACAAAGGCGATGCTGAGCGCCGCACGGAAGACTATCCGAATGAGCCGCTGTCCGAGCTGCATCTAGACGAATGGGCAGACGCCATTACCGAAAAGATCCGGAGCTACTGACATGACACGCGAAGAACTACGTAAGCGCGTGCTCACGCTAACCGACGATCAGGCATACGACTTGCTAATGTACCTGATAGAAGCACAGCCGGTAAAAGTCGAAACAGCTATGCGAAAGGCAGAACTGCTATGAGACTCCATACCAGCCTAACCGCAGACGACATATATGCGGCGCTAAAATCCGCAAAGGACAAAGGACTAATAACGCAAGACGTGCAGTTCGATCCGATCGTGGCGCACGACTCGTATACCCATGAGCGCGCTTACGAGATACAGCTAGGCGCGGAAACGGGAGGGGGCTTGCCCGAGGACTACACGAACCGATACGGCAAGCGCCAGAAGAGCCGACGTGTCCGCAACGGATCGTACAGCCCGCATTACCGTTTCGCTGCCACCTGGCACGAATGGGGCTGGTTCATGGCGGAGGTATTCGACGCCGACCCAGCCGCGCGATGGGGCGACAAATCATGGGGGTACAACGGACGCAATGACTTCGACAACAAAACCCAATGGCAATTCAATCTCGGAATGTTACAGCGACTACAATTCCGAATTCGATTACACCGTCCTCGCCCGCCGACAAGTAGAGCAGACGCGCAAGCAGCATAGATGCTCTTACTGCGGACGGCAGATACCCGTAGGATCATCCGCTCGGATTACGGTAGTCCTGTCAAACGGTAAAGTCCTCTCCGACTACCGTCACGGAATTTCCTGCTACCTGGAGGAGAATATCTAATGTCCGAAATCTGGGACGGGCCAGGCGACAACTGGTACCCCGGTGAAGACGAAACAATATACGCCGAATGCGAGCACAATCCGCCCTGCCTGCTCGCAGACGGTACCGATAGCCCCTGCGGAGCCAGCATGGAAAATGAAACAGCGGAAATCCTGGCCGACCCCGACACAATGACCGCTATCCGCGAGGGACTAAGCGACCTGCCGGCCCCGAGCTTCACTATCCGCGATGACGCCCTGTATGAGGCGCTATCAGATGACGACGGCATTACCACCGATGGCTACGACCACTGGCCCTACGGAAGGGAATTCCCGTCATGACCTATCATGAGATGCCTAAGCACATCTCTGATGCCGTACTAGACGAGATAGACCGCATCACCGCCGCGCTGCCTAGCAGTAAAGTCTTCTATTCCACCGATGGCGATGCACTGGTCCTGGCCGGTGACGGAAATTACATCATCAGCGTACAACCGGCCAATCCGCCATTCACGCACAGCGCCTATCTGTACGCCGAAGAGCCACAAGGAGACAGCAATGCGTCGATAGACGATGAAGCTGTCATCGCCACTCCCGGCTGGTCTACCGGCTGGACACGCGGCTTTAGCTAGGGGAACCAATGAACGAACGCATCTACCCGTTCCTGCTGACCATCGACGGCAAACCGCAGCGGTACGACATAGAGGCATCGTCTGTCACAGAGGCGGCGTTCCTCATGGGCGTCACGTTCGGGCAGGAAAACCCGGATGACGACATGCATACCGCAGAAATCAGTATCCGCAAGCTATGGGGGAACCCATGACCGAACCCATGAACGAACAGTTCGTCATCGTCTTCGAGGACAATACACTCGCACTGGCTTATGAAAGCCGCGTATCCAACATGTTCGACATGGCCGACTGCGACGCAATGAAAGGCGTGGCCGGCATCTACGCGGCTGACGAAAACGGCGATCTGGTCAAGGTGACCGTAGGTCCCGTTATCCGGACGGATGGCTGGGAACTTGAAAACTCAGTCTCTTACGGGCACGCGCCCATCATGGCCGGGAGTCGGCAAGTGGGCTTCGTCCACCTTACGGACCACTAGGAAACCGGCTGGTAATGCTGATGGAAAAACCATATACCGGGGAATACGACCTGATCGTAAACGCGGTGGACTGCCCGAAGTGCGGTGCCCGCAAAGGAAGCATGTGCGTACACATGACCAGCTACCTGCACAACAATCAACTAAAACGACCGCACAGCGAGCGCTTCAAGGCGTGGCGCAAGGAACAAATCTAGACCTGCCGGCGTTACATCTGTCGGCTGGCTGTCCGCCCCGCGTGGAAGGCGGGACGGGCGGCGAACCGATAAGACAACGACTCTGGAGGGAGTTGACATGTCATCCGCATCATCTTCTACCGAACTTGATTACGCGCGGAAGCTGGTAGGTTCCGCTGTCTACGCGCCAAGTCACTACCTGGATATCATCACGCTCGCATGCGCGGTCACGCACAAGATCGATGATCTCTTCACCGCACCGCGCATCCTGTTCCTCGGTGAGAAGGGATCAGGCAAGAGCAACGCGCTAACTGTGGCTCACTACCTGTCTGCCAACGCCGAGCCTGTTACCGGCGTCCTGGCCATGACCGCGCCGTCGTACGTAGCGGACTTCCGCCTCAACCCCAAGTGCACGCACGTGATGGACGAGATCAACCACCTGTTCGGGCAGGCCGGGCAGAGCGGGAAGAACTCGAAGTTCTACACGTACATCAACCAGGGGTACCGGCGCGATACCGCTTACGCGCAGATGCAGGAGAACAAGACCACCCTGCGAATCCCCATCTTCGGGGTTGTGTTCATGGCCGGCCTGGGACTCGCGTGCCCGCCGGACATGCGGGAGCGGTCTGTCATCATCAAGATGCAGGTTGCCGGGCCGAAAGTAGAGGTAGCAGACTTCTCTGCCCCTGAAACACGCGGGGCATTCCTCTACGGCGGTCGCATGCTCAAGTCATGGGCGGAGCGCCAGCCGCGCCTGTCAACCGAGAGCATTCGCGGGCTTCACCCCAAGCTGGTCCACCGCAACATGGACGTATGGGGCGGCATGTTCGCCGGCGCGAAACTAGCGGGAGGAGAATGGCCTGACCGCATCCTCACCGCATTCGAGCGCGTGCAGCTTGACGCGGGCAATCCCATTTACGCGCCAGAGGACCAGGTTCTGGCCGACTACCTGAAGTTCTGCGGAATGTACGATGTGTCTGAAGGGGTACCCTCCGGCCAGTTCGCGCAATTCGCCTATGACCAGGATCACGGCGCGTACTTCAGTATGAAGCCAGGTCAGTTCCGGCAGTTCGCCGTGGGAATCCTGGGACCGACTACGCCATTCTACGATTCGGACGCCGGGAAAATGGTTCGCGGCTGGACGGATATTGTTCACCGCATGAACCACGCCCACGCTGAATCACGCATGTCTGAACTAGACGCGTCACCGGAATCCACTTCCGATGATGTTGTGTGGGAGGATTTCTAATCCCACGCGAAAAGCGCCGCCGGCCACGGGGATACCAATCCCAAAATGGGTGAGTATGAAACTACCCCGTGGCCGGCGGCCTTTTCATACACAAGTCGCACTTTCATACAAAAGTTCCTGAAACATACAGAAGTCCGTAAGTAAGAAGGCTGTACGGTGTCAACCAAGAGCAGAAGAAATAAAAGGCAACGACTTCGAGAGCAGCAGCTTAAAGCCTGCGACGAACAGGGCAAGGTCGCCTACGCGGATATAACCGAAGCCCGTGACGCCGCCGGCCGCGTATTCCAGGCCCGCTCTTATGTTCTCTACCCGTACCGCTGTCCGTGCGGTTCCTGGCACCTAACTAAAAACAAGCCTTCAGGAAAGAAAAATAGTACAGGAGGGCAACAAGTATGACGCCGAACCAGGCGCTGCGCATCATCGAGAATGCTATAGACAACAGCAACATAGAGCTGGAAGAGGGCAGTGAGCTAGCCGAGGCGCTTAACACGCTTTGGTATCTAGTCCTGCTAGGAAAGGACAAGACATGATGTACGGTTTGCTAAGGGTGCCTGTACCGCAGGTTCCCGCCGCGAAAACTCCGCCGGCTAAAACCGATAAGAAAGAGGCCGACATGAAAACCCCTATGTGGGGCGCTCTGGTAATTTCTGCTGTCATCATGTCTTTCATGGTGGGGCTGGGAATTCTGTTCAGCGGCGCTGCTGCAACGGCCCACCCTGGAGACGTAGCCGCCCAGTCATCGCCGGCGGTAATGGCCGTGTTCGTTATCGTGGGGCTTGTCGTCAGCATCGCCGTAATAGCCAGCTCAGTAAGCGAGAAGCCCGAGGAGATGAAAAAGGACCCCCCTATGCCCGTCAAGAGCAAACTAGGACCGCGCGACTGGGAGCCACCGCAGCAGTAGTAAGTAAAGCCTCCGACTATAAAACCTAACGACTCTGAAAGGAATAACAATGCATTCCAAGCACGGCACTAGACACGCCCGGAAAATCCGTCCCGAAAGGCTAACGGCCTTTTTCTTCTTCCTGTTCACAGGGACGCTGGTCCTGCTCGCGCTTTTCACTAGCATCCTCGGAAATAACCCGCACTCAGGAGGGCCGCATACAGCCCCCACAGCGCCTGGAACATCTGCCCCCGCGATCGTGCACGCCAGCCCGCCTCAGAGCGCCACAGCGCCGTCTGCGCCCCGTACAGCCCCGTCTGTGCCGCGTCCGCACTCAGCGCCCAAGCCTCACCCTGCCGTACAGACCTATATCGTGCGATCCGGGGACAACCTGTCATCGATTGCCGCAAAGTACGGCCTGCCCAGTTACGTATCGCTCTACAATGCGAACCATACGGCGGTAGGGAACAACCCGAACCTGATCCATGTTGGACTACACCTGAAGGTGCCTCTAAGAGGCGCAGCTACGTAGAACAAGGCACACTGATATCAACCGGCCGGAGAGGAAAGAGTTACCATGACCGAAACTACCGCCCAGATCGTAGTTCCAGACTCGCTAGCTGGGCTGGCTACGCTCAAGTTCACCCCGCTTAAAGGCGTGAGCACCCTGAACATGTGCGACAGGCACCTCCACGTCTACGCGGTAGTTGAGATCGGCAGGGACGACTGGCTGTCCTCTCTCCTGCTCTGCGGAAACTGCGCAAGGAAGTGCTTCGGGTATGAGCACACGCAGAACGCGCCGCAGGAAAACAGGCAGAAAGGCAGCGCTAGCTAGCCCGCAGGAATATCCGCGAACGGGACAATGTTACCCGTAGCATGGCGGAAAATCCCTACCAAGATGTTATCGACTGGCTGCGCTCTGCCGAAGGTTGTGCCTGGTCAGAGGCCCGCATGAAGCTAGCGGCCTTCAACGCATGCCTGACGCCGGGTTCTATGAGCTGGCACCTCAACAGGTCGGACAGGATCACCAGCTACTACCCCATGTACATGGCCGGCGTACTGTCCGTCAAAGATGACCTGTCATGCGAACCCATGACTCAATTCGAAAGGGAGCTGAACCATGGAACCGATTCCGCAGCAGCGGACGGGAGAATATCCTCACACTCCGGTACGTGAGGATTTCCGCACGTCGCAGGTACCTCCCCGGCTGGCCGAGGACGGCGACCACATCCGCGAGTACAGCCCGGTCCTGCACGACAAGCCCGTACGGGAGTTCCCGGCTGTAGGGAGCACGGACGGCAAGGCGTTCGGTACGAACGTGCTACCCGAGCCGATCAGCGTGTCCCTGGAGAACGCGCGCTGGTACCTCGCCCTGGTCTACGGCATGGACGCGGCCGACTCGATGTGCATGAAGGCGATGACCACGGGCACGGTCGTCAACGGCGAAAGATTCAAAGTTACCGACACGCAGGCACGCACCCAGGGTAAGCTGTCCGTCACCACAGACAAGTCGCGCCCCGGCGCACTGGTGATCGTACCGCACATCCTCCGCCAGTCGGGAGCGAGGCGCAAGTGAGCTGGACATGGGCACTAGCAGTAGCCGCATTCTGGATTCTGTGCGGCGTTATCGCCTGGAGGCACTGGTGATCATCGTCGTATTCTTCATTATCATCATCGCAGCTCTGATGATATCCGCAATACCGCTGCTCAGGGCTCTCAGTAACAAGCTGGAAGACCGCCGCTGGAATACCGCTCACAAGTGGCACCAGGAGCGAAAGGCTAACTTCCGTGATCAGAAGTGAAGACCTGAAACAGTACCGGGAAATAGCTGAATGGCTGGAATCCGCAGAGGGCCGTAAATGGCTGTCTATGAACTTCAGGCCTATCAGGTATGGATGTGAGACCACAAACCAAAACCAGGGGACATACGGCTTTTTCAGCCTGAAAGAAGACAACGATGCTAGCGGATCGGGAAGCGACTTCAGCTCCTCTATGTGGTGGGGCAACCTTGCATGCGATTCGAAGCTGATAGCCCTTTATAAAGCCGGCAAGTACCCGGAACCGCTAGTCAGGTGATTCCCGAGTCGGTATTCCGCCGCATCGCAGACGAAAAACTGCGGGCTAGAAAACTGGCCCATGACAGGGCACGCGCCAAAAGGAAAAAAGAAAACGGGGGGAAAAATGGACAACGACAGCTTCCGGCCTGAGTACGCAGGAGACAACCAGAACAGCGCCTGGGTAAGGGCGATGATGGACAAGAAAGGATTCAAGATTGACCGCATCAAGCTAATCAAGCGCATGTCCGCAATATCGATCGGCTACATATTCTACGACATGATCCAAGACATCCGAGGAGAGTTCCCTGATGCCTAGCAAACGCACGCAGAAGAAAAACCACGTTACCTCTCCGAGCCACCTGGCTACTGTAGCGCTGCACGCGCTCGCTAACTACAAAGCCTCCGGGCTAGCCGCCAAAGGCGAAACCATGCACAAAGAGATCGCGGCGCGCATGGAACAGGTAGCCAGGACAAATACGTGGAAGGTGGATGCCTGACATGTATGCGGAAATACCGCAGTTCGGTAAAAATCAGAGCGCTATTTTCAGGATGCCGGACCTGAAATGCACAAATGAGGGTGATGCCAAGAACTGGCCGGCAATGCACGCGAAAGCCGGAACTGGAACGGTAGACGAAAGCCTATGGGGACGGAGAAAATGCCCTGTCCACTGCGAATACAGTGATTCCTCAACGTGGGTTAAGTGGGCTAAGTTCCGCGAACTTTATGCGACAACCGAAGATGAACATGCGCAAGCCGTATACATGAACTCGATGCTGGACTGCGTAACCGCACAGATACCTCCTCCTATTCCACCAGCAAAGCTAAAAACAAAAACAAAAACCTGGCACGACATCGACGGTAGGCCGCACAGTTACGAAGTAGAAAAGAAAGACCGAGACACCCAGGTAGCTATATTCCTCGCCTTTAGCCTAGCCGTGTGGGTAGGCCTGGCTGTATTCGGGCTGTGCACACTGGTTAGCGCCCTATAGGGGAATAAATCTCGCTCGCCGCGTGTTTAACCCCCCTGGACCAACGATCATGTAACCGCAACGAAAGGTAAATCCAATCATGAGTGACTACACTCAGCAGATGCCCGCTTACGATCCTCCGCCACCTCCGCAGCCCCCGAAAAAGCACCACCTATTCCGGTGGGTCGCTATCGGGGCGGCAAGCCTGATCATGCTTATCGTCGTGATCGTCCTGGCAACCGGCGGCGGAAAAACAGCCTCCAGTCAGACTGCTAAGTCATCTCCGGCCGCCACAAAGCCTATGGCCCCCGCAACGAAGCCGGCACCCGCAACGTCAGCTACTGCGAATCCGCTAACCGCCGTCTACGCTGACGTATGCAAGCTACGGAGTGCCGGCAGCAGCGAATCGGACATCATCAACCTGGTGAGCACGCAAGTCGGCAGCAACGGAGTTCTCGGGCAGAGCCCCCAGCAGATCGTGCGGAACGCCGAGAAGCAGGATTGCCCGCAGTACCTGCCTACCGCAAGCACCGCCCCGGCAATGACCGCGAGCCAGCAGCAAGCCGTACAGGCCGCACAGGGTTACCTCAACCTGGGCAGCGGATTCAGCCGGGCCGGACTTATCCAGCAGCTCACTTCTTCGAGCGGTGACGGATTCGCGAATGCAGACGCCGTGTTCGCGGTCAACTACCTCCACCCGGACTGGAATGCCCAGGCGGTAGACGCCGCAAAGGGGTACATGGCCATGGGCGGGTTCAGCCGGGCCAGCCTAATCCAGCAGCTCACCTCGCCCTACGGCGACCAGTTCACCCAAGCGCAGGCCGAGTACGCGGCGAACGCTGTCGGTCTCTAGAGAATGGGGGAAAAATGAGATCCGCAACAGAAACCGGCAGAACCGCCCTTGAAGCTAGGCGAGAAACCCGGCTCATCATCGACATGGAGGAAGCTTATGCGGCGAAGCTGAGCCGCAGCATCATGCGGGCGCTGACCGCCATCGACACCAAGCTGCCTCTAGAAGCACGGAAACAGCTAGTTAACACCGGCACGGTGGACAACCTGCTCTCCCTGAAGATGGCCATCGACGGCCTGTACGATGATCCGCTTTCCCTGAAAATGCCTATCGAGAGCCTGCATGAGGACCCAACCGCTCTCTAGGAATACAATCACCCGGCAGGGCGTTGCAGGCTATCGTAGCCTTCAGCGCCCTGCACACACTCTGGGAGAGGAAACATGGAGAAACTGATAGGAGTACTGGTCACCGCCGCAATAACCGCTGGGGTTATGTTCCTGGAAGCTCAGTGGATCGTCTGGGGCCTCAGCATGTACCACATCAACAGCGGCATCTGGCCGGTATACCTGATCGCTGCCGCAGTCGAAGGCATTATGGTTCTCGGCGTGGCCAGCGGAATCCGGGCGGCGAGGGACTAGCTGTGACCAGTCACGTCTCCCTGGAACCTACGGGAATTATCGGCAACGAGTGGACCGAAGCCTGCGCAACCGTGAACGGCGACTCGGGCTACCAAGAACTTTACCTAACCCCTTCTGAGATGCAGTCACTGTACCGCCAGCTCAAGATGTACTACGAGCAGGGAATCTGGAGCATCAAGGAAGAAGTGAATAATGCCTAACTTGCAGTTCATCATGTGCGAGGATGGCTCTTACCTCCACATCCGGAACATCACCCGCATGTGGGTAGCAGAAGACACGATCACCCGCCGTGGCGAGATCAAGGCTAGTATGATCGGGCCAGCGATGCCGTTCACGGTGGCTGAGTACGACACCAAGGACAGGGCCGCCCAGGCGCTGCTAGCCCTGGTAACCGAGATAGAAGGGGAAGACGAGTGAAGGATTTTCATGTCGGAGTCACTACCATGACGGACGGCACCAGGACCACGGCGGAAGCGGTTCTCACAACCGGCTGGCCGGTCGATCTTCTTACAGCAACTGGCACCGGCAGTTCAGGCCGTGAGCGCGGCGACAAGTTCGATGAAACTGTCGGTGACGACCTGGCTATCGCCCGCGCTCTGCGGTCACTGGCAGCCCGTCTGGAGCGCCGTGCACGCGGCAAGGTAAACCACGCCGAGTCGATCAAGGTTCACAAGGCTGAGATCGCCGCGAGGAAAGCCGCCGAGTACGAGCCGCCACAGACTGACGGCGAACCAAAATTTCCGACCATCTTCACCCAGTACGCCGAATCCATCAGGGAAGCTGCCGAATCCGTCAAGAGGGCTGCCGACCAGCCGGTAACCTTCGGAGACATTCTCTAAGGTCCTCCTCCCGCGCGGACGGCTCTGGGTTAACCTTTCACCCGGGGCAACAGGCAGCCTGCATCGGGTGGGGATTTTTGAACCCGTTTGGCTCTCCACGGAAGGCTGTCAACCGTCGCGCAGATGAAAAGAGAAAAAGAGGAAGTCCTAGTTAGCCACTAGGCAAGCGAAAAGCCCCGGTATAAGCACTGTGCTTATACCGGGGCTTTAGCCGTTGTCTACGGAAGTTTCGGCAGTGCCTGGGTAATGGCGTGCACGTCCTGTACGGTGCTCTGCACGTCCTTCACGGCGCTGGAGACATCCTGCTCAGCCTGGACCACGTTCCCGCCCCTGGCGTCCTTCACGGCCTTCTCTGCGGCATTCACGGCGGCCTCTCCATCGGACAGGACCGCCTTGACGCTGATGTTGGGAATCGAGTACACGCCGAGCGAGGTAACCACTGCAATCACCAGATACGCCCAGGACGGCGGCGAGGTCATGAGAATCGTAATGGCGGTAGCGACTACGCCTGCCGCCGCTGCGATGAACTTGAGGTAAGGCACATACGGCGCGAGAGCCGGCGGTACGATGACCGGGAAAATTTTCATACTGTTCTCCTGTAGAGGGCAGTACCGCAGGCGGTACCAGTAGTACCAGAGGAGGCCCTTGAAGCTTTCCATCTCAAGGGAGACCGTAGCTACCAATGCCATTATGAAGCTCACAGGCTGAGTTTACCAGCCGGGAACAAAACAGTAGCGGGAACGGTTATAGTAGATATGCAGGACAACCTGGAGCCCACCAGAAGAGGCGGGGTCCGCCGGACGCGGGTAGCTCAGACGCAGAGCGCTGCTCAGATGAAGCAGAGGACGGTACTTCGAATGTGCCCCCGCGTACTTAAATTCGCATGGAAAGAACCGCTGGGCCTGCCCGAGTGCCCCTACGTCATCCGGTGGAGGCTAGAGCTTTTCGGATTCTCCGTCCGCGTGCACCACTGGCTGTCGAATGATGACGACCGCGCCTTCCACGATCACCCGTGGTGGTTTCTAACCTTCGTGGTTAAAGGCGGCTACACCGACGAGAACCCTGACGGTCTCGATATCCTCGAAGCTCCGGCAGTACGGTTCCGCAAAGCCGAGCACCAGCACACTGTTCACCCGCACGAGGGTGGCTGCTGGACTTTGCTTATCACGGGCCGGCCAGTGCGTACCTGGGGATTCTGGGCGAACGGAAACAAGTTCGTCAAAGCTAACAAGTGGTTCCTGATTTACGGGCACCATCCGTGCAAATAGCAGTTTACCCGCAGGAAACAAAACAGTAATCTGAATTTGTGACCGCCGATCAGATCGGTGTACTTCTTGCCTACCCGCCGGGGACGGTAGTGCGAGACAGTAGCGGCTGCATATGGGGCAAGAAGTGGATGCTGTGGCAGCGTTTCGGCTCACTTGGCGACTACGACTCCGAGGCCCTTGTATGGCCCTGCGAAGTGCTGTGGAAGCCCCTTACGGATTAAGGGCAGTTGCCGCGAACTCAGGATCGAAATCAACCGAGGGCGTAGCCCAGGTACCAGCTGGGTACTCACCGCAGCCGCAGCCTTTGCAGTCGTACCCGTTTCTCTCGCAGCCGCAGAAGTCCGCACCGCAGCTCCAGCACGTATGATGCCAGTGCTCAAAGTCATCAGGCGCACTGTCGCATTTACGGTAAACGGACTTCAGCATCGCTGCCTACGAACCCGGCGCTACGTTAACAGCCCATACGTCAAGGTAGCTGTAGGTGCCTGAACAGCCCATGCGGCTGAACGGGAGCACGATCGACTGCACGGAACCCGGCAGGTAGACGCGAAGCGAAGTGGCCTGTTCGGGATGGCAGTTCGGGGAGGTGGAAACGCCGGCGTCGGAGTAGCTGAAGATGTCCGTAGCGGCCTGCCCTGGTGCCAGCAGTACCTCTGCTCCGGCCGGAGCCTGCCGGGTCGCGGAAGCGCCTGCCTGGGCACCTGCTGCCGTATCCAGGGAGATCCCCGGGTAACCGCCTGTCACGCAGGGAGCGCCTGAGAAGTTCTTGATGACCAGAGTCTGGTACAGCGTGCCTGCGGCACCGTTACTCATGGCGAGGGTTACCGAGGTGTTCTGCGGCGTGCACTGGGCGGTCACGGCAGCCGTACGGGACGGCGGCGGAACAACAACGGGTACGGCGGTAGTAGGAGCCATAGCAGCCTTAGTAGGCGTCATAGCGGCCTTAGTAGGAGCCATGGGAGGAGGTGCTGTCATGCTCGCAGGATGTGCTGGCGTCATCGCAGGAGTGCTGGTGACAGGCGTCGAAGGTGCCATAGCCGGGGTACTGGTTGCAGTCGTACACGCGGCAAGGCCGAGCAGCCCCAAAGCCGGGACGAGTAGCTTCACGTGCTTCATAATCCCTATCGTACTCGCTACCATTCCCGTCCTGCGTCCTCGTTAACCTCCGGGGTTATCCCTGCTCCCTGCTCCTGCCTCCGCGCGATCTTCCGGCGGCCGGCCTCCACCGACAGCGCGCCCCGGATGTTGTTGCAGTTGAGGCCGCACACGGGGCACCTGTTCTTCTGCTTTCCGGCCGATCCGTGCGCGGGCCGCAGGTTTTCCACGGTGTCGCCGCCGCCTTCGGCGTACTGGATAACGTGGTCGGCCTGCTGTGCGCCGGGATGGTAGCAGAGATGGCAGATGCCATTGTGAGCCGCTATGACGTTGGCTACGACCCTTTTCCACGCCGGGCCGCTAGGATGCCGCTGCTCGCGTTCGTAGCCCGCTGTCTTCTCGCCTATGTCCCTGGGAACGGGGGCAGGTGAAGGCGAAGAAGCCGGAGGCTTGCGGGCCTGCGGCTTCTTCGAACTCCTGGTGCTGTAGTTAGACGGCATTACGTGAAGATGCGAATCCACTGCACCTTGATGGTGCCGGGGTCCGGGTAATTGCCGTTGCACACGCTGCCGTTGTTGGCGGACTGGCAGGAGCCCGTGGAGTACGTGAACCAGTAACCGGGGTCGGTGCCGCCGTTCAGGACGTTAGACCCGTACACGCAGCCGTACTGGTGCCCGTCGAACCACACGCAGACCTCGCCCTGGCCAGCGCCGTGGCCGCCGTAGGAGATGTCTACGGTGTGCCAGCCCGAGGAGATGTTAGCCCCGGAAGGCCCGATCTGGAGCGGAGTCGCGTTCGCGTCGCAGCCATTGGAGTTGTTGCAGGTGGAGTAGCTGGCAGGACCGCTAGGGCCTTCATAGTGGTAGCTGGTGAAGCTGGTACCGGAGCCACCCTCCACGCTGTCGATCTCTCCGTCGGTCGGCCAGTTGTTCCCGTACATCCAGTAGCTGGCCCACTGAGACCAGTTCGAGTCGTACATGTACGTTTCGTACACGTAACCGTCAGTAGTCGGATAAGTGTGCGGCGACTGGAGGTCATTGCAGTCCCCGGACTGGCCGTTGGTCGTCAGGACCGCGTTCGTGCCGTCACTGCTCAGCTCACTGCGGTTCGGGTTCGAGCAGTTGCCGGGGTTGTTGGCACCCGGTCCCCAGCTGTAGATCTCAGGCCCGTTCTTCTGCGTGGCGAACGGGTGCCCCGACTGAAGCGGGACGGGCAGCGGGACGGGGTTAGCCGCGTGCGCTACGGGGGTGAAAGTGAGAGCAGCCGCCGCCGCCATCACGCCAGCGGCTGCAACTACCGCAGCACGCCACCGGGTCTTCATGCCTGTCTCCTCCTTGTCCGGGTTTAACCTGGTTCCAGCTACTACAGTAGCATTTCTCCGGCTGTCTGCCAGAAGTTGAAAAAATTAGAGAAAGTGTTGCAAGATGAGGGAATACCTGCGGCTTTGGCGTGGCTCTACCAAGGGAGCTACAACAACGGAGGGAGGTGAGCACAGATGACTACACCGGCACAACCAGAGAACACTGAGCAGCAGGAGCAGGCCAAGGCCGCAGACCTGCCGCAGCAGCGGCAGCAGGGGGACACCGGCAGTGAGGTCGGAACTGAGTCCGTGCAGATGCAGGGAAACGGGTACGGCAGCGACCCCCTGCCCCGGATCAAGGTACTCGGCCGCATGGAGGGCCAGATCGCAGTGCAGCTTGGCTGGCGGAAGGGCATGGTAGCGATATCGAATTCCCGGTTCCGCTTTTTGCGGGATGACCTCGGGATGAATATCCGCGATAATCCAGACGAATACCTGTTCTAGGCTCTCGGTTCAAAGTCGAATACGAGGAGGCGAAACGATGTCCAGACCCCAGCATCGAAAACCGCGCCGACGTAAACGCAGGAGGCGAACCGCGCCCCTTTGAAATGAAGGGGCACCCCACTAGCACGCAGGCAGGTTCACATGGCTGAGAAAAGCGTCATAGACCATGCCGCGACAAAAAGAGAAGCGATAGAACTGCGGGACATGTACATATCTCTAGCCGCCATAGAAGGAATAGAAGGATGGCTATTCGGGTACCAGAAGGACCCGGTAGCAGGCCCTAACGGCAGGCACGGATGGCAGATCTACGCAGTACCGCGAGATAAGTAAGAAAAGGAGGAATCCCGGTCTTGAACTTCGTTCATGGCCGGGATTTCCTAATGGTTGCCGTAAGGCCGGCGCGCGTCCCTGATCTTCTGCGCGAAGTCCACCGTATGCGAGGACGGAAGCGTGGTCTGGGAGATGTTGTCCTTATTGACCGGCCGGAAACTGCTTTCCAGGGCATCGTGAAGCTGGTCGCCGCCCGAGGGCGCTACGCCGTTCCTGGGGTCGCCGGGCGCGTAAGCGCTGGGAAGCCGGTGCTTCGTGTCTACAGTCGAAGCAGCGGCGTTCACCGCGTCCTGGGCTTCGAGATCGGCAAGCAAGGCCTCAGCCGCGCTAGTGGCCTTAGCCACTTCAGCCTTAGCCTGCTCTTTCTTCGCAAGCAGGTCCGCTAGCGGGTTGTTCATGTCCATAGCCGTGATTATAGATGACGGATAAGGAAAATGCCGAGCAGGACGGCGAGAACGACGATCAGCACTACTAGCCAGGTTGCCATAATTACCTCCTTCCGCCTTCCAGGGTACTACTTGCTCTGGCTCGTCAGAAAGACTCCGAGCAGAACGGTGACAATGACGATCAGAACGATAAGAAGCCAGGTTATCATAATCGCTATCTCGGCCTATTTCGGATTAAGGGGGGATTTTGAAATCGGGCAACTTTAAGTTTTTCGCATTTCTGCGAAAAACTTAAAGCTGTCGTCAGATTTACAGTCCCTTGTCAGCGAGCCACTTCTGGAGCGCCGTGACCAGGTACTTAGGCGTCGGCCACCACGAGGCGAGGAACCTGCGTGCCGCCTTGGCGAGAGCCAGCTCCGCAGCGTCCGGACCCACGGGTACAGGCGGCGGAACAGGAACCGGGGTAGGCGTAGGCGTCGGGGTAGGCGTGGGGGTAGGAGCGGGCGCGGGGAACGGGTTAGGCTGGCCGGTGAGCGACGCGAACTGCGCGCCGAGAGCCTGTGCGTCCACGCCTTCGGGGTCCTTGCCCGTGTTCGCGTTCACCCAGTCCTGGCTGACGACAGCCCACGCCTCGCCGCTGCTGCCGGCTACGTAGGTGTTCCAGAACGCGTAGGTCATCTTCTGCACCGCGCCCCAGGTGTACACGTACAGGTACGCGGCGTCGTATCCCGCCACGGACACGCAGTGACCGCCGTCGATCGGGGAACCCTGAACCACGTCCCACGGCTGGCCCGCGTTGAACTGGTCCATCGCGGACGCCGGGAACGGGAAGCCGATGTCGATGATGCCGAACTCGGAGATCGCGAGCTTCACGTCCGCCATGTTCCCGGGGTTAAGCTGAGCGAACGCGGCGATCTTGTGGGGACCGAGGCCGTTCTTGCGAAGGTCGTTCAGGCCGTCCTGGATTACCGTGCCCTGGTCGGTCGGGTTAGAACCGGGAGGGCCTGCGTTCGGGTTGAAGCCGGTAATGGCGCTGTACTCGGCAAGCGCGGCAGTCTCAGCGACTACGTACTCGGTGCCCTGCCCGAGGTTAGTCTGCTGCTCCACCATGTGGCCGTTGCTGGCCTCTACGCAGTCACCCCAGTCAGCATTGCCGAGCATTCCGATGTTGCGAAGCTGCGAGTAGTAGTCAACTGAGGCAGGGGCTGCTGCGCCTGCACGCCGGAAAGCGCTGAAGTAAAGCCGTGGCTGATGCGGATCGTTCGGCTTTACGCCTGGCTTGAATACGATGGCCATGGAAGTACTATACCACTAGATCGCAAGCCGCTTCTCGGTTAAGCAGCTTAACGCTAAGCACGTCAGCGAAGGTAGCGATGTACTTGCCGTCATCCAGACGGAAATCGGCTATCATGTGCGCGCCTTGTGTCGCCTGCGTCTCGTAGAAATCCGCTACTACCTCTTCGGCCTTGTAGTCCGCAGGCCCTGTCCTGTACGCGACTTCATAGCTGTGCATTTTATTATCCCTAACTCATTCACCCCTCATGGGTACGCCTACCACGATATCACTAAAAGCAAATCACGAGCTATCCGGCCACGCTTTGAATGGCTTGTCCAGGTCAGCGTCGATGTGCACGTTCCAGTCATCAGTGGAAAGCACATCCGTTTCCATGCACCTGCGCAGTACGGCGCTGGCCTCGTCTGCTTCCTCCCTGGGTACGAACGCAATGATCTGGTCGTGCACCGGGAGGATAGGCAGGTGGCCCCACCTCGAATGGCTCCAGACACGAATTCCGTCTACCAGAAGTTCACGTGCTGTTCCCTGAATGGCGTAGTTGCCTACGGCGTGCTCGCCCTTGCCTGAATAGATCTGGCGGCCTGAATAGGTCCGGTAAATCGCATAGCGCTTGCGGCCTTCCAGGTTCATGGAATAGTTCTCGCCGTGGCCGGAGTAGTCACGGTAGAGCAGGCTGCCCTGGGTGTACATCACGCGGAGCCAGTCGTCCCACGCCTTGTAGACGGGAGCGATCTCAGTGTCGAATACCCGGGCGATCTTAGCCGCGACATCGGAGTCGGGCTGACCGCCGAACAGCTTGCGGAAGATAACCGCCTTGGCCTGGTAGCGGTGCTCCTTGACGGCATCCTTCCCGAATGTCAGGTGAGCCGCCAGCCAGTGCAGGCCGGTATGGTACTTGCCGCACGAGCACGGGTCGCCGTCGCACGCGTAGCACCGGGAGCTGGTCTCTGCCTCGTAGAGCTGCCTGTCTCCCGACAAGCCTGCCGCGACGATGATCTCGCAGCCGCTGAAGTCGGCAGAAATGCCTATCATTTCAGTCTTCACGTCGCCTCTTTGCTGCATGAGGAATCGTAGAAGATACCCGGAATAGCATCTGTTCGAAAGCCCAGTCAGCATCTTCGCCGCGTACGAACTGCTCCCGGTAGTTAAGCCAGTCCTTGTGGCCGTCCCACCCGTTACCGGGGTCCATGTCAAAGGGAGAAACATACTCAGTTCGCATCAGTAATCCTGCTCCTCAGCCCAGCGGTACCAGCGAGAATGCCACCGTGAGCCGTTATTAAACCGGCCTCCTTTGGGGAGAATTATCCTAATCTGCCACGGGCCAACAGTTATGAACCACCCGTGAAATATATACCTGATCCCAGTCTTCACGCTGCCAGCACCACCCTCCACTTGCCGTTAACGAGTTCGATATCCATCAGGCCGGCTACGACGCATGCCCTGATGCCGCCGCGCCGCGAGAACTGCTGGCCGTTGGGACGTACGCAGGACATGCGGCCGGTGTCGGCGTTGATCGTGTAAACCGTGGGCCGCATTCTGCCGTCGCCGTTCACGCACAGGTTCTCCAAGGGCCGGAGAAGCAGGCTGAGCGTCGTAACATCGTGCCGGTAGGCCAGGATCTCCCTGGCTGTAACCGCATCGATACCGTCGCCCTGGATCTTGGCGAGGGACTTCTTGGCTGCGCTCGGCTCTCCTGTGTCCTCGCTGCGGTCAAGTACCGATGCGAGGTGCGGGTACAGCTCGATCAGGGCAGCGCCGACGCCGGGAGCGCTCGGGTTGACGACCTTGCCGTCAGTCAGGATCTCGGTGTTGCGCTGGTGCTCTGCTTTGCTGGCCTCGTGTTCCGCGATCTTCGCCTTGATGTGCTCGTAGTCCAGGGCGAAGCCGTCAAGGGCTACCCGGGCGCACGATGCCTGGACTTCCCTTTCGCGGTCAAGCACGGACTCAGGCACAGGGAGCGGGGGGAGCGCATCCAGTACGGCAGCCAGGTCCAGTACGTCACACCCGGCGTAGCGGATCATGGTCACCGCGAACTTGCTCACCATGTTCCAGCCGTTCTTCTCGGCAGGGGTGGAGCTGTCGGTGTTGATGTTGCAGCCGATCGCCTTGAAGAGAGCGTTCTTCTTCTTCTCGGCTTCAGGGCTTACGGCGTACTCGTGCAGCATGTCGCGGGCTAGGTCTTTCAGCCCGTTGGCTTCCGATCCTGCCAGGCGCGGGTCAGTCAGCTTCACGTACAGCACGCCGTCGTACATCTTGCCCCAGGCGGTATCCCAGTCGGTCAGGCCGGCCAGCACGAGCGGGATCAGGTCAGCGATGGCGGCGAACGCGTGCAGCTTCTCGGCTGAGGCCAGCGCCCACTTGACGATCATCCGCTGGGCCGCCGAGTCCGCGTCGAACACCACGGTCATGTCCCTGCCGCCCAGCTGGACCGTCCGCAGCTCGTACCGCTTGTCCCCTGTGTCGTAGCCGCTGTGCTCCACGTCCACGCCGAGCGCGCCCAGGTACTGGCTGACGATCTCGATGGCTGTGGGGTAGTCGATGTGCCTGACCGTGCCGTCGCGCAGTACGACAGCGGGCAGCTCGCAGTAACCTTCAGCGGCCTCGTCTATCTTCGCCTGCCGCTCGGCTTCCCTGGCCGCCAGTTTCTCTTGTGCCCTGCGGACGCGTGCCTCTTCCGACTTCCTGATCCGCTGCTCACGGGTAGACGCCCTCAGTGCCTTCTTGTAGCCCGCCTGAGATGCCTTCGCTCGCGCATCCTGCTTCGGCTTGCGCTTGGGTTTCGGTTTGGGCTTTTCTTCCAGCGCCATGGGCGTGTGTATGTCCAAGTGGCTGAGCGCTGCCTGCCTTGCGAGGACATCCTCGGTGCTCATGCCAGGGACTGTACCAGCCAGCGGGGGGCTTAGGAGGGCTATCGGAAAACTGGGTACATGGGCAGGGTTTTTCCCATTGAGTTCTGAGATCCCCTAGACCCCCTGTAACCCCCATAATCTCTATATCTCTCTCTCTCTTAGAATTAATAATAGTAGAAGTTACCCATATAGCCACTTCCTATGTAGTAAGGGATTGAGGCTCCCCAGCAGTCAGCCCAGTGGGTTACCCACATCTGCCTGCGCCCCTCCCCCTGGGCTGGTACCGTGGGCAGCATGAGCGGCTTCTCTTTTACCTGGCTCCGCTGGTACAACGACAGTGAGGGCGGCAAGATCGCCTGTGTCTCCGGAAGCTACGAAGATCTTGAATTCGGTTCCGTGTCCGACCGTGAGTTCCGTGCGGCCGGCAAGCCGCCTCACCCTGAGTTCGGTGAGTTCCAGTGGGGCATCGCCTGCTCCAGGACCAGCCGCACGATCGTCATCGACATCGACCACCCGGAAGAATGGGAGATCGGGAACACCTACATAGAACTTGGCGAGCTGTCCGAGATCGTTACCTCCGTTCGCGAGGACGGCGCGCGAGCGCACGTGGTGCTGACAGTTCCGGAAGAACTGCTGCACCTGTGGCCGAAGCAAGGGCCGACCGTGTGGGGCGACGTTAAGTCCAACGGCTTCTCGTATGTAGAAGGCCGTCACAAGTCAGGGCTGATGTACACGGCAGTAGGCAACGAGCCGGTTGAAGCGACAGCGGAAATTCTTGAGGCCCTTACCCGTGACCGCATCTTCCCCCAGTACGGGCGCGAAGGCACTGCGGGAACCGCCGGCCTGGCGGGCGCGTGGGAAGACGACGGTTACGAGATCACCTCGCACGACGAATGCCTTGCCGTGGTCTGCTCTATGGTGCGCGCGGGGCTTGACGAGTCATCGATTTACGAGCGCCTTGCGGTCATCATGCCTAACCGCGACGGCGAATGGCGCGGACGCGACGCCTACATTGCGGAGAAGATCCGCTCCGCGCAGGCGAAGTCAGAGAAATGGGACCGCGAGGAGATGGCCGTCTGGGAGAACTGGTCGGGCATGCCCTACGAGGAGCTGGCTGCTGAGGTACTTGCCCGCGAGGCGGAGAGGCTGCGGCCGAAGTCCGTCGAAGAGGTGCAGCACAAGGCAGCCGAGCTTGCCGAGCACGCGGTAGCGATCGGGGAGCCGCTAACCCGGCGGACTGTAGCCGAGCGCCTTAACCCGCCGGGTTACCCGTTCGAACCGCCAGCGGCCAACGACACTGTTCTCGGTAAGGTCGTGCGTGATTTTGCCGTGGTTAACTTCCGTCTTACCTCCGACGAAGGCTGCTGGCTGGAGAACACCGGCACCTACTGGGAGCGCTGGGGCACCAAGTCCGAGAGGCTGGAGCGCGCGGCGACGATCGTGATGGAGCTGGCTGGTTCCCTGAAGACAGAGGCCCAGCTTTCTGAAGAGCTTGAGGCGCAGGGCACGGCTGCCAGCCAGCAGGACATAGACAAAGACGCCGCCCGCAAGGAGAGGCTGATCAAGATCCGGGGTAAGTTCCTCGGTACGTCCGGCCAGAATGCCATCGGCAACGCACTCATCAAGTCGTTCCTCGCGGACGGCAGCTACAGCGTGAGGGTAAGCGACCTTGACACCGAGCCGGACGTGCTGTGGGCAGGCGGCCAGCCGTGGTCGCTCAGGTACCCGGCACTCAGGTTCGCTACCGATTTCGGCCCGGTTAACCCGGTGCACCTGAAGACAGCCCTGTGCGCTCCGTACCCCGGCCCCACGCCTGCGTTCGACCGGCTGCTGGAAGCGATCTGGCCAGACCCTGAGATAAGGGCGTGGGCACTGCGCGAGATGGCAGGCGTCCTGCTGTGGGGCGCTACCTCTAAGATGCACCCGGTGCTGGACGGGCCGCCGCAGGGAGGCAAGTCAACTTTTTCAGAAATCCTGTACAAGGTGCTCGGAAACTACGCGGTTAAGGTAACCCCGGACAAGATCCTCGGGAATGATTCCTCTTCCTCAGCAGAGGAAGAGATCGCGGCCATGATGGGGGCGCGCATGGTGTGGATGGACGAGCCTCCGCCCGCAGGCAAACAGGCGATCTCCCGGTTCAACGATCTTGCCTCCGGCACCGGAGACCTTTCCGCTTCGCGCAAGTACAGCAACCGGGTAAGCGCGCCCAAGCTGTTCAATTTCCTTATCTGCCAGAACCCGCGCAACGCACTGCGGATGGACGCGCAGGGTGTAGCCGAGCGGATTACGCACATTCCCTGCGACGGTACTCCGGCTACCACCAACGAGGCAAGGCTCAACTGGCTGAGAAACGGCAAGCCCGAGTACCCGGCCATTCTCGCGAAGCTGATCTACGAGTGCGCCATGTACCGTACCGACAACCGCTGGCCGGTCCCGCATGCCGTAGTCATGTCCAGGGATTCCGCACAGGTACGCAGCGACGAGTTCGGCGCGTGGCTCACGGAGAACTTCGACCTGTTCCCGGCTGACATCAAGACGACCGACAGCCGCCTGTCTAACAGCCCGACGCTGGGAATGCTCCGTACGCAGTACAACTCCCAGCACGCCGTCCCCAACGGGCTGCCGAGGATCGGCGCGAGTGAAGTCAAGGACCAGCTGGCAAGGCAGGATATCCGCTGGGCAACTACAGGCGTAGGCAACAGCCGGAGAAGCTTTGTCGTTTTCGTCCAGGCGAAGCCGGTCAACATGGTGATGAGGTAGGGTCCGGACATGGCCAAAGAGGAGTCCGCACTTCCTGACTGGTGCGACTATGTGTGCGACTGCTGCGGCAGGCCCACAAAAGGTACAGGCTGTTACGACCTAGATGACAACTGGTACGACAGGTGTGAAGGGTGCATGGGCTGCCGCGATCTTCATGAAGAATTTTCAGAACAGGGAATAGACAACGCAGAGTAGTGGTTCACACGGGTATGCGCATCAAATCACCCGAGGTAATCCTCACCGTCACAGAAGATCACTTTGCCAGAGCCGTCCCGGGCGACCCGTGCCACTGCACCATCGGAGAAGCGACCAAGGACGCACTGGACAAGCTCATTCCCGCACTGGAACTCAAGGACGTTGACGCATCTACGATCAGCGTTCACCCTGCCGACAAGGACGGCGAGCCCGTTGTCAGCGTCGGCTTCCTTGCCACCGACAATACCGGCACCGAGGTCAGCATCCGTTTCCTGCTAGAGCAGACGGCGGCCTTCAAGGTAGCGTACGTAACCGACAACCGGGCAGCTGCCGGCATGCGCCGGGCCGCGCGGAAGAACCCGTACGCCCTGCGGACATCGGAGTTCAAGATCCGCAAGCGCGACGCGCGCACCCGGCCGGACACCATGACCAACGTCACCGTGACGCCCGAGCGGCACATCGCCGGCCTTGCGTCCAACATCGCCCAGCGGGCCGGCTCGGCGGCGGAGGCGTCGGTGCGCACCGTGGAGAAGCTGGAGAGCAAGTCAAAAGAGGGCGTGCTGCCGTACAAGCTCACCCCGGCACTCAAGAAGCAGGCCCGCGCGGCGGCAGCGCTGTCGTTCGATCACAGGGGAAGCAAGCCGCGAGCTGCCAAGAACATCAAGGTCTACAAGAACAAGCGCTTCTACGGCGACTGAACAACCGGCGGACTGAGGCCCTTAACCGTCGTGGTTAAGGGCCTCAGCTGTAAGAGAGGGAAGCCAATGATCATCGTGCACTGCGGAGACGGCTCCGAGGAACAGTACGAGAACCTGGAGGAGCTGAAGCGCGAGCTTGAGATGTCCGCCAGCGAAGAGTACACGGAGACCGTGCTCAGCGGCCTGCGCCGCGATAAGCGGGTAGCCGTGCCGAACTCCCCCGGAGAGATAGACATATACGAGATCACAGACTGATGGTGCTCACCAGCAGCACCGGACCCAGGTGGGTAGGCCTGATCATCATGAGGCGGATGCTCGGTATCTTCTGCCGCTGCGAGCCAGAGCCGGTGATGTCTGAGCCCGCCGAGTGGACGCACTTCGACGGCAAGCCTCTCCTTCACCCCTTGCATCATCAAGACGACAGGTACCTGGACTGCCCGCCGAGGACTGTGGTGGCAGACTGGTACCTCCAGAACATCAGGTCGGGTCACTGGTACGAGTGCCGTCGCAAAATTCTTGCGGATGCGGAATAGATCCGCGACGCAGGGCGTTGGAGGGGATACGCGAGGCCGGGCGGCCTTCCCTCGCACCAGGGCGTGCGCTGCCCACCCCCCGCAGCCGCCCTTTGGTGCTAGCTGCCCGGCCTCGCCCCTCGCCCCTCGTTACTGCTATCCTCAGGGCGTATCCTGGAACAGGCGCTAACTAGAGAGGAAAGCATGACTCACTCCGATAAGGACTGGTCCGGTAAGAAATTCGGGGCTCCGTCTCCGTTCCTGCTTACCCGGTCATGGAGGCTAAAGCAGGGATTCAGTACTGCGAACGCGACCTCCAGTTTGCTAACTCTGCACGGGCAGGATGCCATTTCTCCTGCCGGCTGTACAAAGGGCCTGCCGGTTTACGCCGGCTACTACAACGGGTTTTTCACCAACATCGCTGCGTTCAAGGCTGACTTCCCGTCCGCGATCATCCTCTCGATCACCCCGAATGGCCGCCAGGGCGCTCGCTGCATCGACTGCGAGCCGGGCGACGCCACCGCCGCACAGGCAGCCCAGTTTGTCAAGGATAACCTCCCTCTTGCCCCGGCTGGCGGCAGGAACGACGGCGGCAAGCCGATCATCTACTGCTCCGCCGGAGACAGCCAGGCTGTCATCAACGCCGTGAGCGCGCTGGGCATCAGCCGTAGTCAGTGGATTCTGTGGTCGGCGCACTGGATCGGTCAGCACATCTGCTCGCCTTCCGGTTGCGGCTACCCGCAGGCTGACGCCACCCAGTACGCCAGCAACAACGCCTTCGACAGCGACCTGTTCTACTCCTACTGCTTTGGCACCGTTGCCCCTCCGTCGAATCCGACTCTCCCGCTGAAGCAGGGAGATGTTGACGTAACCCTCACGGGACCTGTGCACACCCTTCAGCGGAACATCAACAAGTGGATCTCGGCTTTCGGCGGCCAGCTCGGCATCAACCTCATGCTGACGGCAGACGGGAACTACGGGCCGCTTACAGCGGCAGCGGTTACCGCCGCCCAGGTCTTCCTCGGGCAGCGCGGGGTTACCGCAGGAGTATGCGACCAGGCCCTCTTCAATGACCTGGCAGCCGCTCCTCCCTTTCCCACTCCTCCGCCAGTACCTACGCCTCCGCCGCCCCCGGTCCCTGTTCCGACGCCCCCGCCGCCCGTGCCGTCAACCATGGCGGAAAAGGTAGCGAAGATGATGGCCGTGATGCAGTCCAAGGTGGGCGAAGGCTACACCGAGGTCAACCCCGACCGCTTCGGAACCACGGTGCCGCAGAAGTTCGACTGCTCAGGGCTTGTCTGGTACGCGGCTAACCAGGCCGGAATCCCGATGCCAGGCGGTCCTTCGAACATCGGGGCCGCGCTGGTTCCCTACGAGATGGAATGGGCAGGCAGCAAGCTGCCCGGCGCGGCGCTCATCCTTAACCCGGCTGACGTTCAGGCCGGAGACCTGGTTGCCTTTACCGGCGCTGGACCGGCTCCGTTCCCGGTGACCGTTGGCACCCACCTCTTCCCCGCCAACTTGTTCGGCCACATCGGCATGGCTGTGTCTGCCACGGAGTACGTCAGCGCGTACGACACCGCCGAGGGCGTCAAGGTCAAGCCGATCAGCGGCGACGTGTTCAACTGCGCGGTGCGCATGCAGGGCATCTCTCCGGTGCCCCCGCCTCCGGCGTCTCCCTTCCCGCTGAAGCAGGGCAGCACGGGCACGATGGTCAAGACCCTTCAGCAGAACCTGGTCAAGTGGGGCTTTGCCACCGCGATCCCGACGCTGTTCCCCGTGGACAGCAACTTCGGCCCGCTTACTACAGCTGCGGTCACCCTCGCACAGGCGCACTTCAAGAACACCGCTGCCAAGGGCGAGTGCGACCAGGCCCTGTACGGTGACCTTGCCGCAGCGCTGCCCCCTCCTTCTGCTCCCGCCTGGGGGTTCGCTGCCCCTCTTAACCTGAAGCTGCTGGCTGCGGGGCGGCACTCCGTCAAGTTCTCCTTCGCTCCGGCACCCCAGGTTCACCCCGGCGTCACCCGGTGGCAGGTAGCGGTCTGCAAGGGCAAGAAGCTCGGGCCGGTCATCGACACCTACCCGCGTTACGTGGACCTGGTTCCAGGGCAGCAGCTTTACACTCAGCAGTTCGGCGGCCTGAGTCCTGTCACTACCTACACCCTCGCCGTTCGCGCTCAGGGCGCGGAAGGCGCGCACTCCAGTGAGTGGGCAAGCTTCACCTTCACTACCCCGGCGTAAGCCGTAGCAAAAAGAAAGCTGGCTACCGTCACTGGTAGCCAGCTTTCCCTGTGTTTAAGCCCTGTGTCCTAATTGCCTGTTATACTCCGAAGCATGACTACGCCACCGTCCACTGAGGACACGGCAGTACCCCAGCCCAAGGTAAAGACTCGCCTGAAGGTTGAGCCCGAGGAGAATTCCCGCCTCGCCCTGCTCATGGCCCAGCTGCCCGAACTCGAAGTGCGGAAGCGCGAAGCGGAAGAGACCCTGGCTCAGCACAAGAAGGCTATTCAGCAGGAGATCGCCGCATTCACAGCCGCTAACGGCCTTGAGACTCCCGACGTGTTCGACATTCCCGCCGACCCTTACGGCGCGCACCCTGCTTATACCCTTTCCGCGAGGGAAGGTGCCTGGCGGGTTGACACCGAGTCGATGAAGAGCAAGGACCCCGCCACCTACGTCAAGTGGGCGAAGAAGGGCGAGCCTTACTGGGAACTCAAGCGCGTGCAGAAGAACAGGGTGCACCGTGGCATAAGGGGTTGCAGTGATTGACCTGTCAGAAGGCAATGAGCTAGTGATATGCATGATAGTTGAGGACACCGATGCCTAGGCCTAAGCGTGCTCAGTTCAGCGAGGAAGACCCGCGCCTCCGTCGTTTTGCAATCGAATTCGAAGTCAGCGTAGACGGAGAGAAGACCTTCACTGAGAAGGTATACGCACGGGACGAGCTGACTGCGGTAGCACGGGCAGCATGGTCCACAGCTCTCAAGGGATACGAAGTGCTTGCCGTGCGTTCAGTGATGGAGGCAAGCCGGTGACTAATCGCTGGTGGGATCGTAACGGCAATGCACACGACGAACCGTACACCGGGCCTATGAAGGGCCAGCACGCCGTAGTCCCGCGCCCTGAGCCGAAATCCCGCGAATGCCCTGCGTGCGATAAATGGAACCACTGGCACGACACCCCTGACGGCACGTGCGAAGACCCTCAGTGTGAATGCGCCTACCGCCCTAAGGACCACCGTGACTAACCCTATTTCCCTTGACGCCTGGTCCCAGCAGAATAAAGTCCAGTCTCCCGTACTCGCCATGAACGGGAACTCAGCATGGGCGCAGCGCTACAGTCAGGAACTCCGTGAAGTCGTTGTACGCTACGCCGACAGGCTCCCGCGAAATGTGCAGAGGCATCTTGGGCCAAGTGAACTGGGGCACCTATGCGACCGCCAGCTTGTCGGTAAGATGGCTGGAGTATCGCTTGGGTCCAGCGGCACTAATAATATGCACGACCCGTGGGCGTCTATTGTCGGTACAGCTATCCATGCGTTTCTCGAACAGGCTTTCAAGTGGGAAGCGGAGCGGCTGATAGAGGAAGTACGCGCTACCACTCCCCCTAACCGGCTCTTGAACATAGACGCCTCTATCCGCTGGTTCACGGAGAAACGCGTTACCCCCGACCCCGGCACGGTAAGTCCTCATCCCGGTACCGCTGACCTTTACGACGCCCAGACTTTCACGCTGAACGATCACAAGTGCCAGTCCGAGGGAGTCAGGGACAAGCTCCGCAGGCACGGTCCCCCTCACCACTATTACATGCAGATGCTCCTGTACGCGGTCGGCTACATGCACGAGGGTTTCCGCGTTGACCGTATCTGCCTGGTGTCCTGGCCGCGTACCCATTCCACGATGGACGACATGTACGTGTGGGAGCACGTGATCACTGCGGAGGACATGGCGGCGGTTGCGTACCTGATCGAGAAGACGCAGATCCGTGAGCAGCTTGCCGTATTCGTAGTCAACAAGGAGATGGACTTCTGGCAGATCCCGGCGACCCCGAGCGAAGCGGACTGCCAGTACTGCCCGTTCTTCCGCCCAGATGCCGCTGTCAACCCGAACGTCAAGGGATGCCCGGGAACAGCAGCAGCCAGGTAATTTCAACGCTAACCTTGGGAGCATGAAAAGCCTCAAGAAAAGGGCTGTCGCCGCCGGAGCAGGGTTCCTGCTTACGGCCGGCGGCATAGCTACTTTCGCGGCGATGCCCGCACATGCCACTACCTGTGCTCCAATTACGATCACTACGGGAGGTACATACTCCGGCTGCTACACCAGCACTGACGTAAACACCCCTGCCGTCACGATCAGCACCTCGGCTGCCGTGACCATCAGCGGCGCAACGATTACTTCTGCCGGGCTCGGCGTCGCGGGCGGCGCTTCCCCCAGGCCGAGCCTGACCGTCACCAACACGACGTTCACAGCTACCAGCCCGGGTAGCACTCCCGTTCACCAGCAGGCGGTTTACCTGGACAACCCGGCTGCCTTCAGCTTCACGCACAACGAGGTGGACGCCACGCAGGGCATTCTCGTCAACGGCGAGGGCTCGACGGTCAGCGGCTTCACGGTTGAGTACAACAACTTCACAGACATCGGCAAGTACAACCAGTCTGACTGGCTGGCCGGCGCGGTGCACACTGAGAACATCACCATTCCCGGGGGAGTGATCGACTGGAACCGCATTACCAGTCATTACGGCAGCTCCGTTTCGGAAGACGTATTCGGGCTGGTACAGACAAACGGTGCCAGCGGCAGCCCTGTAGACGTAAGCCACAACCTGGTTAACGGCGACTGGCCCTACTCGGGAGACGGCAGCAGCTTTTCGGGCGTCGCGTTCGACCTCGCGGACATCAGCGGCTCGTACATGAACGCGAACAACGACACGGCGGTTAACTACGCCGGGTCCGGGTTCGCCGCAGACACCGGCTCTAACATCACCTTCAGTAACGACACCGCGATCAGCGACGGCCTTGCCAACGACGGCACCACAAGGGTAAACGTTTCCTACGGAGACGGCTTCTCCACCTGGAACAACCCGTCCTACCCAACGTCTGGCCCCAACCTCTGGGTGGCTAACTCCACGTCCGGGCACCTGAGGTGGAACGGGTCCGCGTGGGAGCGCGCCGACTACTACCTGCCGGTGTGCAACCCCTCTACCGCCTGCACCGGGAACACGTCGCTGAGTCATGACCCGACTGCGACCGATGAGGCGAACGCGGTCAGCGCCTACGAGTCCTCGGTGACTACCGCCGGGGTAACGATCGGGCTCACCAGTTCACCGCTAGCTCCCGTGGTTAACACGACCGCCGCGACAGGCGTTACCAGCAGCGGTGCAACCCTTAACGGCAACGTCAACCCAGAGGGCCAGTCCACCACCTACCAGTTCCAGTACGGAACCACCACCAGCTACGGCAGCACGGCCCCCGCCTCACCGGGGAGCGCCGGATCAGGCAGCTCAGCAGTCAACGAATCCGCAGCGCTCACCGGGCTTGCTGCCTCCACCACCTACCACTACCGGCTGAACGCCACCAACGGCACGGGCACAACCAACGGGTCCGACCAGACGTTCACCACCTCTGCTGCCGGCACGTCAGTGGCGTTCGACGCGACGGGCGGCGGTAAGCACGCCAGCGCAACCAGCCTCTCGTGGACGCAGGTCGTAGGGTCCGGCACTAACCGGGCGATCGTCGCGGACTTCACCATCGGTGACAACAACGACGCCGGGTGCGCGCCGGTCGTAAAGGACGGCACGACATCCATGACGGAGATCACCGCCGTTCACACTGATAACCAGCACGCGGGCGTACTCACCGTCTGGGGACTCGCCAACCCGCCCAGCGGAACCAACACGATCAACGCGTCGGTTACCGGCTGCTCGGGAACTGTCCTGGAAGTTACCGGCGGGTCGGAGTCTTTCACCGGAGTTAACCAGACGACGCCTTTCGCCGGCCACGGCGTGAATTACGGCAGCGGGGCAACCACTTCGGTTACCGGCACCGCAGCCAGCTCCAGTGACCTGATGGGCGAGTTCGCGGCTAACGGATCAGCCGTTACCTCGGCCACGTCCCCGGTTGTCTCCAAGTTCATCGAGAACCAGGACACCAGCAGCGGAGCGGGCAACTCGGCGGGCGGCTACGCGCCTGCTACCGGATCGGCGCAGACGGCCAACTGGTCTGTCACGTCCGACTGGTGGGGCGCGGCTTACGTAGATATCGCGCACGCGTAGTCATACCTGGAGAAATAACTCCCTGATCAACGTTGATCAGGGAGTTATTTCTGTCAAGAGCATCTGTCCGGACAGTACGGCGGGGTAGCATGTGCGGCATGGAGTACACACCTGAGCCGGCCATCCGGCCGGACGGTCAGCCGGAAATACCATCCGGAAGTGGCCAGAAATACAGGGGCTACGTGCTGTGGCGCGTGCGCTTGCGGCAGGAATCCATGGAAGACCCGTGGCGTGCCTACGGTGAGCACAGCGGCGACGCATGGTTCAGTGGCAGCAGTTACGAAGACCTAACCGGGAAGATCGATTCGGCGTTCGCAGAACTGCCCGAACCTGTATACTAGGAGGTACCAGGCACAGGAAATAAAAGCGAAGTCCTGGCTGTTACTTTTACCAGCCGAGAAAATCATCCAGACAAATCAAGATCATCTTCCAGCGAGACAACAGAATGAGGCACCGTGTTTGACCAGAACGTATACGCGCAGCTCAACGCTATCGACCCCAACGCTGCTGCGCAGTACCTTATAGCCGCTACCCAGGCCGCCGCAGCTCCGGCTCCCGCCCCTGTTCCGGCTCCCGCTCCCCCTGTTTTCCAGCAGGGAGTTCCCCACGCCCAGGGTATTCAGCAGGGATTCCAGCAGGCGGCAGCCGTTCCCCCGCAGATCGCCGCACGCGGCACCCTCGAAGACTTCTTCAACCAGCCCACGGGTGGTGGCGGCCCTTCCGTAACCAGCAAGTTCTTCAACCAGAACAACAGGCCGCAGGGTTCCTGGCTCCAGATGACCGTCCTGGCCGACGTGACCAACGCGGACGTGCAGCACCAGAAGACCCCGCAGGGCGTTTTGCAGTATTTCAAGAAGAACGGGCAGGATGACCTCACCCGCCCCAAGCTCGTGCTCGTGGTCAAGGTCCAGGTCACCGGCTCCAGTGACGGCTCCCATACCCAGGTATTCCCTGACGGCATTGCCTCCCTGTGGCTCAAGAAGGGTCCGGTCACCGATAACCTCGTGCGTGCGATGACAGCCGCCGGAGATCCTTCCGGATATCCTAAGGCGGGTGCCCAGATGATCATGATATCGGCCGGGGAACAGGCATCCAGGACGGTCGGCTTCAACGCGACCAAGCTGTACGACTTCCAGTACGCAATGCCGGCAGGCAGCGTGGACCCTACTGCGGCCATTTCTGTCCCTGCTCCGGCCCCTGCGAGCCTGGTTGCTGCTCCGGCCGTCACGTCTGTGATGCAAATGGCTCCTGTCCCGCCTGCCGCACCTACGGTTTCTGCGCCTCCTGCGGCAGCTGCTCCTGTGCTGGCCCCGACGACGACCGCACCGTCCCTCACGACGCCTACTGCCCCTGCGGCTGCGCCGATTCCTGAGGTGGCCTTCACTCCCCCGCCGCCCCCGGCCCCGGCAATGAGCGACGAGAAGGCAGCTCTTCTCGCTAAGCTTCAGGGGATCAGCTAACCCCGGCGGTTAAAAGCTGAAGGTCCCGGCCTGTCACAACAATGTGAGATGACGCTCCCAGGGCCGGGGCCTTCTTCAATTCGACAAGCATTAAGGAGTCATCATGGTTGCTGCACTAATTCTCGCCGTCGCGGTACTCGCGTGGTGCCTGTTCGCGATCTTCGACATGTAAAGGAGTCATCATGCCAGTTCACGAGACCCGGCGCTTTGTTGCTGACTGCGACGAGTGCGATTGGGTCAGCGAACCGTGCGACTGGGAAGACCAGGCTGCTACCCTTCTCGATCAGCACATCAGAGAAAAGCATTAAGGAAGCATCATGCCCTGGTGGGGTACCGCTCTCATCGCATTCTTCTCAGTATTGACAATTGTCGGCGTGGCCATGATCCTGTGGTTCTTCTTTTTCCAGTTCGACAGGTTCTGACGGTGTGTTTATTTTCATCCTCATCCTGATAGCCGTACTCATCTGCATCGTCTGCGGCATCCTCGGAATATAACCTGTGCGTCAAGTGTTAGGAACTGCATGAACGACGGCCGGTACGACGTTGGAATCCTCACGGGGCGCGTAGGCTCCGAAGCCCAGATGAGGATCAGCGTCATCGGCGGCGACTGGCAGGTACGGGAGATCGGACAACTACTGCTGCCGGGCAAGTGCCAGCTCACCGCTATCCCCAAGAAAACCAAGGACGGCACCGGGGAGATGTCGCTGCCGCTCACCTGGGCGATGGTTACCCAGCTCGCGGCGCTCGCGGAACGGCATGGCTTCAAGTGGAGGCCGGAACCTGACCTCAACCTGTGGATCGCCGGCGAGTTCGAGCGCCGCTTCGCGGAGTACCAGAACCCTGAAGACCTGAAATTCGACCTGAGTACGATCGACCGTACCCCGATGCCCCACCAGCTGTCCGGCGCTTACGTCGGCGCGCTGAACAAGCGGTTCTTCTTCGGTGACGCAGCGGGTACAGGTAAAACCTTTACTGCTCTTCTGACGATCGCGGAGCTACAGGCGCGGGGCCTAGATCCCTTCCCCGTATTCGTAGTCGCTCCCGCCTCTGTCTGCGGCACCTGGATGGAAGAGATAGGCAAGTGCTTCCCCGGCTGGACGGTAGCCCGTTACCAGGGACCGAACCGCAGGAAGCTCAGCTCCCGCTACCAGGTGTACGTGATGAGCTGGCACGTCTTCCGGCAGGACATGCAGCCTCCCGAGCTAGGCGCGTGTGAGCGCTGCGGGTACCGGATCGAGTGGAACAGGCGGCTACAGAAGCAGTTCGATGAGGCAAAGGCCGGCGTCAAGGGCGCGAGGATGCCGCGTCACGAGGACTGCCCTAAGATCCTGCCGTCCAAGGGCTACAGCATCATACGGCCAATCGATTCCGAACGGCACGTGCTGCCCCCGCTGCTTGACTTCCTCGCCCCGAAGACCATCGTCATGGACGAGGCGCACGCACTCTGCAACACCACCACGAAGCAGTCAGGCGCGGCCGGGAAGATAGCGCGCGTAGTCGATTACGTGTTCCCCATGTCCGGCACCCCGATCACCCGTGACGTGAACGGCTTCTGGCGGGCCAGCACGGTACTGGACGTACGCAGCTTCCCCGACCAGGAGCGCTACGCCTACCGTTACTCCGACCGCACGCCCCGGGACTACGGCAAGCCTCACGTGGAAGGCCTGACGACAGTAAACCGCCAGGAGTTCTACACCATGATGCAGGGCACGATGCGGTACATCTCGAAACGGGATGTACTGAGCGATCTCCCTGACAAGACCTACAGCACCCGCGCCGTCGAAATCCCTGCTGCTTACCGCAAGGCCTACGACGAAATGGAAGCGGACATGCTGGCTCACATTCCGGATACGGATGAGCCGCTGCCTGTCATGTCCACTCTCGCCCAGATGCAGCGCCTAACCCAGATGGCCAGCTCCGCGTGCGATGTCGAAATCGAGATGGTGCTGGACGAAAAGGAAGGCAGCCTCACCTACGGCGAGATGATCCCGCACTACAAGGTGTCCATGCGCGAGCCGTGCTGGAAGATCGATGAGCTGATGCAGATCATGGAGGAGTCCGGCGGCGAGCCTATCCTGTGCTTCGCTCCGCACACCCAGCTGGTCAACTTGGCCGGGGCTCGCGCGGAGAAAGCAGGCTACCGCGTGGCCTATATAACCGGGCAGGTTAACGCGAAGAAGAAAGACGCCGCGCGCCACGCTTTTCAAGCGGGAGAGCTGGACTTGCTGTGCGCCAACGTGGTAGCCGGAGGCGTGGGCCTGACGCTCACGCGTTCCCACACCGCTGTCTTCCTTGAGTCCCCGCCGGCATTCTGGCAGCGCGACCAGGCTGAGGACAGGCTGCACCGTGCCGGGCAGACAGAGCCGGTGAGCATCATCGACATCGTGGCGGTGAACACGATCGAGTCACGGTGGCGCGAGCTGATGAAGAACAAGGCGGGCCAGCTGGGTGACCTGGTGCGCGATCCGCGCATCGTCCGGTCGTTCCTCGGCGGCCAGAAAATCTATATCTAGGAGGACCATGTTTCCAGTCCACGCCAAGTGCGTCACGTTCGACGCTGGCTACCAGCGAGAACGCGCGCAAGCCGCTGAAGTCCTGGAGCTAGGAAAGGTTTATACCATCCGGCAAATGGTAGTGGGCCAGTCTAGTTCGCACCTGGAGTTCTACGAGATCAAAGGCCAGTGGAACAGCTGTTTCTTCGATGCGTATTACTACAAGGAGGAAGATGAAGATGACCCGGTATGAGCACAGCGCCGACCTGGGATGGAAGGCTAACTGCGAAGGCGGCGTGCATGAGCTGATCTTCTGCTACGGCCTGCGAATGGAAGACCTTCCCAACGACATGCCGCCTCACATCAGGGCATTCATCAGGCAGCTCAACGCGGTCAGGCCGTCGCTTGAGGAAGTACGGAAGTACCTGGACAAGGCAGTGAACGAATACGACTACGGGAATGCTGATGTGCACGGCGGATAACGTCCGGCCCAAGTGGCGCGCGTTCGACTACGAAGCCAAGAGCAAGACAGGGCCGCCTTCGAAGCTAGACGGTGAGCTGGTATGGATCATCGACGGCGACGGCAACGCGGACCTGGGCTACTTCGACGGAGTAACTTTCTATCACTGGAGCGGCCACGACGACATCTCCGTAGAGTACTGGGCACCCGTGACATACCCCTCTCCTCCGGCGGCCACCCGTGGCTAAGGACGACAGGATCTTCAAGGTAACCAAGGCGAGCGGCAAGGTCCAGTACTGCAACCGCATCGCGGTGAGCGGCATGTTCGCCCACTGCAAGGGATCGCACGATCACACGGCTATCAGGGTGGAGGCGACCAACGCCGATGCTACCGAGGGCTGGACCGACGTGACGCTGGAGTTCGCCAGGCGCACCATCGTGACCGGATGCAGGCGGCACCGCTCGTACACGGGCACGCGCAAGCCCGGCTACCGCTGGTACAGCGACAAGCTGTGCACCTGCTGGAAGATCTACGGAAAACTGCACCCCGATTACCCGAAGCACAGCGGCTGGTGCGATAAGCCTGCGTCTGATCCCCAGCACTGCGACTGCAAGATGCTCGTAAAGATCCTCGGTTAACGGGAAAGTCACACCCTGCTCTGGGAAGATAAGATAGAGTAGCGGAGTTCACCCCGGAAGCAAAGCATTAAGGAAGGCAGGCAATGCTAAGTAAGAAATGGCTTTTCGCAGCCGGCGCAGCCGTGCTCGCGGGCGGGCTTTCGCTCAGCGCCACGGCGAACGCGGCCGTTACCTCCACCGTGACTTACAGCAACGCAGGCACTAACGCGGTCGCAGGATGGTTCGCGCACTCGCTTAACCAGGTGGCTTTCACCCACGAGAACAGCTACATCGGCAGCTCGGGTAACAGCAGCCTGAGCAACCTGCCGGTAAGCACCCCGATGAACGTGCTCGGAGGCGTGGGCCTGGGCCTCTGCGACGAAGCCACGGGGCAGGCAGCACAGATCGGTGACATCAACATCGGGAACGGGCTGGTGGACGTTGTAGCCGCTACTGGCACCTTCGGTCCTGCAATCCAGAACGGCAACCCGTGCGAGAACGGCGTGGTTAACCCGATGGGCGCGACTAACGCCATGGGCAACCTCTCTTTCAAGGCTCTGCTGACCAACGTGCCGGTGAACGACACGGTGGACGTTGACATGAAGTCGAACCCGTTCCACGCCTTCAGCGGCAACCCGGCGGACAGCGTGTCCTTCCAGGCGACTGACCTGAACCACCCGGCCATGGTGGGCTCCTTCGTCTCGCCGGCGTTCACGGGCGCTGTCTTCACCGAGACGGACGCGGGCGTTATCTCCGACACCGCCAAGGCTCCTGCCATCACGGGCACCCCGGTCCCGGCGTCTGACGCAGGCTCGCTCAGCCATTCGGCACCGAACGAGCTGGTGCGGTTCGCGCACGTGAAGGTCAGCGCCAACGACTACGGAAACCACGGCAACGTCAGCCACGGCAACGCAGGTGCGCCGTTGCAGGCGGCTAACACCGACTGGAACGCGTCCCCGGTGGTATCGACGCAGGACGGTACCTCCACGGGTGCCCTGTACCTTGACGTGTCGAACTTCGGAGCCGACAACTTCTACATCAAGGGCGGCGTAGGCATCGTCTAGAAACCTCCGGCTGACCGGGGAATACATCCGGCAGCCAGGAAGTTGTACGAAACGATGCACCCCGTGCCACTAAAATGGTGTAGGGTACACTCATAGGCAGCGAGCCGGAAGACTATCGGTTATCACTTCGCAGATTCCCCCGGTAGTCACACACACGTTCGCACGCCTCCCAACTCAATAGCTTCACGGCGAGCCGGACGGCCAATCGGTTATCAATGGTTCGATTCCACTGCCAGGCACCCCGCAAGGGCAAAGCCAGGCCTGCATAGGGCAGAAAGCTCCCCCACCAGGGAGCCGACCCGGTTGCCAATCACATGTTCGCCGTGCTACAACTAAATACTTCAAGACGAGCCGGATGCAATCGGTTATCTTCGGAACTGAAGGACGGGGGTTCGAATCCCTCTCCTGGGATAATTCCCGGGGTAGCTCAGCGGATGGAGCAGCAGTATAAATACCCGGTGCAGAACACACGTTCGTCTTGCTCAGCCAGGTTAAAGCCCTGGTGAGCCGGACAGGCAATCGGTTATCTTTCTCAGCAAAAGAAAATGCGGGTTTGAATCCCGCCTGTTCCCCTCGGGGAGCGGAGTGCGACGCATGATAAAAGCACACTTCCCGGTTCCTACAACACGCTCACCAGGGCTTTACCTATGCCCGGCCAGATTGAAAGAGGAGACACAGATGAACGACGCACTCTCCGGCATCCGCACGAGGAATACGGTCACGCCCCAGACGGAGAAGGTTTTCGGCCGCGATGACCAGGTTCAGAACAACGCGGGCGGCTACGTGTTCGAGGTCGCAGGGGAAGACCGGATGAAGCGGTTCCTCACCCTCGGCACGGACGGCGGCACGTACTACCAGAAGGAGCAGGAGTACACCCGGCAGAACGCGGCGTTCGTTATCGACTTCGCCAAGAACAACGGCGCTCGCCTGGTTACGCTGATCAGGGACATCTCCGTAGCCGGCCGTGCGCCGCGCCAGAACCCCGCGCTGTTCGCGCTCGCGGCTGTGTTCGCGTTCGGGTCGGACAACGACAAGCGTTACGCGCGAACAGTGTTCAACGACATCGTTCGCACCGGCACGCACCTGTTCATCTTCGTTGAATACGCCGAGCACCTTCGCGGCTGGGGCCGGTCGGTCAAGAAGGCCGTGGCAAGCTGGTACCTGAACAAGAACACCCGTGACCTGTCGTACCAGATGATCAAGTACCGCCAGCGCCAGGACTGGACGCACCGCGACGTGCTCCGCACGGTTCACCCGAAGACCACGGACACAGACAAGCGCGCCCTGTTCGACTGGGCCTGCGGCCGAGACGGCAGTGTGTTCCGTGGCGGCGACGGTATCCCCGTGTTCCCTGAGTGGGCGCACCCGTTCTACATCGTGCAGGGCCTCGCCAAGATGCCCGCTGCGAAGAAGAGCGTTTACGCCGACGTGATCCGCGAGTTCCCCGGCCTGCCGTGGGAGGCCCTGCCCGACATCGCGCTGACCTACCCGGAAACCTGGGAGGCGCTGATCGACCAGGGGATGCCCATCACCGCCCTGATCCGCCAGCTCCCCCGGCTGACGAACCTCGGCCTGACCAAGGGCGCGACGCTGGACAAGATCATCAACCAGCTGACCGACGAAGACAAGCTCCGCAAGGGCCGTGTTCACCCGGTCAAGCTCCTGTACGCCCTCAAGACGTACGCTCTCGGGCACAGCATCAAGGGCGACAGCACGTGGACGCCGAGCACCCGGATCACGGACACGCTGGACCAGTCGTTCTACACGTCCTTCGGGACCGTGGAGCCGGCCGGGATGCGCACGCTGATCGGCATGGACGTGTCCAGTTCGATGCGCAGCGCTGCACCGGGCGGCGTAGTCAGCTGCGCGGAAGGCGCGATGGCCATGGCCATGGTCACGATGGCAACCGAGCCGGACTACGAGGTCATGGGATTCGCTGACACGTTCCGTCACCTGGCCGTCTCGCCGCGCCGCCGCCTGGACGACAACCTGAGCACCATCCGGGGCATCAACTTCGGTCGTACGGACTGCTCCCTGCCGATGCGCTGGGCTCTCCAGAACAAGGCTGAGTACGACACGTTCATCGTCTCCACCGACAACGAGACGTACGCAGGCAGCGTGCACCCGTTCGAGTCCCTGCGCCAGTACCGGCAGAAGACGGGGATCGACGCGAAGCTGATCGTGGTGGGCATGACCTCCACGGGCTTCACGATCGCTGACCCGGCCGATTCCGGCATGCTGGACGTAGCCGGCTTCGACGCGGACACCCCGAATATCATTTCCGGGTTCTCCCGGGGCGACTTCAGCTAGACTGTTGACCTGCGGCAACCCCCTGGCGATCAGTCGCCGGGGGGTTGCTAGCACTCTATGGCTGGTAATACAAGAGGTAGCTGCCCGTACCAGGACCGCGCATCATAGGATGTACATCCCTGATGAAGCCACCGAGGAGCCCCCTGTGTCTGCTGCTGTACCGTTTGGTCCTACCGGAGAAGTTGTCTACAACAGGACGTACGCAAGGGACAAGGAGGACGGCAGCAGGGAAACCTGGCCCGAGACTGTGCGAAGGGTAGCACGCGGCAACCTGGCCCTTGTCTACGGGCAGCCGGAAAAAGACTGGACCTGGCCGGACGAAGTATGGGACGAGTACAACCGGCTCTGCCATTACATGAACCAGTTTGCGATCATTCCGGCCGGACGGCACCTGTGGGCTACAGGAGTATCGGAACGCCAGCACCTGTTCAACTGTCACGTAGCCGGCTGGGGCAATTCGCTCTCCGACCATTTCCGTTTCAGTTTCCTGCGGCTGATGGAAGGCGGCGGCGTCGGCTCCAACTACTCCGGCAGGTACACCGGCAGGTACGGTGCTCCTGTCTGCCAGGTCCAGCCGCATGTCATCTGCGATTCAGCGCACGCGGACATGGCCGAGCTTCACCCATATCTGAGTGACAAGTTCATCGCTGAGAGCTACCCCGACCTTGAGGTAGAGGACAGCCGTGAAGGCTGGGCAGACGCCCTGTGCGATCTCATCGATACCTTTTACGGAAAAGAAGAGTCGTGTGTTGCAGGCAGCAGTGACGTGATCTACGACGTGTCCGGGGTCCGTCCGAGCGGGTCTCCGCTACTTACCTTCGGGGGTACTGCCAGCGGTCCTGCTCCTCTCGCGCGCATGCTGCTGGAAGTAGCGACGATTCTCAACAGGTCGTTCGACAAGCGCGAGTTCACGCCACTAGATGCCATGGAGATCGAGCACGCGATAGCAGAATGTGTTGTCTCTGGGGGGAATCGCAGGTCGGCGCGCATGTCCATTGTCCGCTGGGACGACCCTCATATTTTTAATTTCCTGGAGTGCAAGAAGATTCCAGGGCTGCACTGGACCACCAATATCTCCGTAGAAATAGACGATGAGTTCCTCGCGTCCTTGAAGGGACCGGGCAGTACTACGAATTCTATGCAGTATCAGGCGCATGCGGTTCACGCCATGGTTGTCAAGGGAATGCTGGCTAATGGCGAGCCGGGCTACTGGAATTCCTCGCTTAGCCAGAAAGGTGAAATCGGGGAAATAATAGCGACCAACCCGTGCGGCGAAATCCCGCTGGAAGCATGGGAGAACTGCAACCTCGGCCACGTCAACATGGACTATTTCTGGGATAAAACGCGGGAGGAAATGTTTGAGGCCCACCGGCTGATGACCCGTTTTCTCATCCGTGCCACCTACGGCGACGTGAATGACGACGGCCAGCGGGCCAAGCTCGCCAGGAACCGCAGGATCGGACTAGGCCACCTCGGCGTGCAGGGATACTGGGCCAAGCGCGGCGTCAGGTACAGTGACATTCCGGCCTACGCTCCGAAGGAACTCAGGGAGCTGTACGTCAAGGTGCGCCAGGAGGCCCGTGAGTACGCCTTCAAGCTCCGTATCCCCGAGCCGGTAAAGGTGACCACCGTCGCCCCTACAGGGTCCGTAGCGAAGCTCCCAGGGGTCTCTGAGGGCATCCACCCGATCTACGCCAGGTACTTCGAGCGCCGCGTTCGTTTTTCCAAGCGCGACGACGCCCAGTTCCAGACCGTGATGGAAGCAATGAGCAAGGGATTCACGGTGGAAGACGACGTATATGACATGTCGGGAATGACTGCCGTAGTCGTTTACCCTACCGAGGACATCCTGCTCAGCCAGGTGCGGTCGCTCGGATTTCCTGATGACGTGGTGGAGAGCACGGAAGACCTGTCTGTCTCGGACATGCTTAACGTCCAGAGGGTTTATCAGGAATGCTGGGCAGACAACGCGGTCAGCTACACGGTAAACATTCCCGAGGGCAGCATGTCCGAGCCGGAGCTGTACAGCATCCTGGCGGCTTACCTGCCTTACCTGAAGGGAACGACAATCATGGTGGATGCAAGCAGGCCACAGGCCCCGTACACTCGCATTACCCGCGAGCAGTACGAGGCAGCGGTAGCCACCGCGATCGAAGACGGCACCAACGAGGAATGTTCCTCAGGTGCCTGCCCGATTAGGTAATCCTGTAAGGTGAGAACGTGACTAATCTTCCTGTTATGGGCTTCAACACCTGGTATGCCTTCCGCGCCGCGATCAGCGAGCAGCTTGTCCTCACCCAGGCTCAGGCTCTCGTAAGCAGCGGCCTGTCTGCTGCCGGCTACACGTACTTCAACCTGGACGACGGGTGGGCCAGCGCGGCACGCGCAGCGGACGGCACCCTCCAGCCCGACCCGGCCAAGTTCCCCAGCGGCATGCCCTGGCTCGCTGCCCAGCTCCACGGGCTCGGGCTGAAGATGGGCATCTACACGTCGATCGGCACCCAGACCTGCCAGCATCTCACCGGCAGCGGCGGCCACTACGCCCTTGACGCGCAGACCTTCGCTAACTGGGGCATCGACCTGGTGAAAGTGGACCTGTGCGGGGGACTGCCGTCCTACACCAACCAGGACACGCTGACGGAGGACTACCGGCTCTTCGGCCAGGCGCTTCGGGACTTCAACCCGTCAGTCGTGTACTCGCAGGAGCTTCCGGTCTACCAGATGGGAAAGACAGGCTTCCTGAAGACCGTGCAGGACTCAGCCGGCTTCGCGAACATGTGGCGCGTCGCCCCTGACGAGTACCCGCTGACCCAGGCGAACGCCTACCCGGCCATGCAGAGCGCGCTCGCCGCCGACCTGCACCTGCACGGGTACGCGGGTCCGGGGCACTGGAACGACCTGGACATGGTTGCGCCCGGCTATCCCGGCATCAGCGGGTGGACCGTCCAGGATCTCCGGAACCAGCTCGCGGTGTGGGCGATGGAGGCAAGCCCGCTGCTTATCTCGGCTGACCTGACCGCGCTGCCCGCCGCTGCGGTAGCCGACCTGTCCAACCAGCACCTCATTGCGATCGACCAGAGCGGCCAGCAGTGCGGTTACTCCGTAACGGTGGGAAACATCCAGGCTCTCGTGAAGCCCGATCCGCTCGGCGGGCAGGCCGTCTGCTTCGTGAACATGGGCTCGGGGGCCGCGTCGGCGCTGTTCACCCTGGACCAGCTCAACATCAGCACCCCGACCGCCACGGCTACGGACGTGTGGGCAGGGACTACGGGAGGGGCGTTCTCAGCGGCGAGCATCAACTTGTCCGCGTCCCAGACCCGGCTGCTTCAGATCAATCCTGTCTAGTTTTAGGTAGTTTGGGTAGTTCTTTAGGTAGTTAGAGGACTGCTACGAGGATAGTGACTACCAGACCGATAGCGATAACCGCGAGGGCGATCCACTGGCCGGCCAGAGCCATGGACCGCTGGCGGCTATCGGTCTGGTGGGAGCTACCCTCATCGTGCCCCTGGCCCAGGTCAAGGCGCGAAGTAAGCCGTAGTTCCAGGGCGTTAAGGCGTGCTCCGAGAACATCAATCTTGTCGGCTAGCGCCTGTAGCTGAGCATTGTGCTCGGTGCGGCTGACAAGGGTGGCGGCCTGGTCGGATAGCTGGCCACGGAATTCGTTCACCGCAGCAAACCTGTCCTTAGCCGCCGCCTCTGCCTTTGCCGCTGCTTCCTTTGCCGCAGCCAGGGCAGCCTGTACAGCCTTGTCGGCCGCGTCGAACGCAGTTTTCATAGCGGTCTGCTGGGCTACGAATGCCGCGTCGGTTGCCTTTGTCTGCGTCTGGTAGCGCTCGTTTAGCATCTTCTCCAGGTTGTCTATTCGCTGCTCAATGAATGCCTGGAGAGTACTGAACGTCCATTTATGATTGTTCCTCATAAACCGGAGCGTACGCTAGGCGGGTTTCTTCGGCCAGCCTGTGCCGGACTTCCTGCCGATCAGGGCGGCAGCTTTCCACACGCCCTCGTACCAGGGGAAGCCGATGCACGGTACCTGAAGTTCATCATCGTCTATGCCGTCGCCGGTCCTGCACACATAGCAGTGGGAATAGCTGCACCCTTCGCAGGTTTCCATGCAGTGCCGGTCGTCACCCCAGTCATTGTCCCTCATCTTGTGCGAAGGATGGATCTTACTTTTCTCCATATTTTTCCCGTTCTTCGGTAGTCATCTTCCGGCCGACGTGCCAGAAAAAACAGAACGGGCACGGGTAGGGCTCTACACGGTTCTTCTCTCCGGCCAGTACTGCCGGCCGCCGGTTTAGATTGAGCGCGTGCCGTTCCGCCTTGCGCTCCTCCTCGTGACGAATCTTATTCCCGCACGCACTCTCCTCTCCGGCCGCCCGTGCCGCGCGATAGTGCATGAGTACTTCTTTCGGGTCCATTACTCTTTCACCTGTCCGTTTATCTTCTCTCCGGACAGCACGAGGCGCTGAGTTGTTTTGCGGATATCCTCGGTCAGCTTATGCCGTGCGTCCGTCATGTACCCGACTGCATTGTTCAGGGCGTCGGCTTCCAGTTCGGTCAGAGGGGTGCGGGAGTCCAGGTCCACGACGATCATATGACCAGGTATCTGCGGGTGGGGATAGTGCCGGGGGTCCATTTACAGATCCTCTCCTGTAAGCCGCTTGAGCAGGCAGGCTTTCTCTTGCAGGTGTACTAGAACGGCATTTCTATCGACAGGCTCTTCCGGGTCGTCTTCAGGCACGAACGCCTGTCGGCAGATACCGCACAGGATAGGCGGAACACCGTGGTCCTGTAGCTTCTTGCTGAACTTCTTGGTCCAGGTCAGCTCGTTTTCTCCCTCGGGGCACTGGCAGAACGCCTTGACCGATGCCTTCCGGGGAGCGGCAGTTTCCTGCTCGCGCGCCGCGACGAAGTTCTTGCATGCCTCGCCCAGCTGCTTGATCTCGTAGTCGTAGACCTCGGCAGTCCTCTTGGTGATGGAGCAGTCAGAGTAGCCGAGCGCCGGGCCTCCCGAGGACTCAGGGCCTTCCAGCCCTAGTTCCTCGGCTAGCTTGACGAAGACCTTGTTATGGTAGCGGTTCTTGTTGGATGTGTCCTTCAGTCCCCGGACTACGGCGAGCGCGTGCGCGGCCTCGTGGAGCATTGTCTGCATTACTGCCTCGGGACCCTCGGCTAGCCGCTCGCCGGACACCCACACCTCTGCCTGACGGCCTTCGTGACCGTCCACGTGCCAGGTCTCCCGGCAGTGCTGGCCCCGGATGTTGCCCTCGGACTTGTGGCGGCGGCGGCCTGTGACGATCATCACGGCCGGGACTTCGGGATGGTTGCGCTGGATGGCCTGCCAGGCCCGGTTCATGACGGTGATGATGTGCGTTGTGCTGGTCATGCTAGCTGGAACGCCTAACCCCCGGGGTTAATTCCCCGGCTTTCGATGATGTTCAAGATTGTCATCTGCTGTTCGGTCATGGTGTGGATGGCCGTAGTCAGGTCCAGGTTGACCTTGAGCTGCTGGCTCTGGCTGAGGGCCAGTTCCTCGCGGTGGCGGGCGTCTGCTTCCTCGCTGGCCTTGTCGCGGTCAGCCTGCCGTGTCTGCGCGAGCAGGATCATGGGCGCGGCGTAAGCGGACTGGGTAGAAAACGTGAGGTTGAGCAGGATGAACGGGTACGGGTCCCAGTGATGCACCACGGCAGTCACATTGAGGATAATCCAGCAGATTACGATGGCCGTCTGGATGCCGATGAACTTCGGGGTGCCCAGGAACCGGGCTACCTTTTCCGCTACCCGCCCGAACGTGTCATTGCCGAACGTTCCGTGCTTGTCCTTGTGACCACGGTGGTACCTTAGCGGGTCCCTCATGAGATCCTGCGCTTAACCCGGTTGGTTAGCAGCTTTACCCAGCCGGGGTTCTTGCGGATCATGTTCGTGACCATCTTGGCGTACTGACGGTCAGAGTCGTTTTCCATTTCGGCTTCCAGTCCCAGCAGCCAGGTCTCCACGTCTTTCTGAAGCTGTTCTGCGGTAACCACGGCTTCTGTGTTGTCCTCAGCCGTGCGAATCCACAGTTCTGCTTCTTCTGCTTTACGGTACGCAGGAGCGAAGTCCTTGATCAGGGCTTCGGTAAGCATGGTCACGATCGGCTTTAGCTTGCTCATCACCGTGCCGTCAGTGTTCTTGTTTTCCTCCATGCTTACCTCCTCCCCTTGGGAATTCTATCAGCCGGGTTTACGGGATGATGTGATAGGCCTGCGTGCAGTTTCGGGGGGCATTGTGCTGGGCTACGTAAGCTTCGTACTCAGCGGCTGCTTTCTGTACCTTCGCACTAGGATGCGGGCCTTCGAGAAGAAATGTCAGCCTGTCTATCGTCACAATCGTGCCCGTTGCCCGGTCATTGCCAGCCTGACACGAGGAAACTGCCTGCTGGTGGAGCTGAAGGCCGAGCAGGATGGTAGCTGCGGCAACGATGCTGAGAATTATATTCCATGCTGTTTTCCTGCGCGCCGCAGTACGGCCTTTCTTAACTTCATCCTGAAGATCGGCTATTGCCTTTTCAGCGGCAAGCATGAAATTCGCTTCTGGATTACTCATTACTTACCCTCCCTTTTTAGCTTGTGCGCAACCGACCTGTGCGCAGCGTGTCCGAGCAATGCTATCCTAGCAGGATCTACCATATCTATTGTACTAAGGAGGATAGCAGCAAGGGTATGCTCGCCAGGGTACACGGGAAATTCAAGGTCTGGGCCTTCTGGCTCGTAATTGCGGATCTGCACCAGGATTTTCTTCAGTTCAATGCGCTCGCTGTCGGTAAGCACGCCTTCCATGAACGCTTCTAGCAGGTCGTCAATGCGCTGACGGCGGGGATCAGGCTGGTGCAGCCCCTTCGCTGAGTTCATAGCCAGTGCCTCCAGGCTAGCCCAGTACATGTCTACTTTTACGCCCATCTTGGTAACAGTGTCATTAGACTGGCGCTGATCCTGGGCAATATCCTTCAGCAGTTCTTCGATCCTGTTCAGCCTGTCGCCCGTCTGGGTAAGCCTGACCGAATGATCGCTGACAGCGGCTTTAATAGGCTCGCTTTCCTGCTGGATAATAGTCTTTACCGTATGACTGAGCTTTCCGCTGATCCGGTCGCTGTGATTTTCGCGCCACTGGATATAAGCGACTACCAAGCCTATAATCGTAGCGACTGCAAGGATGACTGCCGAAATGGTTGCCGGGTCCACCAGCCTGCCTCCTTGCTGTAGACATAGATATCTTCTTCAGTCTACGAGACAGGACCGTTGTCGTCATTAGGAGAGCCGGCGTGTACTGGCCTTCTTTCGCCGGATTCGCGCAGCTTTGTTCAACCCTATTTTCCGGCATAGCGGCTTGTCGTACTTTTGCCGTGAACCAGGCGCACGGTAAAACCAGGTACCGCAGACGGGGCAGCAGGTATTAACTTCGTTGTTCACGCCAGCGGATCTCGCTCCTTTCCGTCTCGCACTGCAAGGTACAGCACGTGCTTGCCTGCGGCTCGTGCGTCCCTGAACTTCGGCCCGAGCGGGAACCCCGATTTCTCCAGCCGCTTCTCAGTAGCCCAGCCAAATACATCGGTAGCCCTGCGCGCAACTACGTAAACAGGAGTACTGCGGCGGCAGTTCGCTCTGGCGATCGGTTCAACCTGGTCAGCGATTCTTCGTGTCTCCTGGGCTGCTTTCCCTTTGGTTCCCGCCCGGTTGGACGCCACGAATTCCTCGTAGGACACCGCCCGGGGGCAGAAGGCCCGGCAAAGCTCAGTCAGCAGCCAGGGTGCGCCGGCCCCGTTAACCTGGAAGACGGTCCACTCCGGCGAGCAGCCGTCTTCCAGGTTCAGCAGGGCAATGCCTGTGCTCGGGCCGGGATCGACACCCAGGTAGTAGGTCACCTCAGGATTTGCCGTTCCTTGCGCGTTCGGTGGCTGCCAGGCGCTCGCGGATAATTGTGGTGGGGTCTCGGTACGACAGGCCGGGGTCCACCAGCAGACCGGGGTCTTCCTGCTCGCGCCCGGCATTCTGCATGGCTTCGACCCCGGCCTGCCGCCCCTGACGGGCACCCTCGCGGAATGCCAGGTCGTACAGGCTCTGCACGATCAGCACCAGCTCTGAGTGAAGCAGCGGAACACGGGTGTCTAGCTGAGTCAGGGCGTCATCGATGCTGGTTACCGGATGGACCTTGGTGAACACGGTTTACCCCCTGCTAGCAGGGGACATCGGAATCCCCGGGACGTAGTTCTGGCGGTAGTCGTCGTCGCGTGCTTCCGGGGAGAGTTCCGGGTACCGGGTGCGCCCGTTCTGGCCGGCGTCCGTGTGCTCGCGGTAGTCCTGCTCACGGTAGTCAGACTCGCGGTAAGTGAACTCTCCTGTGTCGCCCCGGTAGTCTCGCGTGGGCACGGGAGCCGGTACTGCTGACATCGGCATTGACTGGGACGGGGGCTGGGTAGGGGTGCGGTACTCGACAGGTACCTCCTCAGAGGAAGGGAAGCCCGCCGGCGGTGTGTAGGACGGAGTGGCCACGACTGCCTCCACGAGGACCCACAGCGCCGGGGGATGCCGGTTGCTGCCTGAGTTGTGCAGGACGTGGAGGACACGGTGCCCGTCAGGCAGGCGCGTGCTCATCCTTCCACGAGAGTCGAAATGGAGCCAGGCGAGGTAGTAGTTCATCGTCATACTTTCTTGCAACGCTCCTAGTGCAGCTTCCATTCCACCGGGACACCCGAGATTCCGTAGGCTTTGAGATCGGATGCGATAATGCCGTCAGCGTGAGGAATGAAGGGGTACGGCTCGCAGTCGTCCGCGTAGCACTCGTGGTCCTCTTTGACTTCAGCGAACCACCCGTGCGCATGGGCTACCCTCCTGATGGCCTCACGGTGCCAGAGCCTGCCCTCGGCAGACCACAGCCACTCGATCAGGTCAGGGTCAGGGGCGACGGGCCTCAACATAGCTACCCCACTGTTCTGCTGCCGCTCGGGCGAATCCCTCTGGTGTGATGGACCTCAGTATACGCCTCCGCGCCCGTCCCTGGCTGTCTTCCCAGTTCTTGTTCATGCCGGTCAGGCCGTTCTTCGTGTCCGTCCGCCAGCTCCCTCCGCCCGTGCACGTGCGCCCCACCCCGTCCGGGTAGTCAGCCAGGGTGTGAGTGGCCACCAGGTGGGGCAGCTCATCGTATACGTAGTCACGCAGCATCGGCCGGGAAGGACCCCACGCACCCCGGTACCACAGGCACGTCTCTTTTTTCAGCGGGTCACCGAACCACCAGGGCTGGACTTTCTGGTCAGGCTCACGCCACTGGGACATAATGCCACGCGGATTCTCTACTACTACGTAGGTTTTAGGGCAGGGGAGTTCGATCATCTTCTTGAAGAACTTGGCGGCTGTCTGCTGGCGTCCGTCCGCCTGTTTCTCTTTCCAGTACCGCGCGCCTACCTGGCCAAGGTGATCGCATGGCGGGTGGGCGATGATCAGATCCCAGTCGTCCCTGATGATGGTGAGTACGTCGCCCTGGTAATGGCGGTTGAACCTGCCCTGCGGTACGCCTGTCCACATCTCGGACTCGTCAGGCAACAGGTCAGCCGACCAGGCGTCCCATCCTCGAAGCGCGAACTGCGTGCGTACCCGGCCAGACATCTCACATGCGATCAGGACCCTGGGCATCATCTTCTCCCCTGTCGGTGTACCCGTGAATGTAGCCGTGATCGTAGGCGTCCCGCAGGTAAATCATTTTCCATGTCTGGCTAGTCCACCAGCGGATTCTCTTCGAACAGCCCGTTAGCCACGTCCGTACTGCGAGGTCACGGGAAGCGCGGTTGTAGTCAGTAGGCCCGAGTTTCATAGTTCCTTGCCGTTCTTCCTGAACTGCTTCTTCCAGTGGGGGCACGAGGTTCCGTGGCGTCCTTCTCCGATAGCCCCGCAGACAGGGCAGCCCTTGCCGTCACGTACGAAAAACTCCCACCTGCCCAGCGCCCATATCGCGATCTCGCCGTCCCGGTCTTCGTTCACGTGTTCCCGGTCCTTCCCGACTTCAGCTTAGCTGGCAGGATAAACGACAGCCTAACAGAGGGATCGTAGTGCTTGCTGCCTTTATGACTTTTGCTCTTGCCGCAGCGCACCCTGACGCTTCCTCCCCCCGGCCTGTCAGCCCGGCAGGTAACGTGGCAGGATTCGCTGTCGTCCGGGTAGCGGAAGTCGATCGTGGCTGACCTCCCGCAGTTTCCGCACAGTACGGTAGGCTGCCGGGCCTCAGGGAAAGAATTGTACTCTGCGATGCACCCGCAGCTAAGACGGAATGCGCAGGTAGCATGATGAGTACGGGACATACTAACCTAGTTTACCAGCTCAGAGGAAGAACTCGTCCGCGTCTTCCAGTATCACGGGATCACCGTCAGGCCAGAATTCAGGAGCCGCGTCTTTGTCCGGGTGCATAAGGCGCAGGTGATTCAGGATCTTGTCTGCTGTGTGAGAATCGCCGCACAGTTCGCATTTCCAGATGTGATTCACCAGTCAGTCTTCTTTCCCAGGCTTATCCCGGTCTCGTATTCTTCCTGAGCCTGGGCGATAAGGGCAAGGGCGTCTTCCCGGGTAGCTTTTGCGGGCAGTAGCCAGTGCGCCAGCATCCATACCATGCCATAGCACTGGGCCAGTGCCTCGAAGTAGTCGTCGTTGTTCTCCAGCATCGACCCGGCACCGAAGTCCTCGTAAGGCGTGCCGTAAGGCGTACCGTCGTCGTTGGTCATGTGACCCCAGCTGCCGGCCATCAGATCACCACTTCGGGGGAAATTACTTCCATTTCCCCGTCGAATTCCCGGCAGCCTATCTGTGTCGGTACATCGCTGGAACTGCGCTCCAGTACGGTCCACTCAGTAGACCAGTTCTCGTGGCGAGAAGTACGCAGGCGTACCCAGTCGTTGCCGTGGCCGCAGATAAGGGCAATTACCAGTTCTGCTATTTCTTCTTCGTTCTCAGAGCCTTCTAGATGTATTTCCCCGGCGGCTACTTCCAGGTATAGGCTCACGGGGCAACCCGTCCGTTCTCATCGAATGCTTTGTACGTCACCGGCATGCGCCTGCTGAAATGATCCTGGATATCGAGGGCTACCTGCTGGATTTCGTACTGCGGCTTTGTTTCGTACGCATTGTCCGGGTCATCGATGCGCAGAGAGAGAAAATTCATCAGTGCCCGTGCGTTCTCTGTCACGTAGAACGAGGTGTAGATGCCGACTGGCAGGACGGTACGCGCCACTTCGCGGGCAATGCCCGCTTCCAGCATTACTTCGTAGGCGGTATAGCAGACGTTGCAGGCGTTCTTGATAGAAGCGATCGTGATTCTGTACTGCTTCATCGTGCCAGGCTTCATGATGTAGTGGCCGGGCTTGCCTTCCTGCACTAGCGGGCGAGACGGAGCTGGATGCCAGAAGACAGGATCGAGCTGCGTGTAGCGGCCGGATTCCTCGTTGTAGCTGGCGATGCGGTGACGCATGAACTCGCGGGCGACGAAGATCGGAGCCTCTACGCGGAAGGTGAAGGCGTTGTGCTCGAATGGCGTGCCGTGCCTGTGCTTTATCAGGTACCTGATCAGGCCGGCCACGGTTTCGAAGGCTACTTCGGGGATCTGGAGGTCGCTGCCGGTAGAGACGCGGGCTGCTTGGACGACACGCCGGTCGTCGCCCATGTGGTCAACTAGCTCTACCACCATGTCAGACCTGAATACAGGATCAGACACTGGTTTCCCGCCCGTTTTCCCATCCGCCGTCCAGCAGCCTGACGATGGTAGTGTCGATGTCTACTATCTCCGCACCCCACGGAGAGTAGATGAAGGTGCTGTCCAGGAAGAACTTGACCTGCTCCAGGTCAGCGCGCAGCATCGCTTTGTGATTCACTGACAGGACAAGTATCAGCTGGGCCTTGCCAGGTCCGCTCAGCCCGTGGTTAACCGACCTTGACACGTGAACGTCGCCGTCGCCTGCGGCATCGCACTTGCCTGATATAACGTCTGCGAGCAGGTCACGGGCGAATGTCCACTTGACTTCGCCGGTTGCATCCCCGAAGCTGATCATGACAGCGAGGGGGTCCTCAGAACTCCATTTCAGTACGGAGGGAAGCTTGTTGCCGGCTCCGGTTACCGTCCACTCAACCGGGTGCGACACGTGAAATACCGTCATCATTCACCTGTCTTCTTCATTTTCCTGGCTGCCGCCAGGGCGGTCACTGCCGCCGCGTGCTCGGATTCCGTAGTCGCAGGCTCGTTAACCTGCGGGGTTATTTCCTCCGCTGCCGGTTCCTGCTCCGGCCAGCCCTTCAGCTTGTTTGCCTTCTTGCGCGCTCGCTTCGCTGCTGCTGTCATGAGAGGTGTAACTCCCTGTCGTTGCTATATTATTCCGCTGTTACCGCCTGCTGCTGAGAATCGACTCGAACTCTTCCGGCGAGGCGGTGACCAGCACGTCGTTGCTGTGCAGCACCTCGGGCTCTACTTCGTTGAAATCAGCGTCGTAAAGCTTGCCATCGGAATCGAATATGTCTCGGTTGTTCTTATCGGGATGCACCCTGAAGTAAACGGCCATAGCGAAAGTCTACCTCTATTCCGCTGCCGCCCACTTGCCTTTGCATTTCACTTCTACCCGCAAGTTTTCAGGAGCCATGTCTTTCTCAGCCTGCTCTTCCGGAGACGGCTTGCCGTCCAGGCGGAAGATCTCCCGGTTCAGCCATACCTTGAACCTGGGGTGCTCGGTCATGCGCCGGAACGCGGCCTTCTTGTTCTGGAGCTGCGACCGCTCTGTGCGCGAGGTGCCTACCGCTCCGCTTGCCCGGTGGACGATGCGGACAGCGGTGTTGCTGGTGTTCTGGTGCTGGCCGCCGGGTCCTCCTGCGGTGAACGTCTGGATTTCACAGTCGTCCAGTGTCACGGAGAACAGCTTCTTCCTGCTCATGCGAGGTACAGTACAGCATGGGAGTTCGCATCTACCCGGAAAAGCTCAGATACTGGCGGCACATGCGAGGAATGGACCGCGTTCAGCTGGCCGAGGCCACGCGCCTGTCCTATGACTCGATCTGTTCCTACGAGCAGGGACGCGTGTCTCCCGGCCAGTCCTCGTTCCGCAGGCTGTACACCGCCCTGGGGATTGGCCCGGAAGACTTGCTGTTGGAACCCGGCGAGAAGGTACGCAAACCTAAGGATACGGAGTAGCCATACTGCGCCAAGAATTCTCGGCACCAAGAGATCTTGTCTTCAACACGCTGGCCAGCGGGATGGGACTTGGACCACAGCTCCAGGTTCTCCGGACGATTGTCCGTCCTGATTCCGTTCTTGTGGTGCACCGTCTCATGAGGCAAGAGCCTTCGGCCGATCGTATGTTCCATTACTAGACGATGTTCAGGCATCTGCTGCTTCGTCTCGGTGTCCCACACTCGCACGTAGCCGTTCCAGGTGCCGGTCTTACTGCCTCCATACCGGCGAAGCCGCGCGGTACCGGGGTTCCCAGTCCTCAGCACGCGTTCGTAGTGCCCGGAGCAGTAGCCTGAGCAGAAATATTTGCGCGAGCACCCAGGTACTGTGCATGTTCGTACGGTCTTCTCGCTCACAGCTTCAGTGTACGGGGGAATACAGGGAACAGTAGGGTTGTTGGAGCCCGGTGAGAAGGTACGCAAACCTCGCAAGGAGGACTAAATGACCTGGAGCTGGAAGCCGTGGTACACGGCAGAAGAGATCCGTGAGCTTAGGGCCGGCGACATCGGCAAGGAGCGCAAAAGGATCATCCTGGAGCCGCTGCCCGAAGAGTTCCCGGTCGAAGAGCCGCTGCCCCAGGCGGAGCCCGCAGCCGAGCCTGTTCCGGCGTAGACGTGGAAGGCTTCTCTGAGCGCGGTGCCCCGGAAGAATGGGACACGGCCATGGGCACCGTGCGGGGGTTCCGCAGCTGGTCGCTGCGCCTTCCCCTGCGCTGTCCGGCTGATGTGACAAGGTACTACGGAACCTCTCTGCTTGCCAGCGGCTGGGGCGAGAAGCGGAATTACTATTCCGCTCCGGTTCTCCCGTGGCTGAGCCATGCATTCGTAGAGGGAATGTACGGAGGCCGGTGGTCGTACAAGCGCATGCACAGCGGATGGTACGGGGCGAGCTGTGCTCGCAGCTGTGCAATAACTCCGGCTTCAGACCTTCTGCCCGCGCAGGTGCAAGTGCACAGGCCCCCGTACCCGGGCTGCGGCTGCGGTTTCTGGGCGTACTGGAAAGCGCAGAGCATGACTGAATTCGACGCCCAGAAGATATGGGTGAAGAAATTCAGTAACGGCAGCTACGAAGTAACAGTTCCCCTGTCAGGAGTTATCGAGGGATCAGGCGCTGCCATTATCGGAGACAAGGGATTCAGGGTAGAGCGGGCACGCATCACTGACCTTGCCATGCCTATCTCCGGAGGATGCATATTCGAGGAGGAAACAGGCGTATGCATAGAAGACGCGTTTCGTGTCGGAGATCCCTTGTCTATGTCTCTGTTCCTCATCAACGAAAGCACTTTCCTCGATACAGAGCAGCCCGTAGCAGCATTCCTGTCGAGGACACTCGCAGTGCCGGACACTCTGGTGCGGGAAACTATCTACGCAGCAATAACTATGTCCCTGGGCGCAAATTTCAAATGGCATGACACCCCGGGGGAACTAATGAGGAACTGCGAGCCGGACAAGAACTACGGAGGCCGTCATTAGCAGCAGCGTCGATCCTCAGAAGATGCTAGAACTTCTACGGAGACTGTGCTCGTCCGGAACGAATTCCACCTCGGGCACATATTTCACCATTAATACCAAGACTCCGGCAGACAAGGCCGCGAAAGCTGTGAGCGACAAGCGTATTCCGTACTCGGGACTACCCGGTTACTCTGAGCGCGGTGCCCCGGAAGAATGGGACACGGCCATGGGCCAGGTATACGGGTACCGCTGGTGGTACCTTCCTATCACGCCGGAGATGGCCGGCTACCTGGACTGCCCGCCGAGGACTACTGTGACAGGCAGGCATCTCTGCGTACTCAACGGAGCCCATAATCAGGAGTGGGAAGACGGCAGGATGGAAGCCACCTGTACGTCAGAGAGTCCTTTCTACTCGTTCGTCATGAATAAGCCCCCTACGATTCACAAGCCCCCGGAGACCAGAGTGGCATGCGGCTGCGGATTCTGGGGATACTTCAACCAGGGCCTTAGAGTAGACGAAGTGCTCTCTTTCGTAGACGGCTACACGCCTAGGCTGTTTTCCTGGGCAGCGGCGATCCCCGTGTTCGGGGTAATCAAGGGGACCGGCCGCGTGATCATCGGAGAAAAAGGCTTCCGGTGCCAGTATGCCGAAATAATGGGGCTCTGCATACCGCAAGCGGCGGTTCAGCAGCTCCAGTGGTGGATACATTACAAGGAGAGCCCTACCGTTCTTGGACCCACGCATAAACAACCGCCTTCTTTCGATAAGTGCTCGGAGGCAGAACTGGTCACAAGGGTATCGGAAATAGAAGGAATGCTGTCTGCGCGCTACCCGAGCGCCAAGATCTTCACCGACCAGGAACTGCTTATCCGGTATTTCCCGCCGGACAAGAACTATTCCTGACCCGGAACCTGCTCCTGGACGACCTGGACCTGCTGTTCCTGGGCCTGCTGTTCGCGCTCCTGGTAATCCTGCAATGCCGCTTCCAGGAGCGCGGACTTAGCTTGTTCCTCAGCCAGCCTGGTCTTGAGGATGCTGATCACCTTGATGGGGTCCACCTGAAGCCCTGCTATGTTTACTGAGGCCATTTCTACTGTCCGTTCCAAAGGCTGGCCAGCGCATTGTGGAAGTTGAACTGAGTTGCGCCCGTGCCGCCGTTTCCTCCCTGCTGAACGGTACCGAAGTAGCATCCGGCAAGGGTGTTGAAGTAAGCGATTACCTGGAGCGCCCACTGTGCGTCGGTCATGTTAGACGGGTTCTGCGGGTTGGCGTTTGTTCCGTCGAAACCAACCGCTTTCAGGTACGCCAGCCCCTGCCCGGTGCCGTTAATCTGCGTAGACAGGTTCGATGCCTGCTGCATGAGGTCCCTCATCTGCAAGGCGAGACCTGTTATCTGGTTGTTAATAGTCGCGTTGTTAGGCTGGGTGCCTACGCCTGATGTCATTTCTATTCTCCCGTGCTTGCTAGATTATTGCACATATTACGGCCCGATCCTCTCCAAGCTGGCTGTTATGCCTTTAATCGAGAACGTGCCATTACCTGCACATATCAGGCCTATGGTAGTACTCGAAGTAGTATCGATCGATACCGTGGTACCTCCTGTCCCGCCAGTGTAGCCGAGTATCAGACCGGGAGACGCGCCTACTCCTGACGCACTCAGGCATACGCGCACACACATATAAGCTGTTCCGGTGGCACCTGCTGTGACAACGGATACAACTGCCTCCGTTTCCCACATGAACGAGCCGGGCAAACTGGCGTATCCTGCCTGAGCCTGATTACCGCCGAACGCCTGGATCTCCCACCAGGTATTGTTACCGCTGGAGTACGTACCGACACCTGTCGCCTTGATGCGGTACGTGGTGCCAGCAGTAGCATCGCCGGCCGGGACAGTAAACAAAGGTGTAACCGCCGTTGCGGTGCCGGAGTTGGCTGTGCGAACTGATGGCACGGCACCGATACTGTTGACCAGCTGCCCGTTGAATCCTGCCGAGCCGTTGCGGAACGCTGCGGTGCCGTTTGAGTCTGCGTAGAAGATCGAGTTCTGCGAGAACGGGGTACTGGACTGGGTTACCATCTCCAGTCCGCCGCCGCCGCCAGAGCCGGTGCCGAGCGACAGGTTGCCGGCTGTACTTGCTGCCAGTGTTGTGTACGCTGTGGAGCTGTTGAACAATCCGATGCCGGCCGGGTAGCTATTGCTGTGGCTGTCCGTTCCGGAAACGGCCGACGCGCTCATTACCATGTTGCCGGTTGCCGGAGTGCCGCTGTAGACTAGCAGCTCGCCGGTTGACCCGTACGCGATAAGCTGGCCGCCCGTGATCGTGCCGCCGGTAATAACCGGGGAGGTTAGAGACACGCTCGCGGCGATCTGGGTTCCGGTGATAGTAGCAGCCGCGATCTGCGCGGCGGTGATCGTACCTGAAGCGATGTTTCCGGCGACGATGGTGTTAGCGGCGATCTGCGTGGTGGTGATCGTTCCGGCAGCGATGTTTCCGGCGGTAATGGTATTCGCGGCAATGTTACCTGTAACGATCGTACCCGAGGCGATCTGCGTGCCGGTGATATTAGCCGAGTTACTGATCTGCGTAGTCGTGATGGTACCGTTACTGATCTGCACCGAGGTAATAGTGGCATTCGCTAGGTTCGCCCCGGTAATGGTGCTGCTGCCGATATTGCTGCCGGTGATCGTTCCGCCGGCGATCTGGGCATTCGTGATGGTGGCGTTGGTGATATTGCCCGCAGTGATAGTTCCGGTACCTATCTGAGAGCCCGAAATGTTAGCCGATGTGCTGATCTGCGCACTCGTGATAGTAGCGTTTGCTATATTCGTTGCGGTAATCGTACCCGTGGCTATCTGGGTGCCCGTAATGGAAGCATTGACGATGTTGCTGCCGCTGATAGTACCAGTGGCTATCTGGGTTCCGGTAATGGTGGCGTTCGCTATGTTCGAGCCGGTGATAGTAGCTGTGGCGATGTTTGTCGCGGTAATGGTACCGAGGGCTATGTTGGTGCCGCTGACAGTACCTGAAGCGATATTCGCCCCGATGACCGCGCCTTCGGCTATCTGCGCGCCGCTGATCGACCCTGCCTGCGCGGAAGTTACCGGAGACCCAGGTATCTGTGCCGTGGAAGAAGTACCAGGGTTGAAGCTCGATTCCCAGGGTGCTTCGGGAATGGTGTTGTAGGTAATCGTCCAGACATTGTAGTTAATTGTCTCGGTCCAGCCCCAGGCGAGCTGCTTTTCACTGCCGCCGCCCATAAAGGACGGCATATTGTTTACCTGGAGGAAGTCTCCGATGCGCATCGACGGGGCAGTGCCGAACAGGCTGGCTGTCGTTACGCGGGCCAGGTTCACCGACATCGTAGGATAGCGGTTCTGGAAAGTAGTGCCGCAGTTGAGGATCTGACTGCCCAGGGCGTTTATCTGGGTGTGGCTGGTGCTGTTGACGTTACGGGCGTACGCGTACCCGCTGCCTACCCCATTAGGCGGGCTTTGCAGCGACCTCGCGCCGCTTGCCAGGTAGGTACGCACCGAGTAGCCGTCGAAGTTGGCTAGGTTCACGTCGTTGCGAATGAGCGCGTCGTCGTTGACAGGAGCCAGGGACTGCCCTACCTGCGCGGCGCTGTAGTCAAGGGTGAGCACTGCCGACTGGTTCTGCAAGCTGGACATGGTGCGGTAGCCGAGGCCCAGCTTGTCCCTGGCTTCGTAGATCAGGCCGCCGTCAGTGTCCTCGATCGACTGGAGCACGTTAACGAGGGTGTCATCGATCTGCGGTCCCATAGGGGTGCTGGTTGTGCCGATCGACTCGTATGCGATGCCCTGCTCAGTGCAGATGCGCCCGAAGCGGGTAAGGGCATTCTCGCCGCTCCAGCCGCCCAGGGCGGACGCGTCGGTGGTGATGGAAGGGTTGGCGTAGTAGACCGCTGCCTGCCCGACAGAGACGCCCTTGAACGCGGCACCGGGGCTGAAGATGACGCTGCTGACATCGGCTATCGATACGCCTGTGGCCGTTCCGGTGGTCGTGCCGTACCAGGTGGTGGTGCTCGGCAGGATGGTGTTGAGGCTCCAGTTAACATTGGAGCCAGACTTCACCAGGCCGACCTGAAGCATAATCGGCTTGCCCCAGATCTGGTCTGTCAGCGTACTGCTGAACACTACCGAGTTGCCGGAGTTGTATCCGGTAATGGTGAAGGGACCGCCGGCTGCGCCGCTGCCGAAGCCCACGTCAACGTAGTTCAGCGACGTGTTGGTTCCCAGGTGCAAGCGTGCGATGGTGCTGATGCCCGCGCCTGTGTCACCGCCCGCCTGGACGAACAGGCAGAAGCGGAACATGATCTGCGTCGGGCTGGAACTGGTGGATATCAGGCCTGAGAATTCCGCGCCGTTCAGCTGCGGCAGGGCGTCAGAGCCGGGGAACGCGGTGCACGATGCTAGGCTGGGAGTGCCGTTGGTAGGAATGATCGTCATCGCGGCAGCCGAGCCTGCTACCGCAGCGAACGAACCAGAGGTCGCGCTGTCTTCCATCGGCCAGTAGCCGGCGAGGGTGTAGCTGTTAGCCAGCTGCGTGTTCCACCGCGTGAACGGGCTTCCCAGGGTCGTTGTCGCCTGGCTGAGCCTGCGCCAGATGCCCGAAGCGGTAATGGTAACGTAAACGCTCCTGCCGGACGGGTCCCACTGCGGCGGCCATTCGCTGACTTCGCCCCAGAAACGGTAGCCGGCATAGACAGTGCCGTTGCTGGAGGTGTCGTTGACCGAAATCCTGAGCTGGCCGTTCAGCTGAATGTACGGGTAGTAAGCGCCGCTCGCGTTGTTAGGGGTAAACCGTCCGTCTGCGTTCTTCAGGGTGAGCGTCACCTGCCCGGCCTGCATCGAGGACGCCTCATCGGTACGGCCGAACGGAGAGATGGTGATGTTATCGCGAACGAGAACGAAGCTGGTGATGTCGGTCCACGTCGTGTTAAGAAGCAGCTCTACTTTAACGCCTAGCTTCTTGTACGGGAATCCGGTGGTTATTACCTTGTGGCCGCCGAAAGAAGCGCCTGCTGTAATCCCGGCGCTCAGTGCACCGTTAAGAGAGGTCACTAATTCCTCCCGAATGCACGCTGCACGTTTCCGCCGCTCTTTATTCGTGCATACCTGCGGATTACCTGGACAAGCAGCTGCTCTAGATCCGAATCTCCTCCTGCTATCTCCAGTGTAATGGTCTGGCTGCCGTCAGTAGGTACAACGTGCTCGGGCCGGCCGGTCAGGTTGTAGACCATATTCGGCCCCGGTGCGAGCGTTCCGCCCCTGTCGAATACCTTCGACGGGATAAGGCCGCCTAGTGCGTAGCCGTGACCAGACCCCATGCCCATTCCGCCGGACATCAGCGTCGGCCCGTAACGGCTTCGGGCGTAGTTGATGGCAGCCGCGATATTGGCAAGGGGATCGTAGATGTTACTGCTGGTGCCCGCTACGTGGTACGCCTTGAACGTGGCCATAATCGTCTGCATCAGCCCACGAGACGGGTCGCCCGCTGCGGCATTGGAGTCGCTGAGGTTGATGGCGTTCGGGTTGCCACCGGATTCCGTCTGCATCTGGTACAGAACCTGGCGGTCCAGTGAAGTAGACAGCCCGAGCATCCTCAGCGCCTGGTCTACCGTGCCCTTCCAGCGGGCCACACCGGAGCCCACGTTAGGCACGTTCATAGCGCTGGCAGCCGCGATAGCCGACTTGAGCATCGACTGGATAGCAGCCCGGAGAGCGTTAGCGGTAGCGGATATGTCTGCCGCGTCGGTAGCCTTTTCCTCGGTATCGATGAACCCGCCGACCTGGGCCGGGTTGCCGACATAGCCGCCGCCCGCGAAGCCGGGGATCTTCCCCCGGAGGTGGTCTACCGCTCCGCGCTTCACCAGGTTCGCCGGGACTACCAGCTCGCCCTTGGATACCCTCGCCAGAACGTCGTCCGCCGTGGGCGTGGTTCCGTCCGTGACGAACATGCCCTTAGCGCCGCCCATGACCTGCCTGGCGTTCTGATTGGCGATGGCCTGGATGTTAGCCGCGCTCCCGCCGCCGAACCCAGCCAGCACCTTAGCGGAGACGCCGGTAATGGACCACTGTCCCGTGGCGCTGACCTTGATCGAGGTGGACCAGGACGACGGAATCTTCTTGATGCTGGAAATCAGCCCGTCCACCAGCGAGGTAGCGGTCTTGGAGTTCGTCCCGGTCTTCTCAAGGTCAGCGATCAGGCGTGCCCGCGCACTTCGCACCTGATCGGAGCTGGCCGAGTGATTACGCACCGCGCTAGTCAGGGCGTCGAGGTCCGCCTTTCCGGTCTTCGAGTTGTTGCTCGCGGTCAAGATGTCATTGATAAGCCGCAGGCGGGCACTCCGTGCCTGGTCGGAGTTGACGCCGTTGCTCTTTACGGCATTGCTGTACGCGGCTACGTCCGAGTTCGCGGTCTTGGCGTTTACCCCGGCCTTGATAAGATCCGCGATAAGAGCGGCCCGTGCTGCCTTGGCCTGGTCGGAGTTAACCCCGTTGTTCTTGATCGCGGTGTTGTACTTGTCAAGCGCGTCCTTAGCGTTAGCCGACGCCTTGGCCTGGTTGTTGAAGTCCGTGATTATCTTGGTAACAGCGTTCCTCATAGAGCCTATAGCCCCGGTAGCGCCGGCCAGCGCTCCCTTTCCCTGCTCTACGGCGTTCCACATGGCAATGGCTTTATCGTGGCCGATACCCATAGCGCCCGCCATGGCAAGGAACTGGTCCCTGGCGTTAGGCAGGCTTCCTGTCATCTGAACCAGCGCGGGAATGACGCTCTTGAGCGCCTGCTCTACTCCCGTCACGGAGCCCTTGCCTGTCTGGAGAGCCTGCATGGCATCGGCCAGCTTCTGGAGAGCCTGCGGACCTTTTTCAGCGGCGAATATAGCTCCGGATATCGCTGACGTGAGAGTCTGTCCCATAGCGCCAGCCAGGTTCTGCGTATCTTTCAGCAAGTTAGCGGACGATACGGTAAGATCCTGCTCTCGCTTGTTAAGATCCTGCATCGGGGCCTTAACTCCGCCGACCCACTTGGCAAGGGCCTTGAAGCTGTCGGCCCCCTGGTAGCCGGCGGTCTGCGCGAGTGCGTAAACCTCAGCCGTGGCAGTCTTGCTTCCGTTGGCAAGGGGCAGGAGCATAGCCACCATGTCCCTGCCGGCAGATGCAAGGTCTTTCTGGCCCTGAGCGCCCTTAGCTGACACGGCGGACATGGTAAGCAGTGAGTTGTACAGGTTCTGGGCACTGCCGACCTGCTGTGCGAAGGCTCCGCGTGCGTTAAGGGACGCCTGGGACAGGCCGTTCAGGGACGCGCCGGCTGCGGTTCCCTTCGTGCTGAGCTTACCGAGGCTGTTGCTCCACGTGACACTGCCTGCGCTCGCGCTGTTCAGTGCCTGGCTCAGGGTGGACATCCCCTGGCCGAAGGTGGCGAATGCCGATTCTCCGCCGGTAACTACGCCGATGAAGTTCGAGTACGCCCCGGTAAGGGTCGTGATGGAAGACTGCTGCATCTCCGTCTGAAGGGAGATGGCGTTGACCGCGTTGCCAATCTGGGTGGCGTTAAGCCCGAACTGCTTCCAGCCCGCGAGCAGCCCCTCCACCTTGGTAACCATCATGTCAAGGCTGTCGCTGGCCTGTACTCCGGCGGCGTCCAGGATTCCCAGCGACTGAGCCCACGTGAACGTTGACGTGTTCCCCAGCTTGAAGTTTGTCATCAGGTCACCGGCAACAGTCAGAAGCTTCTGCTGCTCTCCGGTGAGCTTGTGGAACTCGGTTTCCAGGGCGTTGATGTTGTCTTTCATCTTCGCGAATACGGCGGACTGCTGGTCGAAGCCGCTGCTTCCGAGGAATATGTTACCCAGGGCATGGCCCACATTGGTTATAGCGTCGGCCATGCCCTTTAGCGGGTTGGTGCTAGACCCCGTTATATCCTGCCAGGCCATCTTGAAATGCTGTCCCGCGAGCGACATGTCCGTGCTCAGGCGGCTACCCGTGTTACCCAGGTTCTGCCAGTTTTTGTTAATGGAATCGAATGCCTGCTGCGAACCTGCTTCCTTCATCTGCCGGGTAAGGCTTCCCAGGTCCATGGATATGGCCTGAATAGCCGAGCCCCCGGACATGTTTGCTAGGGAGTTCTCCATGTTGGAGATGAACTGCGAAGTGGCAGCGTCAGCCGCATGCCAGTTGCTGACGATGGTGTAGATCGCCGCGCCGAGGATAGCCAGGCCGATTATGTAAGGGTTGGTGGCCAGCAGCAGCAGGTTCTTTCCGAAGCCCGCTGCCGCTGCGCCGGCCGCCTTGAACGACGTTGCTATCCTCGCGCCTACGCCTGTCAGGCTGGTAGCGGCCGTCGCGAAGGTGAAGAACTTCGTAATCATGTTCCCTACGCCGGCCAGGAGCGCTACGCCTGCGGTTGTAGCCAGTCCTGCGTAGAGGAAGAATCCGTGCAGGGCGAGTCCTGCCTTGATGACCGGCCCGGCTATCGCTGTGAACCATTCGATTCCGGCTGATATCTTCGTGAACAGCTGTAGGAATACTTCCGCGTATCCGGGCACCTGCTTGATGATGTTGCCGATAGCGCCGCCGAAGTTACCGATTATAGTGCCGAACCTCTGGAAGTCCAGGGCACCGTTCTTCAGGAAGTTACCCATCGAGTTGGAAGAAAACGCCCGGGTCATGCGGGCGGAAAGGTCTTCCACAACCGTACCCACCTGGGTAACCAGGGTGCTGAAAATACCTGTCTTCTTCGCGGCTACGGTGATCGCGTCTCCGAAGACTTCCCACACTACAGGCTGGAGCTTGTTCTGAAGGGCCTGCATGGGGCCGACAGCGCCCTGGGCGTTGTAGTTGAAAATGCCGATGCTGGTGCCTGTAGCTGCCGCCGCTTGCTGCATTGCCTTGAGCCGGTTTACCGCGTCCGATACGACGGGAGCTACAGCAGCACCGAATGCCACTACGGCGATCGTAGCAGGGACGAACACGGCAGCGAATTCAAGTATCGCGTCTGCGGCAACGTGCCAGACTGCTACGCGGGTAAGCGCGGCGGGAAGTACGCGGTCCATTACTCCGGCGAACAGCGTGATCTTGTTAGTGAGGAATCCGAGCGCGCCGCCTCCGCCTGCCCCCATGGTGATAAAGGCGTTTGCCGTTCGGGCGGTTGCTGCCGCTGTTACAGCTGCTACCACGTTCGCGTTGTTGCCCATTTGGCTGAAGGTATTCTTAACGCTGGTAATAGCTGCCTGGAGTGAGAGAAGCTGTACTATCGCGGGGGCTACATTGAGCTTGAACCAGCTGCCGGACGTGCTAAACAGGTTCTTGGTGTACGCCGCGAAAGCAGCCATCTTTGCCATGGCAGGCGCGATGTTTACACCCAGTACGAAATTGGAATTGAGCAGGGCGTCAAAGCTCTTCTGCATGGCGATTAGCTTGCCGCCGCTCACTACGCCGAAGTCAACAGGTATTGTAATCTTTGTCCGGGAGAATTCTCCCATTACCTGCTTCTTGGCAATAGCCAGCTTAGCGGGGTCTACGGAGAACCCGAGCAGGACATTGTTCGCCATGAAACTGTCAATGGAGGTCTTTATGCGCCTCAGTTCAGCGGGGTCCAGGATTACCCCTACTTTAACGTCCTTGATCCTGTTCAGCGTCGCCTCAGCCAGTGCCAGCTCCGAGGGGTCAACGCTGACTCCGACCTGAGCCTGGCTGTTAAGGTTGTCAAGCGTTGCCTTGAGGGCTGCCACCTGAGAGGGGCTGATGGAAAGACCGAACTGGGCGTTACCGGACATGTACTGCTCAAGCAGCCGCTTCATGGTAGCGACCTTCGCCGGGTCAACCGTGTAGTTCAGGGCAAGCGGCGACGTGTTGTACTGATTCGTGTACAGCCAGCGGTTAAGAAATGTCTTCATGCGGCGCGTCTTGGTGGGGTCAACCGCGTAGTCAAGGCTTAGAGCTTCCTTGAAGTACATTCCCAGGTAGGCTTTTTTAGCTGCGAGGTCCGAGGGATCAGTCGTGACTTTAAGAGGAGCCGTTACAGGTGTGGCCATCGCGTTCTTGGCAGCGGCGACCTTCGCCAGCGTGGCTTCGTCAACGTAAGCGCTTACTTTTATCTTAGGGTTAAGGCCTGCGAGAGCAGCCTTTACTTCCGCTGACGTGGTGGTGCGGAATTTATCAAGGTCAGGAGAGATAGGTATCTTTCCTGTTATCCCGGCTATGGCCTTCTTTACCACAGCTTCAGTTTCAGGGCGGAACCGGGTACCGTCAGGCAGCACAGAGACACGGGCTTCACCGAGAAGTCGTGCCATCTAGTCTCCTAACTTTTGTATTCAGCCGCCAGCATAATCTAGAATCCCTTGGAGTTACAGCCAGCCTTCGACAGACCATAGCCCGGTTGTAAGGAACGGGTGCTTGCTGTGCTCCTGCTCAGCTGGCTCTTCAAGAAACAGGCCGGGATTCCCTGGTGCGTTCGCGCCGCCGAATACGTAGTCGTTGTGCAGCTTGGCGTGCCCGACAGTTGTCGTGATGTTCCGCTTGGTATAGCCAGGCGGCTTGAATGCTCCTCCGCGCCTTCCGGGGTCAGTGTAGTAAGCGGAGGAATGGAAGTTCCATGTCATTTTCCGGTTACTAGGATCTAGCACGCGCACGGTAGCTGCGGCAACGAAGGCTATATGGTCGGCTATCTCGCGCATCAGCAGCCCGACAGGGCCGTCAATGTCCTGGAACAGCTCATCGACTTCCCGCTGGGAGATATTAACGTCGTTCATCAGAAATCGTCGTCTCCTTCCCTGACCGGCTTTCCCTTGAATTCCCTGTTTAGGTCGCCAGCGAAGAAGACATCGGTATCCGACTTCATAGCGTCCTGTTCCAGTCTAGCTGCCAGTTCGGGAGAAAGCTCGGGCTTAGCGTCCGGGTCAAGGCCGCGCAAGATCATGGACTGGCGCATCATTTCCTCGGCCTTGGTGGTGGCGGATATGCGCTGGCCTATCTGCTCCTCGAAAAGCTCGATCTGTTCTTCGATAGTGGGATCTTCGTCCTTATGTCCTGGCTGAAGCTTGCTGACATGATGGTAGTAAGCCATGTTCGCCAGCTCGCGGATCGTGAAATCCGTAATCCTGTGTCCTGACCACAGGAGCTTGCCCTCAAACTCTCCCTGGTAATTTACTATCCAGCGGAAGAGGGTGAGGACGGCGCGGTAGGGCGTCCCGAGATGACTTCCAGGGCGTTGGTGATCACGTCAAGCAGAACTTCAGCGTCAGCGTCCTCGTCCAGTGCATGGTCCTCGAAAGCCTGCCAGTCTTCCTTGTGGATAAGGCTCTTCAGGAAGACGTAAATAGCAGCCAGGGCACGCGGGTCCTCGGTGGAAAGCTCGGAGGCAGCCGACCACTTGAACATGGCCAAAGCGCCGATCTTCTCACGCAGCCTGAACTTCTCTTCTCCCAGGCTTACGTAGTCCCACTGCTTCTTAGCAGCCGTCTTCCCCTCTACGGTGGCGTCGGAAAGGGCCTCGTCTTCTGTGTTCGACAACTGAATGACAGCGAGTTCGCGATCGGCAGTGGTCCTCTTAGCTACAGGCATTTTTACCTCCTGCGCGGAATCCTATCACACAAAGCAAATAGCGATAGCCACTTCGATTACCGAAGTGGCTATCGTTAGGAAGCTAGGATTAGGTTCCTGCGATACCGCTGACAGGGTACCTGGAAATCCTGCTAGCTGCGTTCCAGGTGGACTTCAGGCTCACAGATGCGGCAACGCCGCCGGCGAGCGAGTAGTCAGGCAGTACCTGGCCGAAGAAATACTGGCCGGGGGACGAGCCCTGCGAACCGAGAGTGCTCGGGTAAAGGTAGAAGTTACGGGGCTGGCCGTCCTGAGCCGCAATGTAAGTCTGCGCGGTAGCGGTGTCGAAGAATCCGGAGAAGTCACCGGAAGCGTCGGGCAGTCCGGCTACCCAGATCAGGTTCTGGTCGCCCATTGCGGTAACGTCAACCTTCGCAACGGAGAAGTTAATGCTCCAGTCGGAAAGGAATGCCATGGGGCTGGCTGCATCGGCAGGGTTCACGCCCAAATAGACGATCCCATTGCGACCGTGAATCCTCGACAATTCGGCCTCCTAGTTAGGTCTGTACATTCCTAGGGTAAGCGCGAAGTTGTTGTTCTGCAATCCTCACTCAGGGATAAAGCGCTGCACGTGATAAGGCTTCTTGTGAAAGTAGACCTGCAATGACTTTCCTGTAAGAACTACCAGCGTACAGCGGTGATGACCGTCTATGAGTTTGCCGTCGTCGCCCATGGAAATCACAGTCCCGTTCATCTCCTCGAAATGATCTCGCATCCAGATCAGGTGCTGGTGAACCACAAGATCCTGTGCGCAGTCTTTTAGGAGACGGGATGCGTAGTCGGGGTCCAGCAACTCCATCACACCTAAAGGGTATGAAGTGGCTCTTGAGCAACTGGTTAAGAAGTACTTCAGGAAAAGTTAAGTTCACACGGCAAGCTATTCGTTCTTCTATGACCGCCTTCCCGTTTACCCGGCAGAGTACGGGTTCTACGAGGCAGTCTTCCAGGTAAGCCGGAGCATAATCGTCTTCGACTATCCAGCGTTCCGTCATCAGGTCTCGCGGACCCCAGCGTTCGACAAGACGCCAGCCGTCCGGAAAGGCAGAGTCGTCGCCTTTTATCTGCTTGATAAGGTCAGCAGAGATGTCTACGTAATACCTGGTCACAGCAGTCCTGCCCTGCTCATTTCGTCCATGAGCATGTTCGCGTGATTCATGAAGGTGCGGTCCCTAATCGCGGCACGGGCCTGCCGTCCCAGCTTTACGCGGCGGTCGTCATCGGACAGGTACCAGCGCAGCAGGTCAGCGGCCTCGCCAGCCGTACTGAACGTCGGCAGGAACGGGAACAGCTCATCGGATTCCCCGCGTGCGTCACGAAGCCACGGGATACCGCAGGCGGCCATCTCCACCTCGCGCGGCCCGATAGCCCAGCCTTCTCCTGCGTGCGCCTTCTCCGCTTCGCGGCGGTAGAAGTTAATGCCCAGCCGGCTACGGCGGTAGGTGTCAGCAGTCTCCTGATTGTCTACGGCTTCCTCGCGGGGATGGCCCAGGTAGCTGAGCAGAGGGGAACCGTCCAGGTGCTTACCGTCCCAGGCTGCGCCGCCCAGGGCTATCTTCAGGTTGCTGTCTGCGTCAATGCGCGAGAAGAACTCCTCGAAGAACACCCTGCGCGAATCGAACACAGTGCCTATGAATGCGAAGTCCAGGTCTTTTTTGCTAACCCGGCCTGGGTAGTGGATGTCAGGATCGTAGGCATGGGGCATGTACATAGCTGGGGCGAGCTGCGCGTACTCTTCCAGGTTCACCGGGTCGTTGAGCAGGTTCAGCGAAGCGTACTGCGAGCGCATCAGCTGCTCGTCATCCTGGTAGGGAGACTCGGTGTGAAGGATCACCAGTTTGTGACGGCGCTGCCGGATAAGGTCCAGGACCCACGCGGGAGTGAAGAACGCCGACACGAAGAATACCATGTGCGGCCACACAGCGTACAGGTCGTGGGTCATTCCTTGCATCGCGGCGATCACGGCGTCTTCCTTGTCCATAGCCTGCTTGAAGACTGGCTGGCCGCATTCGCTGCACGGGTCTTTCTTTCCGCTCTTGAAGTCAGGGATAGAGGTCTGGCTGTAGAACGACAGGCGGTCGTTGGTGTTGAACACGTGGACCTGGTGCCCCTGAGCCTCGAATGCTTTCTTCCACCCGTTGAACACGTCGGCTACGGAAAACTCCGGGCCAGGGTGGATCATGAGAATGCGCATTACCAGCGCCCCCTAAATTCCCGGTAGTCGTCGTCTTCTTCGTACTCAGGTATTACCTCGCGCGTGCCCGCAGTATCCAGATTTATTTTCTCAGCGAAGGAGTTCTCGCCGTAAGCCTGATCCCATTCAGGAGTGCCCCAGAGATAGACACCGCATTCCCTGAATGCGTCTACGACCACCTTGTCACCCTTGAACTGGTCAAGGCTCTCGCCCTCGGTGTCCCAGTCATTCTGCTGAAGAGCCTTGATCAACCTGACAAGCACCTTTTTCCTGGTCGCAGGCACCAGGAAGGATTTCTGAAGTTCTTCGCAGAGCGCATCGAAGATATAGCCTCCGCTTGCCCATCCCATGGAAACTCCTAACTCTGTACAACAGAAGCGGTTACAGAGATCCTGCCCTGGAAATAGGTCTGCCCGGCAATCTCAATGTCTCCGTAAGCGATTACCTGCAACGGCTCGCAGTACTCGACAATCCTGCCGAGAGTAGGATCAGCGAATATGGCGAGGGGGATAGACGTTACCGTGTCAGACGGCTCAAGCCCCAGGTACTGGTCTACGGACTGCTGAGCGCGCTCAAGAGACGGTGCCCGTGAGGTGAAGACGCAGATTACCAGGTTGATATCAGCAGGCACCGGAACGGCGTGAGGCAGTCCGATGAGAGAATCCCCCAGCGTAACGCCGTACTTGATGTAAGGTGCACCGGGAAGAATTACCGCTATCGGCGGGTTGATCTGATCAGGCATGAGCGACAGAGTAGTCAGCCCGGTATGCGCCTGGATCTGCGCGGCCAGGGCTGTCTTCACCTGGTTGACGCTAGCCATGGAGAAGGAGATTCTGGTAGAGCAGGATCGTGAAGGAGAACGACTGCTTGCGGCTGAAACCCTGCTTGCGGAAAGCCGTGTAGTTGCTCTTCATGTACCTGGCTAGCTGGGTAACGCCCTCATCGCGCATTTCCTTCATAGCCTCGTCCATGGCATCCTGAACCTCGCGTGCGGTATCAGGATCTACTGGCTTGTCACTGTCCATGTCACCTGCCATGCCTCGTCTATCGTGGATTCAAGCGGTACTACTTCGCCCCAGCTTATCACTTTGTTATCAGGCATAAGTACTCCGCAGTGAGAACCGTTAGGGGTTTCGAATCCGATGATGTCTCCCGGTTCTGCGTCTTCAGGGTTTATCATGCCGTACTCGCTGAGCCCTACCTTTTTCCAGACATCCTCGTGGTAATCGAGTACTTCAAGGGCCTTCCACACAGAGTCCCGGTAGAGAAGGTAACTGACTTCCAGCTTGCTTACCCTGTATCCGGTGTGCAGCAGCAGGTGATTGGCTACGGCTACGGCTACGCAGTTCTCTACGTCCTTGTCATTGCCTGCCGTGATCCACTCAGGATCGTTAACCGGCGGGGTTACTCCTCCTGCTGCCTTCCTGGTCTTCGATGCCGCCTTGGCCCTGACGGGCTTAACCCTGGCCGCCGCTGCCGCTCCTGCCTTCGCCCCGACAGCCGCGTACTTCGACGGACGCCTCGGAGCCGTCTTAGCTGTTGTCTTCTTCGATACTTTCTTAGGCTTCAGCTTCTTCCGGGCCAGTGCGCGGGCAAGTGCTTTCCTGTTAGCCGCCAGCGTGGCCAGGCCTGTGAGAAAGGCTGCCTGCTGGTAGGTGTAAACCTGCGTCCTGCGCATGTAGCCGGCAGCCTGGGCAGCCTGGCTCTTCAACCGGATTACCGCCTGCTTACCGGAAACAGGCTGAAGGCGCTTACCGCTCCTGCCGGGCTTAGCCTTACTCTGGGCGGCCTTCACAGCCCTCCGGTGCTGCACTCCCTTGGCGTTCTGTATGAACCTCGCCTTAGCCGCAGCTGTCCTCGAAGCCGCCCTCGCCCTGGCAACAGCTGTCTTTGCAGCAGCCCTGTAAGCCTTCCGCTGAGCCTTGGTGTACCGGGTCTTCGCTTTGGTCTTCGCCTTCGAAGCCTTGACAAGGGCCTTCTTAGGCGCGGCTTTCTTAGCCGGCGTTTTCGCTGCCACTGAATCCCATTTTCCTCTTGCCGTAGGCTCCGATGGCGTCAGGGGAGATCTCAAGGTGCGCGCCGTTGGTGCTGTGCGGGTCCTGGGGAATGTGCTTGAAGTCCTCTTCGTAGTCGTCGTCTTCCGCAGGCTCTCCGGCAATGCGCATCGATACCTTAGCCACGGAAGTTTCCCACACCAGAAGCTTGGTGCCCATACCGAAGATGAATCGCATGACTAGAGACTACCAGCAGCTGCACGTTTCATGGCGTCGAATATAGCCCGAAGATCCTCTTCAGGATCGTATACAGGAAAAATAGTTACCGGAGCAGAGCGCTTGTGTGCGACTTCTAGCCTGTTCCAAGCTGCCTGAGCACCGTGATATTTAGGCAAGTCCTGAGGAGGATTCCAAGGCCAATCTTCTGCCCACAGCCGACAGAGTGTGTCAAAATCACTATCTACCTGGTCATACCACGATTTCATACTGACAGCGTGCACAATAAGTTCCTGCCTACACGTTCAGCTGGATAGTTACCGAGGAGGTATTGAAGGTAAGGGTGTCCCCGAGGTTGGTTGCGACACCAGTCGTAAGGTCGCCCCACCACCAGCGAACAGGCGTGGTGCCCGTGTCCCAGAGCGAAGCGGATACTACGCCGGGGCTTACAACCGTAGGCATGTTGGACTGGCTGATAGCCGCGCCGGAGTTGGTAATGGTAGCTACGCCCAGGGCGTAAGATCCTGCACCGAATGTAGTGGATACCGTAGCCGAGATACCGCCGGCAGGATAAGAACCACCGGAGATCTCAGTGCCGTCAGCGCCTTCGTTAGCCGCCGTGGACATCAGCTTGAGCTTGGTGGCGGTCCCGCCGAACGCACCGAAAGCAGTCTTGCCGATCATTCCGTTAATGCAGGAGACCGCTACACCGGAGGCCATACCGCTAGCCATTACTCCTCCTCTTCCAAGGTAACCGGCTCTGTCTGAGGCTTCCCGTTCAGGAGAATGTGCAGAAGCAGCTCGTCGCCTCGCTTCTCGCCGCTGGCAGTGAGAATCCTGTGGCAGTGGTCATCAACGCAACTTCCGCTGTCCCGGCAGCAGTCCATGTGCATGGTCTGCACCGATCCGTCCTCCTGGAGAACGTGGTGGCGCGGGTCAGTGTCCAGCTGGAAGCAAGAATCACACCGCATGGTAATCCGGGCTTCGTCACTCACGATTTATACTCCTACTTTTGCAGACACGTTTATGTACGGCCTTAGCAACTCTACCACCCACGGGTTAGACTGCACTTTTACCATTCCCATGTCACCGATTCCGGCTACGCCCCACGGAGCGTCCTTAGCCTTGAAAAGGTCAGAGGCGAGAATTAGCGCGGCCATCGTAACGTTCGGGGGAACATCAGGCCAGCCCCATATTCCGGTGATCTTTACCCTGTCCTGGCGCGTGAAAGGCCAGAGCCACGGGAACCACTGGCCGCCAGCCGGATTGCCGGGAGTTCCTGAGGTTACCTGGATGTAGTTGTTCGGGCGGGCTACGCCGGCGTCGTGCTGGTTGTGATTGGCGGGATAGCGCAAGATCTGGAAGTTGACGTTCTCTGTCCAGTGGACCTCGTAAATGCCGTCTCCGTCGTAGTCAAGGTCAAGGCTGGTACAGGTAACCAGGTCATCGACCTCCAGGTTCCACACGTTGGTAGGCACGTAGGTCCGGACTTCGGAGACACGGTAAAAATGCCTTCCGGTGTACGTGGTAATCCAGTCGGTCACGGCCTGAATGGCGAGCTGGATTTCGTAGTCGTCTTTAGTGTCGGTCGCCGCGATCTGGAGCCTGGACTTCAGCTCTTCCTTCGAGCAGTACCAGGTGGTCATTCCCAGGCCGGTGTCATTGTAGGAGAGCACGCGGAAGGTGCCGGTGAGTACCTGGAATCCCTGGGCTACCGCGCCGCCAGAGCCCATCCACACGTAAGTCCACAAGCCGGAAGTGGCCGGGTTGGTAAGCCAGACGTGGAATGTCCCGCTGCCGTCACTGACAACCGCGTTCGGGTCAACGTTCCCGCCAACGTAAGTATAAGTAGTGGCAGTACCGTGAGGATCAGTGACTACGACAGCTACCGAGGCAGGGGAAGTAGGGGTGCCGTCAGCCTTGGTGAAGGCAACAGTAATCGGCACTACCTGATCGGCAGTGTCGTAATAAATCGGCGCGTTAGTCACAGTTCCCCTTACAGCTGTATGATAGTCACGGTACCGAAGATGGCAGTAGTAGTTACAGTGCCGTTTACCACGTCAATCCGGTAGAAAGTCATATTCGGGTAAACTACATCAGCGTCAGGAACTGCCAGCGTACACGATCCCGTTGTCGGCGTGTTTATGGTAATGGCAGGAGAGCCGCCAGCCGAGCTGTAGGTCTTCGTAGTACCTGCGCTGTCCAGGTCACCCCGGGTCTTCTTGAACAGCGCGTTGACGGTCATACCCGTGATGTTCATCGGGCTGCCGTTGTTCAGGATCTGGAACGTGACAGTGGCGTCGTTGAATTCGTTGAGGATGATATCTACTTCCTGCATCTTGTCCGTCACATCCGTTCCGCTAAGGGCATTTACCGCTACGCTAAGAGTACCTGTAAGGGTGTTGGTTGTAACAGAAGCAGTGCCACCCAAGGTATTAGCAGCGGAAAGAGTACCGCCTAGAAGCGCTATAGAAAGCGTGCCCCCCAGGGTATTAGCGGCGGAAAGAGTACCGCCCAAAGCTGCTATGGAAAGCGTGCCGCCCAGAGTATTCGGGTCCACGAGCGTGCTGCCAGTGAAATCGACATTAGCCCGGTGGAGAACAACAGGAGCAAGAGCAGATCCTGTACCCGTAGCCAGGCCTGCGTTTACGCGAACAGAGATACCGGATGCCGTGCCTGTGCCTGTAGCAAGACCTGGGGTACGAGGAACAGTCGGCGCGAATGCCGTGCCGGTGCCTGTAGCGAGTCCTGCGGTAATACCGACAGCAGGAGCAAGAGCACTCCCCGTGGCCGTAGCCAGCCCGGCTGTGATACCGACCGCAGGAGGAAGAGCACTACCTGTGCCTGTAGCAAGCCCGGCGAGGGAAACAGGGGGTGCGCCGGTTGATACAGCTACGTCTATCCAGAGGTAATTGCTATCAAATCCCTGCGTCGGGAAGCTCGTAGACGGGTCTGCGGAGGTCGTAGAGAACACAGACTGCGGCAATCCGTTTGGCTCACCTGGAGAGCCGCCGCTGGTTCCGTCAGCGAACGCGAAAATCGGCCCGCTGGTGATGCCGCTGGAATACGGGTTGCCGCTGCCAAACTGGAACCCGGTATAGGGGAATCCGTTGACAACGGTCCAGCCTGTGCACGCTACGTAAGTAACGCCGGAAGTAAGCGGAAGGGGAGTCGGCAGCGTGACGACGTTCCACCCGGTTGTCAGCGTGCCCGAGTTGATTACCGAACCAGAAATAAGGTTCCCGGTTGTGCTGGACGTTGCGATCCACAGTGCGAATTTCTGCGAGCCGGTGTCACCGCCCGGAGGGCACCAGTACCTGTAACTGTAGAACCAGGTTCCCGACGAAGTTGCCTTGAAGGAGAGCGCGGCAATGTACGGACCTGTGTATGCATTTGGAGAAGACGGGCCGGTCTGTCCGGCGAAGAAGGAGAATGTCGCCTCCGCGACAGGCTGTGCGGTACCCGTGGCCGTGGCGAGCCCGGCGTTGACCCGGATGGAGATGCTGCCTGCGGTACCAGTGCCTGTAGCAAGGCCTGCGTTAACTACGATCGAGATCCCGCCTGCGGTACCTGTCGCAGTAGCCAGCCCGGCGCTTATGCCTGGAGCCTGAACAGTAATGTTGCCTGCTGTGCCTGTACCAGTGGCAAGTCCGGCGTTGACCCGGATCGAGATACCGCCCGCATTGCCCGTGCCTGTAGCAAGGCCCGGGGTAAGGCCGACAGCAGGGGCAAGAGCGGCACCTGTGCCTGTAGCTAGCCCAGCGTTAATCCGGATAGAAATACCGGATGCCGTACCTGTGGCAGTAGCCAGGGCAGGAGTGAGACCGACAGCAGGGGCAAAAGCATTACCCGTGCCTGTAGCAAGCCCGGCGTTAACAGCCTGCGAAATCCCCGGTGCCGCGCCAGCACCTGTAGCGAGCCCCGGGGTAAAGCCAATGTTAGGTGCGTTAGCCGCACCGACACCGGAGGCCAGGCCAGGAATAATGCCGACACCAGGTGCGAGAGCGGCACCCGTACCTGTAGCAAGCGCCGGGGTAATGCTGTAACTAGCCCCCAACGCCGTACCCGTAGCAGTAGCCAGGCCGGCCGTAATTCCTATGCCCGGGGCAAAAGCAGTACCTGTGCCTGTAGCGAGCCCGGCATTAATTACGATCGAGATACCGAAGGCCGTACCTGTACCCGTAGCCAGGCCTGCGCTGATGCCGGGGGAGAGAACCGTAATGTTGCCGGCACCGCCGGTACCTGTGGCCAGTGCAGGGGTAATACCTATGGCTACGGACGTTCCAGCGCCGGCAGTAAGATCAGGCAGGATCTCCAGCGCGGCCCAGGTATTGGCCCCGGCGGTGCCGCCGGAATAGGTCCAGCCGAGGGTCAGTGCGGACAGCGACGTTGTGGGGTTAGCGCTGTACTTGCCCCAGGTGAACTGATCCACCGAGTTCGACGCGTCGCTGAAGTACCCGCCGGAAGCCAGGTGGCCGCCGCTGTCGGTTAGCGCCGTGGTCGTCCCGGTGACCGCTGCTCCCGTAGTTGAGCCGCCGTTGTTGCCGATAACGTACACCCAGGAGCCAGTCTGGGTCGGGGTCAGCGAGTTGTTCACCGCGAAGGACGTTGTGGCACCAGACGAGATCGCTGAACTAGCCGCGCCGGTCTGGCTTGCTGCTGCCCCCGTGAGTACCTGGACGAACAGGAAGTAGTCCTTGTTGATAGTCGTGTTGCTGTTGGACATGGTAACCGTGATAGCGCCCGGCGACGTGGTGTAGTAGAACTGGGCGATTAGCACGGCGGTAGTGGCGGTGGTATTGCTGATCGTCGCGGAGTTGGTGTAGGTGTTGGACCCGTCCGTGACCGTAAACGTTCCGGCAGCACCAGATCCGAATCCGATGTTCGCCATCACCACGACAAGGGACTTTGCCGGCGGGGTGAAGGTAGGCGGGTTGGCCCCCCATACTTCGCCTGATGTCCACAACGGCGTGTGTGCGAAGGAGGAGCTGTATCCGGCTGTGGGGGTAGAAGCATCAAGAGCGATACCGCTAGGGCCGCCGCCGTACTGGCCCGTATCGCTTACACCTGTAGCCAGGCCGGGAGTAAGGCCGACAGCAGGAGCGAGCGAAGTACCCGTGCCTGTAGCGAGCGTAGAGGTAATACCGACAGCCATGCCCCCGCTGCTGTCAAGTGCAGTTCCGGTAGCTGTAGCCAGTCCAGCGCTGACAGTCAGGCCGCCGCCGGGGGATGCGGGCAGGATCTCAAGCCCTGCCCATGCCCAGAACACTGATGCGGTAGCGGTCCACCCAATCGTCTCCGGGCTTAGGCTAGACGTGTTGACGTGACCCAGCGTGGCAAGAGCGCCATTTGTGCCGTCGTGGAAGTTGTGGTCTTCGGTGAGCCCGGCTGCGGTACCCGCTAGCGCGTTGGAGGAGGTAGTAGCGAAGCACCAGCTACTGAGCTGGGTCGGGGTGATGGAACTTTCCAGCGTGGCGTTGTTACCGCTAGTGGCGGATGGGGCCGCCGCCCCGCTCTGATTGCTGTTCGCCCCGTTCAGCACCATTGTCTTCACGGAGAACAATCCCTGGCCGGCGAAACTACGCGTCGCGGTGAGGGTGATCGAGCCGGGGGCAGACGAGTAGTAGTGGGTGAAGTACCAGACGCCGTTATTTGAGAACGCCCAGATGTTCGGGCCTGCTGTATACGAGTTCGACAGCGAGTCCGCCAGCGTCATCGTCATCGTCGCGTTCGATGACAAGAGACCGACATCGACCGCTACAACCACCATCGAGTTAGCTGGGGGCGAGAATGACGCGGTGGTGGCGGTTGTGCTGACGCTGCTGACGTTATCGACTGCTGCCGGGGTTGAGGCGTCAAGGGTGATGAGCTGCTGCGGCGCAGAAATTATCTGCTGATGGCGATGGTGCCTGCGCTGCCACTGCTTGCTGCCTGGCTGTGGGGGAATCTGCGGTGCTGAGGTGGGCGCTGCTGCCTGAACTTCGGTAACGAGCACAGCCCAAAAGTCGCTGGTAACCGTCCAAGCCATCGTGACGGCTGAGCCGGTAGCCGCGCTGGTTGCTCCTGCTGAGCAGCCAGCCGCGAAGTCGCCGGTGGTCTTGAAGTTGTCGATGAACTGAGATGTGGACGGCGAGGTGGCGCTCGCAATAGCGCTACCGTTGGCACAGAAGCCGGCGACGAGGTTGCCGCTGGTCGTGGCTCCGGGGGTGGTACCTGACGGGGTAGTGCCCGAACCCCATCCGTTGTTTACTGCTGGCGATGTAAGGGTGTTGATGAACGGGGTGGTCTGGTTGACACCGGAGAACGACAGCGAGCCGCCGTTGATGTCGGTGGGCGTACCACCGGACACGGTGGTTGCGATTGCTACGGAGCCTGTGGTTGACCCGGTTGCCAGGCCGAAGACTTGCAGGTATCCCTGCGTGGTGTTGTCGCAGTGGATCTTGCCGAGAGATGTGGCGGTTGTTCCGCCGATAGTGACGGTGGTGGTGAGCGCGCCGTCAGCGCTAGCGTCTGTGGCAACCCCGACAAGGATCGCACCGTTGGTGACACCGCCGCCTACGGTGTGCGTCCAGTTGTAGGTAGTGCTGCTGGAAGTACCGCTGCCGCCACCTGCGACATCAAAGGCGACGGCCACAGGTCATCACCTCCTATTCCGCCCAGGCGCAATCCTCCTGCTAATTCTATGAGTTAAGCTTTCTACTGCGTACCACCCGACCAGGCGATTTGAAGTTCGTCAGTCGTGTCTCGGTAAACGAATCCGCCGTAGAACGACAGTGTTTCGTGATGCGACAAGCCGTCCGCAGACATCGTAGTCCGGAGCTGGGTTCCGACGGGGTATTCCTGGGTGCCGCCTGCCTTGCTCCAGAGCATGAGGTGCTGTATCCCGTACGGCGCGTATTTGGCGTTGAAGGTCATGCCGCACGGCTCAGGACCGCCGATGATTATTGGCTCCCATGTCAAGCCATCGGTCGATGCTTCCACAAGCATGCTGTAAGTGACGGAAGGATCATGAAAGTTAGCGCCGTCAGGCACTGTCAGATCTATAACGATCGAGGCCGCTATCATCGGCTGAGTTAGCGTCCAGTTGAAGACCACGCTAGGGTCTCGGTCGGTCACTGTGGTGTATGGCATGTCGAATCCGCGATCTGTGCCGCCTACAGTGGTCATTGCTTTCTCCTTTTAGTTCTCGCCGTAGACCTTGAACTGCTGAAGGATGATCTGGTTAGTAGCCGAGGACGCGGAACACGTGCAGAACAGCTCAAAGTACTGGTTAACTTCGTTGTCCAGAGTGGTGATGCTGTTGGAGAACAGCATCTGCGCGCCCACGAGAGCGCCGCCGGTCGGGTTCACCGACGTGATCCATCCATTTGCCGTCGTGCCCGCCGTGCGTACTGAGCCGTTGGACTGGAGTGTGCTGGCCGCCTGGCCGACCGCCTGGGCGGTGATATCGCCTTCGATGTCGAATACAATCGTGCCGGTAGCCGGGGTTAGGTTAGCCGTCGCGAACAGTGTCTTGCCAAGCGAAGCCTGCGTTGAGTCGAGGCCCCCGGTGAAGGAGAACGTTGCCGTGCCGGCCGCCGACTGAAGCGTACCGCGAGCCCGATAGTAAAGCGACTTTCCCGGTGCGCTGAAGAACCCGGCTGGGATGATACACCGGGGGGGCGATGCCCCGGCCTTGGCGCTGATCACGGTGATCGTCGTGAACGAGTTCGTTGTGACGGCTGCCTGGAGCGAATACTGCTGCTCGAACATCGTGTTGGTGTAACCGGACATAAGCTACCCCCTTCCTGTTATACCGAGATGTTGAAGATGGCCGTAATGGCGGCCGAAGCAGGAGTAGCCCACAGAATTGTGAACGTCGCTGCGGTAACCGTCTGCGTGCCGCCGAAGTAGTTGTAGCAGATGCCCTGACTGGCTACCGTGCCACCCGAGATAGTGGAATCGTAGACAAACGCGCCGTAGAACCCGGAAAGGGTTACGGAAGCCGTGCTCGTCTGCCCAGCGGTAGGAGCTGTCACCTGGTAGCACAGCGACGAAGAACCCGAGTCTACAGTCCAGGTCTTCGTGGAGCCAACAGAAACTCCTCCGGACGCCCAGTTGGTACCTGTGACTTCGTTAGCCGTGATCCATACGCCTGTGTTGAAGCCTGTAGAACCAACTGCTGCGGTCCTGTCAGGAGTCGTGGTGTTGTTGAAGACAGCTACCTTAACTGCATCGGCCGTAAGGCTCGTGTAGGTAGTAGGCTTGGTCACTGCTCCTACGCCGCCGCCACCGTTAGTGATCGGGTTTAGCATTGCCTGCTGGAATATTGCACTCGCTGGTGCGGAGCCCCAAGCCATTAGTCATTCTCCTTAGTCTGCTGCTCCGGCCCGGTAGAGCTGGTAGCTGAAGCTAGTCCCGCGCGGATTACGACGGGCTGCTGCTTGCGTTCGCGTTTTGCGCGAGATGCCTTTCCCATTAGACCCTGAACTCCCCGTGTGCGAGGCCGGCGTTAACGGCGCGACCTTCCCTGCCATCCGCGTAATCCGTGCGAACTGCCATGTACGCCTTGCCGTCGTCGCCCATTGCCTGCGACTCGCCGTTCAGGTAGTCCTCGCGTTCGACAGCCTTTACTGCGCAGTCCTCAGTTACTGGAACCAGCGGAGCACTTAGATCGTGAAGCCGGGGACAGTTGTGGAATCGGGTCTGAGAGGCAGTCAGGGGTGGCGAAACTCGCTCTGCCAGCCCGCAGTTCGGGCAGTGCAGATCTTCGTACTGCTGGCCAAGCAACGGTACTTCGAACACCAGGGGACCTCCACCTTTAGATTACAGATAATCGAGTATAACCGCCAGCGTTAAAGTACTATGATCAGCGTGACGCTGACTCCTGAGCAGAAAGAGGCGAAGAACGAGATCCGCCGCGCCAGGAACCGCATGTGGCAGCAGGAGATAGACCGCAGGAAGCTTGAAACAGGCTGCCAGTGGCCCGGATGCATTAATGTCATCGAAGTGCCGTCACAGCTTGAATTCGCTCATATTTCCCAGGAAGACAAAGAGCACAACATCAGCGACCTGATGAGGTACAGCCCCAATGACCCGGCCAACTGGGAGAAGCTGGAGGCTGAGATCGCCAAGTGCCGGCTGCTCTGCCTGATGCATCATCGCCTGGAGACCGCGCAGCAGGGACACTGGGCCTGGAGGCGGGGAATAAAGCCGGACAGGGCAGCGTTGGACCAGGTACAACCGCATCCCCGGCCCCCGCAGCAGCAACGCCCGCAGGTCTCTCCCACCTAACGCTGCGGGGGACCGGGACTTTTTATCGCAGATGACTGATACAGGGCGTTTATCGCTGAAAACCGATACTCCGGTTTGCTTACCGTGGGTCTTCAGCGGCGGGCGGCGGGACACTTCGCCAGATCTTCCGGCAGCTCTTGTGGTAGCCGTTGACTACGAAATCTCCCTGCGGCGTATTTATCTGGCGCAGCGCATACGACAGATGGAAACGCTGGGCCTCGAACGTGTTGTAGTCCACGATCATCATGAAGGCGTCAGCTTCCCACTGATGGAGCTTTACGGACTCTCGCTCTGGTCCTGGCCCTGCTTCTACCGCCATGCTTTCAGGATATGGCCCGCGATTCTCCGCAGCCATGACTTCTTCGTCTCCCTGCTCCACTGGCCGCCGTACCAGACAGCCGTCTGGATTCCTGCCCCCTGGATGAGCCTCATACAGCCGTCACAGGGCTTTTCAGTGCAGTAGAGGATTGCACCCTGCGCGCGGTCTCCGGCCCGTATAAGGGCATTCTGCTCGGCGTGCAGGGCTATGCAGGCTCCAGGTCCCGTATCGTACGAGCTACCAGGCGCTACAGCCATCGCGCAGGGCCACGCAACCTTGGGACCGCACCCGCCGCAGTGGTAGCTGTAGTCCATGGAACCGTAGCCCATCGTCTTGTAATGGCGGCCACGGGGACAAGCACCGTCAGACAGGCAGCCGGGTTCCCCGGGCGGAGAGCCGTTATAGCCGGTGGAAATGATGGCGTTGTCCCTGACTACGATCGCGCCTACCTTGCGCCGCGTGCAGTCAGCTCTGACGGATACCGAGTCGGTGATCCCGAGGTAGTAGATATCCCAGCCCGGTCGGCTAGTCATGAGGGCTTTTTCCAGGCTCCACGGTTACCTGTGTCGTAGTCATCGACAACGGTAATCCAGCCATCGGGAACGTGCTCCAGTCCTGCGCCGGCGAGTACCGCACCAGGCCGCATTTCCTTGTAGATGCGCTGCTCTAGCTGGTCCTGAAGGTCACTGTCGCGGAACGGCCGGTACATCCAGATGATGTCGTAGTTTCCGTAACCGTGCGGAAAGGTGAGCGCGTCTCCTACCCATACAGGACCACGGTGCTTCTGCATGGCCACGGTGGCAAGAGGCTCGTTGAATTCGATGCCGAACGTGCAAAGGCCGAACATGTACCGTGCGACCATGGACTTGGTACCTACGCCCGAGCCTACTTCGAGGAATCCCACGCCATCAGTGACGCACATTACCTCGGTCATAATGGCTACGAAATCGGCAAGCTGGAAAGGCATCCAGCTGGTACGTATCCCGTCGCCGCCCTGGAGCATGAAAGCGTGCTCGTCATTGTAGGCCTCATGAAGTATTCGCTGGAGTTCCCCGGCCATTCCGTAACGAAAAGGCGCATTATCTGAGATCATGTCCGCAGCTTACCCTAGTCTGTCAACAGCCAGCGCGGATTAGCCATAGTCCACTTCACCGTACGCTCCAGGGACTCGCGGAACGCTACCGGAAGCTCCCAGCCCAGTGCCCTGATCTTCGAGGAGTCCAGGCCGTAGTGAGGGTCGTGGCCAGGGCGCGTGGTGTGGAAGTCTTCCAGCTTGTACTTCAGCGGCTGGCCGATATCCTCTGCGATCATCTTCGCCAGTGTCAGGTTGTCGATCCGGTCAGGACTGGCGATGTTGTAACGGTCGGGCCGGTCAGACACAGGCTGGCTGTCGTAGGCCTTGTGCGCGGGAAATGCGGCCGGGTCGGTGTGGTTCAGCAGGAAGAGAGAAGCATCGGCTACGTTCCTCGCGTGCAGGTAGTGCCTCGTGCCGATATTGCCCTCAGAACCGTGAATGGTAACCAGCTCGCCCTGTGCTACCTTGGAGATAACCCGGGGAATGAACTTCTCCAGATCCTGGCGTTCACCGATCATGTTCATGATGTTCAGGATTACGACCGGAACTCCGTAAGTACGCCAGTAGGAAATAGCAATCGCTTCCTGGGCAGCCTTGGAGCCGGAGTAAGGGTTCGAGGGAAGAACTACGTCCCATTCAGGATGGCCTGCGTAGTCATCGGCAGCTACCGGCCCGTAGGTTTCATCGGTAGACACCCAGATAACTGCCCTGGGCTGAAGGACGCGGGCTAGCTCCAGTGTGTTAAGGGCTACTTCTACGTTGTTCCTGATGAACGGGGCAGGCTCCTGGATAGAGCGGTCTACGTGGCTCTCAGAGGCTATAGCGGCGATGTAGTCGATGTCTCCGATCCGCTGAGCCTCACGCGCGGTGAAAGGAGCCAGCAGGTCATGCATGATAACGTCGATACGAGAACGCCAGTCGTGACCTTCGATAACTTCCGCTACGCGGTCGTTCGTGCCCTTGTGCCGGAAAGAATCGGTGAGCACCACATCCCAGTTCGTGTTAATCAGGACGTGCTCAAGGAAATGATGGCCTACAAAGCCGCCGGCTCCCGAGATCAAGATGCGCTTGGTCATGCTGTCAGCTCCGTCCAGATATGCATGGCCCGCGCCAGCTTATACCAGTAGTAAAGGTGCTCGTAGTCGTTTTCGTTGTCGCACCGTGCAAAGGATTCTATCGCATCTGCGAGCACCGGATAACAGCTACCAGGAGTTTTGAGCCCGGTCAGGTCAACGGAAGCTATGTGCTTCCACAAAGACTCGTGAACCTTGATGCCTGGTGCTTCCTTTTCCACGCGCGTCTGCGGGTCGGATTCCTTGGTGTGCTTAATGCTGGGGCCGCCTGAAACGGCCAGCCACCCCATCTGGTCCAGTGTCTTCTTCACGAACAGGCCGGCCCAGATGTCATCGAATCGGTCGAACGGCAGTTTTTCCAGGCCGTTACGGGTCTTCTCGTGCCCCTGAAGCTGGAAGTACATAACCGGGAGCATGTCCGGGCTGAAGGCGAGGTTCATTCCGCACATAGCGAACAGCTTTCCGTACGGCATTACCCTGAGCCCTGTTTCCGGCGGGGTCCTGAATCCCGGGTGCTCAAGAGCCGTCACCCCGTCAAGGTCAGGGATATTGGACCACAGCCCGTGCCACACTTTGACCGGCTTGTTCTTGCGGATGTCGTACGGGTAGCCGCGCGGGTACAGCAGGCACGCGGAAGGCAGGGTGTTTTCCCATTCATGCTCGGAGTACCCGTAAGTCATGATGGCCTCTATGCTGCGCACGTAATTGCACCAGTCAAAATCAGGCTCAGGGAAGCAGTCGTCGTCCAGGGTCCAGGTGATGTCGCCCATGGCCTTCAGGAATCCGTAGCTCTTGACTGCCGAGCTGCGCCTGGGAATGATCCACGAGTCGCCGCCGAGGTCACGGTCGATGTCATCCCAGGCGTAGTGCTCAAAGCCCGAATAACCCGCCGTGTTAAGATCGAATGATTTCGAAGGGCTGTCCTCTACCAGGATTACCCGGGTGTCCTTCAGCTGCTCGCGCCAGGCGGCAAGCCACCGCTGCATGGACTCTTCGCGGTTAGACGCGATTACGACAGTAGTCATCCTAGCGGCGCTCCGTGGTGGTATCCGTGCAGAATGAAAGTGCAAGTGTCCTTAGCGGCCCACGGTACTCCTGCCGCAGCCCACCGTGCGAGCATCTTTCCGTCCCCTTCGTAGCCGTCTCTGGGGTCGAATCCCCCGTGGGTCATCACAAGCCGGGTCCGGTGCATGATTCCCGAGGTGTCAGCGCGCCCTACGGCCGGAAACGGCGAAGAAGGAACACAGCTTCCGGCGCTCAGCGCGAATTCGATATGAGGATTCTCCTCGAACAGCTGCACCATCTCGGCTATATGCGATTCCGTGTAGTCATTGTCGTCGTCCAGGTACGCCACCAGGTCCCCGGCGGCAAGAAGAGAACCTGTCAGCCGGGCGGTAGCCCCGAATCCGCTGAGCTGGCCTGTGTCGCCCCCGTAGCGCGCCTCTATCGCCAAGGCGGACCAGTTGCGCCCGAGAGCTACGAACCTGCGCATTGATTCGCCATCAGTGCTGTACCCGGCTTCGGTCAGGGAATCTTCGGTAGCCGGGTCGAACCCGTCGATAACTACCAGATGCTGAACACGCGGGTAAGTCTGCCGCTCGATGCTGGCCACCGCGTGGTTGACGACCGTAGTAGCTCGCTGCCAGGAAGACGTGACGACGGTTACGAGAGGCGCGTTCACAGTTCACCGCCTACTTCACTGAACCACTCCAGTGCGTATTCTACGGCCTTGTCCAGGGTTTCGGCATTGCCGGTGACGTGAGCGTTCGGCCCGGTGATCCTGACTATCAGCTCGCCGCCGGATCGGCAGAATTCCGCATAGTGATCCTTAGGCAGGTCAAGATATGTCGGGTCGATAATCCTGTGCCACTTGATGTCTTCGACCGGGATGTCCATCGCTACCTCCAGTAGGGCGGCCTGCACCACCACTCACGGTACCACGGCGGCCGGTGCCCAAGGCAGGCAAAGAGGCAAAGAAGGTCGTCCATTAGAACAAGCTTTCGTAGGCGTGCTCCCAGAGCTTCCAGTTGCCCTCGTGCGTGAACTTGCTCGCGGTTTCCCTGCCCTTAGCTCCCATTTCAGCCCGCAGGTCAGGATTGTCGGCTAGCAACCGGATGTACTTGCCCCATTCGTGGGGTGCTTTGATCAGGAAGCCGTTCTCGCCGTGGACTACGTACTCCCTGTAAGGCTGAACATCGGAAGCGATAACGGGGATACCCCGCGCATTGTACTCCAGTGTCTTCAGCGGGGACTTCGACCGTGCGAACAAGGTGTCCTTCAACGGGGCTATGCCGATTTCGAAATCCAGCATCTCGTAGTAAGCGTGTTCTTCATCGTTGATCTGCTTCCAGTCTGCGTGCAGCATCTGGTCCCAGTTCTTCGCGTTGAATGACGGCCGGTAGTCAGTGCCGGCGAGATACAGGTCCCAGCCTGGATTTTTGCCGAGAAACTTGCGCACGCCGGGTACTGCCTCGTGAACGTCCAGCCCGTGACTGGCACCGCCAATCCAGCCAATCCTCGGCCTGCGGCTGGAGACAGCCTTCGGCATGTTCAGGACGTACTCAGGAACACAGTTGGGAAGTACCGCAACCTTCTCGATCCCGATACCCCGCTGGACGTTAGCCAGGGTTTCCGTAGTTACGGTCACCAGGTCTGACATCAGCGAGTAGGTCTTGGCGGCATCCTGAATATCAGGCTTGTTGAACTGCTCGTGCGCTGCCCAGTTGATCTTGTCGATGGTGTAAAGGTCATCGTCAACTTCGTACACAAGCCGGTTACGGGGTGCTCGCGCTCGTCGCCAGGTAGTCATTCCGTCGTACTTGGCAAGCCTCTGGCCGACAATTATGTCCCACCTGGAACCGTCGCGCAGGTAATCCAGTGTTTTAGTCTCATCAGTAGTGCAGAGCGTAACTTCATGCCCGTGCTTCGCCAGCTCGCGGAGCGGCTGTATGATCCTGACATGACCGCAGCCGAGGCCGTCATGCGCTGCTAGGATACGCATGGAAGAAAGCTTACCTGATCAGCAGCGAAATCCGTTCCTGTTCCGCTACAGTAGCCCTATGCACCGTTTCGTAGAGCGCACGCCGGTAATGACCGTTGACTACCGCATAGTGAGTGAGATACTGGAGAGAAACGCCAAGATAGCTGCCCGGGAGACAGTAGAGGCTAAGCGACTGCGCAACAAGAAGAAGTAGCGAAAACCCTAGCCCCGGGCTTCGGGACTAGGGTTTTCGTAACTCCTGGATAAGGGTAGGCCAGGAGAGCTAATAGGTTATGCCGTCCGGGGAATCGGCGTCGCGGGTACACGGGGACCAGCGCTGCCTGCCGGCCCATCTCCAGCTGCACCAGCAGTAAAGCGGATGTCTCGGGTCGTGATTAGGTCTGCGAGCCCGGCTGAGCGTTACCTGCGTTACCGGAGTGCTCTGCCGCAGAAAAATGGTCGCCGTTTTCTCCGGTCATGCCTACCGCGCCGGCGTTGTCGTCAACCTTGGACCAGCCTGCTACAGGGCTGCCGGAAGCAGCATCGTAGCTGTACTCGTTCAGGCCGCCTTCCTTGCCGCCGCGAACCACGTTCTCACCGCTGGGGGCTGCCATTATTTACCTACTTTCTTCGTGTAGCTCTTAAAGGGCTTGATATCCATCTCGGGATTATCGTTTACCGTACCTGGAGGAGGCGGGTTTACCGGCTCAGAGCCGGGTGCGCCGGCAGCTCCGGAAGGCAGAGGGCGGCTGGTGGTGTTTCCGCCAGACATAGACTCGCCGCCGCACAAGCCGAGATCGATTGGTACCAGGTGGCTCATATCCACATAAGTAGGCTCGTTCGGGTTACTGGTCGCCATCAGGTGCCTCCGTCTCGGTAAAGCCCATGAGCTTAGTGGCCTGGACGATCGTCGCAGCATCGCTGAACCCGTCCATGACAGCCTTGGGAAGAGCCGGAAGCCCGTCCTTGACCGGAATAGCGGATACTACGATGTGCGAAAGGTCTTCCATAACGCTCCTTAGTGAATGCGCTCGCTGCCGTCAGTGATGCTGCCGCCGGCTGCGCCGCCATGTCCAGCCGGGCCGTTGCCGACGCCGTGGCCACCGGGAACGGTGTACGTACCCACGGTGCCGGGAGCACCAGTGCCGTCAGGTACGTGAAGGCCAGGGATGCCCGTGTCAGTGCCGTACTTGTTGGACTGTGCCTCGGTGTCCACAGAGCCGCCGGTCATGTTCTGGCGCGGCGACGCGCCGTAGGAGTCCAGCGTGTAAGTAGCGCCGGTAGCTACGTGAGCAGAAACGCCATTGCCACCGGGAGCGCCCGTGTCGGCATCATCGTTCTGCGCGCCGTAGGCAGCAGTCGGAACCGGAGCCTGAAGCGTGGGGTCAGAGGCAAGTCCGGTACCGCCGGTACCCGGTGCGCCCGTGCTCAGCGGGTTCTGGATACCGAAGGGGAGCTTGCCGGCAGCCTGACCAGGGAGCGCGGTCTGGTCGCCGCCTACAGTGATGCCCTTCGCAGGCCCACCAAGCGTCTTGTCAGCCATTTATATCCTCCTGTTAGGTCAGGCTGGTGTTCATTCCCAGCGTAGCTGCCTGAAGAGATTCGTGCTAGTTACAGCTTTCCGTATTCGGAAATTAGCATAGTCTTTGTCTTCGCTGATGCCTTTTCCCTATCTGCTCCGTTGGCTACTGCCCAGTCAATCCAAGCTGCTTTGTTGTCTACGGTGGACGGGCGTTTAACCTGCGGGGTTACTTCCTCGACTTCGTTATCGTCATCATCGCGTTCGAAGTCATTATCGAAGTCAGAACTAGGCAATGCGGGCTCGGGCTCCTCTTCTACCGAACGTTCGATAATTCCTCCGTCTGCGAACTTCAGTTTCGATTCGTAGTTAGGATCAGGAACCTTGAGAACGTCATAGCCACGGTCCAGGACAGGAGTATCGGTATATTCGGCGTTACGGCCATTAATAAGATGCTTCGCCTCCCATTCCGGCACGTCGATTTCCCCCATGTACCCCGGCCATTCCCGGTTATCGTAACGACCGCCTGTCATGTGCGTCAGCATGCGGATAACAGTCATAAGCAACAGTATATGCGAAAAACCCCGACCCCTAAGGGCCGAGGCTTTCCGGTAAAGGTAGGGCTTAGGTGAGAGCGCCCTTGAAGAGCTTGACTGCGTGAGTGTCGCCCCAGTTACCGTCGCCACGGAGCAGGCAACGGAACGTAACCAAGTCGCTACCGAATGCGAAGTCGTCGGAACGCTCGAAGCGGAGTCCGCCGGCCAGGCGCACGAAGTACTGGCTGAAGTCACCGAAGGCAATAGACTGCGCTCCGGTAGCTACGGCAGGCATGAACGGGTCCGCCACAATGGGCTTGCCGAGCAGCAGGTCAGGAGCACCGAGGACCATGGACGGCTCCCATACGGGGCGTCCCTGGCTGTCCACGAGCTTACGGAATCCGCCGATCGTCTTGTCCGCAGCCAGCCAGTAGCAGGACCGTGACTGACGGTAAGGTGCGATTACGCTGTACTCCATGTCCACGAGGTTGGCGTATGTAGCCGCGCCGCTCGTGCCGGTTGCGCCGGTAATACCGATGGACACGCCGGAGAGCAGGCCGCCGGTAATGCCGTTGGTGCCGTTAACGAGAGCGGTACCGAATGCGTTTCCGATCGCACGGCCTGCGGACATCGCGAGGTAACCCAGGAGGTCAACTGCGGTGTCGTCAATCAGTTCGCGGGAGAGCTGGGTGAGCGAGCCGAACTTGACGGCAGCAAGAGTAGCCTGCGTGAACGCGGGGTCAGCGGACGGAATCGATGCACCCTGTGCAGCAGAAGTGCTGGTGAGATGCGAGGATACGACGGGGATCTGGATCGTCTCGCCGCCGGCGGTGTTCAGAACGCTCGGGCCGGTCTGGAGAAGTCCGGAAACCTCGATCAGGTAGCTGATCAGCTGGTCGTAGAAGTCCACGGGAACGGTGGAAGACGCGTTGGTCGAGCCGGCCAGTACGCCGTTGGTGGTAAGGGTACGGAATTCGTCCGACATCAGGTACTTGGGATTGACGGAACCCCGGTTAGCGCGACGAACTTCAATCGCACCACGGCTCGGGTTAATCATCCACTGCCGGATTTCCTCGCGTGCCGAATCGTACGCTGCGGCTGCCTCTACCGGACGGGAACCGAGGCGGTTGTAAACCTCATCGGTCTCGCGGGAACGGGACTCAGCGTCGAGAACAGCCTTCAGCCGCTCATCGATCTTGTCGATTTCGGCGTTGAGAGCGGACCACTTGCTCTCTTCCTCGCCCGTGAAGTCACGGTTCTCCGTGGAAGTCCTGTCGAGAAGTTCCTTGGCCTCGTGCCAAGCCCTCTGACGGCGATCACGGAGGTTATTGGCAACATCAGATGCCATGATTCCTCCAAAGCTGGGTTGGTTTCGATTACCATCCAGCTCCGGAGTCCATGCACTCAGTGCAGCTACTCGGCCGTGGGAGGTCAATTACGATTTAACATAAAAAATCTGCCTTTAGCAAGTAAAGGCAGATTTTTTACAGGTATTGGTTATTCGTCAGTACCGATGAAGGGGTCGAACCTCTTCTCCTGAAGTTCCGCGATACGCTGACGACGCTGGAGTCCGAGCTTTGCGAGCTGAGCTTCTCCGTTGTCGATTACATGACCATTAGTTACCTCTTCGGTAACTTCAGCCGGAGACTCGGTTTCCTCTGTCCGGATCTCTTCAGTCTTTTCAGGCTCTTCCACGGTCTCAACCTCTTCTGTAGGAGTCTCAGTACGCTCTTCCACGGGCTTGCCGCAGTTGGCGCACAGTACGCGCTCTTCGGATGTCTCCTCAGCGGAGTTCTTCTCGTCAGAGCTGTCAGCGGCTGCCGGGGTGTTGTCTTCGGAAGTCCAGTCCGCCGGAAGCATGTGTGAAAGGCCGAGCGCCTTGGCACGGGTGATGATGTGCTGGCGGATAGCCTCGTGGCTGGCGTGACCGCGCCCTACCGCGTGAATGGCGTCGTGCAGGTCTTCCTCATCCTGAATCGGGTAGGAAGGCTCGCCATTGGCATTCGGCATTGTCGCACCGCTGGAAGCGGCCTTCTTCAGGGCCGCAGCATCGTACTTGGCACGAACTTCATCCTCGTAGAGGGCGAGGCGCTTCTCTTCGAGACTCACTTTAGCCTCCTCAGGGATAATGGTCGTGATCTCAAGGGTAGCGCTGGTGCCGGCCGTGGAATAGGTATTTGCACCTGTGCTGAAACCTGTGAGCTGTACAGCGGGAGCAGACGGGCGGTCAGTACGCTTGAACAGCTTTACGCCCTGATTGGCTTCGAGCAGCGACCGGATTTCCGCAGGCTCTACGTCGAACCTGGTTGCCAGTGACTGTACCGCACCATCCATAGAGCGAACTGCGGAAGTAGCGTCAGGATAGGCAGGCGTAGTCACAGGAGCAACGTCAACCAGGTCCACGGAAAGCAGAGTGCGGAGCGGGTAGTTGAAATCGGAAAGACCCCAGTCGTCACCGCCCTCGGGAACCCGGAAAGCGAACGAGGAACTGGACACGTCGCCGCGCTCCATCAGTTCGATAATGTCTTTGCGGAAGGAGGGAGGAACAACGTCGTAAAGCAAGCCGGTGCTGTCTACGTCGATAAGGCAGGTACGCGCATTCACAGTGCCGAGCAGAAAATCGTCATTGTGATTGAAACGGCAAACCACATCGGGGAATCCAATAGCCCTGCCCTCAGTGAAAGCCCTGCTGTCAACGCGCTCTACAAAGCCGCCAAGCTTACGCGAGAGCTTGTTGAACATGGAGGCATAGCCCCAGATGTGCTTAGGCCCGTTACCTCCGTCTACGGAGCGAAGCTCGGGCCGGAACTGGTTAATGCGACGTTCGGGGAACGCAGAGTAGAACTCTCCTGCGCTATGCACATCGGTCATTAACCCTCCAAGCCATAGATATCAATCTCCAGGTTAAGGCGATTTTCGACCATACGCTACTCTAAGCGTTAATCCTGGAGGCCTGTAGGCGGAATATCATCGTAATTCTCCACCATGTCCCTGATGACAGAGTTAGGCATCTTGGCCGTGAAACGGTCCTTGTCCACCGACTCGATAAGCGCACGCTGGACTACTCCCAGGCGAAGAATATCCGCTGCCTTGTGCTCGCCCTGCTTGTCCAGCTCACGGGAATAGGCGTTCATCATGTTGGCGTAGAACTGGCCGGGGTCGTTGGCAGGGCCGGTAGGCTCCCCTGTATCCGGGTCCGGCTTGAACTCGCCGCCGACCGGCTTCTTGGTAAGTCCCTGCTGCTGGAGGTTTTCCAGCTTCTTGCCGGCTACGTCGATAAGCAGCACAACCTGGTCCAGCATCGACTTCGGCAGTGCTCCCGCACGCTGGGCCATGGACACCATGAGCGTCAGCGGCAGCGACTCGCTGCCCGCGCCCTTAGGCAGCGGGGGAAGGTCTTCCAGCTCGCGGAGTTCGTCCGTGGTGCGCAGGCCGATGTTCCGCTGAATCTGGTAGATCTCGGTACGGGTCTTGAGGTCGGTCTTGAGCAGCGCGTCGGTGTTGAACGCCACTACGCGCCTGGCAGGCAGCAGGTCGTTGAATGCCCATTCCAGACGGCACAGCCACGGCCTGAGAGCTTCGATTACCTGAAGCTGGTTCTGCTCCGTAGTGGAGTACGTAAGACTGCCCGCACTCATGCCCCCGACCCTGTTAGGCGGCAGGTCGTAGATAGAGGCAATGTGCGTAGCGTTGAGCTGCATGGCCTGGATAAATACTGCCTCGTTCGGCGGAACGGTAACGGGGGTGTAATCCCAGTCCCTGCCATATACCAAAGGCTCGCGCCTGCGCAGGGAAGTAACGAGCATGCGGCGGATTTCAGCTGCCTGCTGGGCGTCTACTTCGATTTCGGAGTTCTGGAAAGTGCCCGGGGGAAATCCTCCTGATGCAAACCAGTCCGTGCTGTATCTCTGGTTTTCGTGGCCGGCGAGGATAGTGAGCGCGAAAGCACGCAGCGGCGAAATGCCTTCTAGGCGTCCGGGCAGCGAGTAGCCTTTTACGTGGAACAGCTCCGAATCAGGCCCGTACCAGGTCATCTTCCGGCCGTATGCGTAGACATTGGTATTCAGCGGGTTGATGAGCTGCTGAGCAGAGTCTTCCTGGTCCACGATGACGTGCTCCGGGGGAATCCATTCAATTCCGGTGGGAAACCCGAATCCATCGCGGCCGGTGATAAGCCCCCAGGCATTACCCTGGAGAGTCAGGCTGGCCATGCAGGCAAACATCCAGTCGTAGCCGGTGCCTATTACAGACGGGTTCTCGAAGAGGTGCGGGCCGCTGTAAGGTGCCTTCCGGCCGTCACGGGACTTCTGGTAAACCCGGATAGGCAGGGACGCGGCATTGTCAGACAGGATCTTAGTTGCCGCATACAAAGCAGGAAGGCCTAGTGCTTTATCCAAGCCGAAAATCTGGCGCGTGGGGTGAACAGGGCCGCCCACGTCGAAGCGCATGAAGGGATCGGTCCACGGCTGCCAGGGCACGCCGCCAATAGTCCGCCGCTCTACTTTCATCTTAGAAGATGCGGAAACATTCTCAATCAGCCCCACGGGGGATCTCCTCGGCTGGCTATCCGGCCAAAGAGCACTTTGCTCCTGCTCCGGTATTACCCAGCTCCCGTAAAGGCCATGGGTCTAACTGTAGATTACGGCATTATTCGCCTTTAGGCACGAGGCTGTGACGTGCTCCTTTGACGAAGCCGTAGCGGACGCAGAGCCCGAGCCACTTCAGGTGACTTGCAGTCCAGAGAACAGAGAAGACGGCAAGGTACCAGGAAGTGCCGGCGACCCAGCCGAGCGACATAAAAACGAAGGTGATCGTAGTCAGGAGCATGCGTCCGGTGAACTGCACCGGGTGAATGTCGCGGGCTTTAGCCGCAATTTCCGCGTTAGAGGTGACCACAGGGGCCGTGGTGATGATCATTCCCCTATTTTATCTCAATAAGTCCCCGCATAGTTTCCTCTATCCAGGGCTTGACTGCTGTCATCTCGCTCATCATCTCTGTATAGATTGCGGAAGACTCGTGATAGCCCATGATACTTTCGGACATGCTCATCTCCTTGCAGCGCTCCGCCGCCCTGAACAGCTTGGCCCGTATCTGGTACATTCCGTCGAATATAGCCTTGTTATGTGAAGTTTCCATGCTTTAACCCGGCTTGTTAACGTAACCGCGAGTTATCACCTGGTACAGCTTGTCCTTGATGTGCCGCTGGGCATCGTAGTTCATCACGGAGAACATCAGGAGTGACGCAATGATCACATCAGCCAGCTCTTCATGCACATCATTGACTGAACCGGCCGTCCGGGCGAACCCGCGCCACTTCCGGTAGGCCTTGATGAACTCCCCGGCTTCCTCGGCCACGCACATGGCCTGAGCATCCATCCACTCCTGGTCGCTGGCTCCCTGGGCGGCGTGTACGCGGATCTCTTCCGCCAGGTCTTCCGTGAACATGACCAGCTGGTTGAATTCCAGCTCACGCAGGCGCGGCTTGAGAGTACTTTCGGTGAACTCAGATGTAGTCATTTGAGTATTCGCAGCTTCTCCATGGTGTATACCTCGTCCCGCCGCCGCGTCACTACATTCGCCAGGATGGCCTCGCACCGCAGCTTCCAGTCTGGCTTATTGGCGTGCACCCAGCGGACGTGCTCTAGTGCCGACTCGAATTCCTGGCTGTTAGCCGCGTGAGCTAGCAGCCATTCTTCTGCCAGGTCCAGACGTTCCTTCTCATCGTCAAGTGCCATAAAACACCTTTTCCCTCGCCGTCGAACACTTCTCCCTCGTGCTTTCCCTTTGTGCACTTCAACGGGCCGAAGTCTTCAAGCAGTTTCTTGAACGACCGTGCTGATTCAGGATATGGCTTCCCGTTAGGTGTTTTGTACAGCCAGGTTCCGCTGTCTGCACAGTAAATCCACACGTACGGCGAGCGGCCGAATAGCGGGGCGATGCCCTGGTCCTCTTCCAGCTCGTCCTCATCATCCCACTCCGGCTCAGTTTCTTCTGCCGCCGGGAGAAGAACCTTGTTCGCAGCTTCGATAGTGGATTTGAGAGCCTTCAGCGCTAGCTTGCGCCTGCACAGGTCTACGGCATTGACATTCCACACCACAGCCGCAGCATGGTCCTCGCCGTCTTCCTCTCCGGTCAGGAACCTGATGACATGGCGCATGAGGGCGGCTTCATGGTGCTCCAGGGTTTCTTCGGTGCTGGAGTTCTCCCAGTTCCGGTAGCCGTAGCTCTGACCGCCGCGCTCGTACAGCTCGGCCACGCGGGTTATAAGCTGCTCACTGAACGGCACGCCCTTGGGGAACATCAGGTCGAAGCGCGGCTTTCCCTTGTCAGTGTCCCTGACTACTCCATCTGAGTGGTGAGCCTTGGTGCCAGAATTCTTGGTAACAAACCCTAGCGCTTCAGCTTCTTCCTGAGCTTCTAGGTAGTTTGCGTAGTCAGCGTCGTACATCTGATTCCTCCTGCTTTATCCGCGCGTATCTGTTTATCGTCCCTGTCAACAATTCCTCCATGTCCGACTTTGGCTCTTCAGACAGGTACATGGTGTAGATATTTGCTGCCTGTTCTGAGTACCAGGAAGATTTCCTCAGGTCTTCGACGCGTTTCTCAGGATCTTTCTTGCCGAGGCGGCCTAGGTACTTGATCGCGTTGCCGACGCAGAAATGGTAGGCCATTTCCGGGTCCCAGGCGATCATGACCTTGATAACCTCGTACGGATCGTCTTCACCACCGTAATGCTGCGGGTGATTAACGTGGTCAGGCATCCGGAAGCTCTCCGCTCCACTTGACGATGTTCTCCGTCACCGTAATGGTAACCGGCTTCGGGCCTTCGCGGCGCTCTTCCAGGTAATCTTCGAAGACAGTCGGGTGGTAGGTGCGCAGTTCAGGCAAAACGTAATCAGGGTTCTTGCAGGAAACCCTTTCCTCGTACCCGTAGCGCCTCTCTGTTTTCCAGATGTAGTACTCACCACAGATGTCCGGCAGGCGCTCGCCGGTCCTCGCGTCCGTGGAGTAGCTGTGCTCCTTGACGTGGCTGTAGCGGTCTACCGTCTTGCCGGTACGCGTGTCCACGTAGTAGATACGCGGGCTGTGCTGCTCCCAGCGGGAAGAGTTCAGCGGCTGGACGCGGACGGAATAGACCGGATTGCCGTCTTTGTCCGTCACAGGAACCTTGAAATAGCCCCACGTGCCGTCCGGCCGCTCGGCGTAGTCCCGCGACTCGCGCTGGCTGATGCTCACGACGCGGCCGATCACCATGGTGATGCACCTGCCTGACGCTGCCGCGTAGATCACCAGGTCGCCTTCGCCGTACTCGTTACCCAGAAAGTCCTTCATAGAAGCAGTAACACTACCAGCAGCGATCCTGTTCCCAGTAGACTTAGCTGCACAGAGACAGGAGAATTTCCGTGGCTGATGACGACGAACCGCTGTTCCGGCTGGAATTCAGGCCCTCGCCGCCTCCGCCGCCCCCGACGATGCTCATCCGCAGGAAGAATAACGACGTTCCCATTGTTATGCCTGAGGATTATGCGTTCGAGCTGTATCTTCTGCTCAAGGAGCACTTCGAGGGGAAAGTTAGTTGAACCGTAAACTTACCAACATGGACGCTGAGTTCATACGCTTGTTCGATGAGTTCGGGTTCCCTAAGTCTCAGATCGCCCGGGAGTACGGCGTTCACGTTGACACCATCCGCAACGTAGTGCTGGGCAAGAGCTTCAAGGGAAGCGTTCTGCGCAACAAGAACCGCAAGCTGAGCGATGACCAGGTACGGCAGATCCGCGAGTGGGCAGCGGAAGGCTTCGGGGAAGCAAGGATCGCGAAGAAGCTCGGAGGGATCATCGGACGCAGCACAGTCAGGCAGGTCATCACCGGGCACTCGTACCAGGATGTCACGTGATGCTAGCGTGGGAGGATCTGAGCGACTTGACCTGGGATGACTGGCAGGTACTTATCTGGTACCTGGTGGGAACTGCTGTTGTATGCGGCTGCATCCTGCTGTGGGGCCGGTTCTGGCCAATAGGAGGCCCGCGTGAGTAAGATACGCGCCTGGCTAGGCAAGTCGCGGACTAAGATGTTCGCCTGGATAGACGAGTGGTGGGCACACAGGCTGCACCTACCTGGAGGCAGCCTCATCTGCCGTGCCTTTAACCGTTACCTGCTAGCCGGGGAATGGAAAGAAACCGATGAGCAGGTCGCCAGAATCGGCCGCCCGCCCGAGAGGTAAACATGGGCAACCTGATAGGCGGCATACTCGGCGTACTGTGCTTTTTCTTCATTACCCTACTCATCTGGAGATTTTTCAATGGCAGCTAGGTGGATCGAGTCGGCTGACCGGCTTACCTCATGTGCGCGGTGCCATGCCCGCATAGAAATCGGCCAGCGGTTCTACTACCTGCGCCGTGGCACCTACTTGTGCGAGATGGACGGATCGCTAGCTGAGCACGAGGAACCGGAAGTAGGCCAGGTTGAATCCGGCGTGCTCGAAGACCTGGACCGGCTACCGGAAGAGGCTTCTAAGGGAACTATCGCCCAGCTGATGCTCAAGACAGCTAGACTGATCGACAGCGGGGAAGTTGCCGACCGGGACATCGCCCCGCTACTGAAAGAATCGCGTACGCAGCTAGCCCAGCTCAGGGACCAGTTCCCTCCGGCCGAGGAAGACGACGACACCGAGAAGAAGCGGAAGCGACGCGAAAGGCTGCTCCTGATGGACGGAGGCTACGTAGATGAGTAAAAAGCTAACCCCGGAGGTTAAGACCTTCGGTTACGAAGACCTGCGACGGCACGCCGGCCAGCTGGACTTTTACACCCGGGTAGACGTAGACCTCCACGTAGCACTTGCCCTTGCCGATAAGAGCCCTTACCCGAAAGGCGTCAGGCTGGGCATCATGAAGCAGATAGCCAACAACAGGTCCATCTCGCTCAGGCAGCTGAGCATTCTCCTTGGCTGGGCAGCTGACAAGGCCCAACGGTGAAAATACCGGCTGACCTGCGCAAGGAAGTCGCCCTGGCAGAAGAGATGAACTGGACCCTGGTGCAGGGAAAGCACCTGAAGTGGTACGACGAAACAGGGAAGCTAAGGCTGGTAACGGCCACCACTCCCTCTAAGGGCAAGAGGGGAATAGAAAACACCAAGGCAAGGTTGAAGAAGTGCGGGATAAGCGCATGAAACGGCTTTCTCCTGGGGCAACCGGGTGGGTAGCGGTAGGAACTGTAGTCGTCATAGCTGAGCTACTTGACGAAAGAACCATGAGCGAAGCTTTCCGGGCCGCGAGCAGGCATCCGGTAGGCAAGCCGGTCATCTTTACCGCGTGGGGAATACTTACCGCGCACCTGTTCGGGGTGCTGCCCCCTGAGTACGACCCGATCCACGTGTTCTGGAACAACACTGCGAAGGTGATGCTAAATGGGCGCAGGCCCTAACTGGACTCAGGCCGAAAAAGACCTGGTTAGTGATAACATGGCGATGCCTGACAGCGTTCTAGCTGAAAAGCTCGGCAGGACGGCAGTGTCGATCAACTGCATGAAGTACCGGCTAAGGCACGAAACCAGTTCCACCCGCATGCGCAAGCCCATCAGCCAGGAGCGCGATATGCGTCCTTCCGGCTGGTACACAGAAGTAATCGGCACCCTGCTTATGGAATGCCCGGACGCCTACGAGACATGGAAGCATTTTCACCGTTATGTCGAAGTCAAAGAACTTTCTGCGGACCCCAGCTGGACGCACCTCCTCTGCCGACGCGATACAGAAGCGCCGTGAATACACGAGGCGCCTTTTCGACCTCATGGAGGCCTGGAATGAGGATTACGAAATCGTAGTCAACCAGATAAACGGCCCGGCCGAGCCCGACAGCTTCTACTGGCACCTGTTCTACAAGGAGAGCAAGGTAAACGGCGGACTGGCGGACAGCCGCAAACAAGGACAAGAGCGCGCCAGGCAATACAGGCAGTCCCATACTCGCAGTATCGTACTCACATCACACGTCTGGGACCTGGAGACGGCCACCTGGATTCCGAGGGCCGAACTTAACATCGTGTAATATACAATGTATGGTAAGTGCCGTACTTGAAGAACCAGAGGTTTACGGGCAGCAAATGCCCCGGTTCTGGACTGCGCCCGACAGGCACAGGGAAGAAGTAAGCACCTGCCCTAGCTGTGGTATAACTGAAGACGGCTACAGCGGAATAGGATGCGGCGATTACCTTTCCACTGAAATTCTTGACTGGGCTAAAGGCTTCGGCTACAAACCGGACCCGTGGCAGGAATGGGTGATCAGGGAAGCCTGCGGTACGCGTCCTGACGGCCGGTGGGCTAGCTTCGAGAATGACGTAATTGTTTCCAGGCAGAACGGCAAGGGCACGATCCTGGAAATCCGCGAGCTGGCGGGCATGTACCTGCTGGGCGAGAAGCTTATTATTCACACGGCCCACGAGCTGAAGACTGCCCAGGAGCATTTCCTCCGCGTCATCCAGACCATTGAGAACTACCCGGCTCTGTCGCGGCGCATGAAAGGCAAGCCACGGTTTTCTCACGGTGAAGAGCAGATTCAGCTCCTTGCCAGGCCCACCCTTATCTTCGGCTCCGGCCGTAAGCGCGTCTTCGAGAGCGTAAGCCCGCGACTTCGCTTCCTGGCGAGGTCGCGTGGCTCCGCCCGAGGCTTCACCTGTAACTGCCTGATCTACGACGAAGCCATGATCCTCGCGGCCGAATCAGTCGGTGCCTCGCTGCCTACCATGTCCGCCGTGCCCAACTCGCAGATGTGGCTGGCCGGCTCCGCAGGCCTGGAAGACTCCGAGCAGCTGGCCCGGTCCCGCAGGCGCATCACGCACGACACTAAAGACCTGTTCGGCGCTGAATGGTCGATACAGCCGCACCTGCCGACGTGCAAGGTAGACCGTACCAACGGACGGAAGACCAACCATTACATCGTCTGCGATGAGCACGACGACCGCGACACCCCTGAGAGCGCGGCTAAGGCCAATCCTGGGTTCGGCTACCGCCTGTCCTGGGAATTCACGAAGAACGAGCTGGCGACGCTTTCCGATGTCGAGTACGACCGCGAGCGGCTGGGCGTCGGCCAGTGGCCGGCGGAAGAGGAAGCCTGGAAGGTAGTTTCCGAAGACCTGTTTCGCAGCCTGACGGTGAAGAAGCCAGGAATCATCCCTGCTGGCGGCCAGACAGCCTTCGCGCTGGATGTTGCCGAGGACGGTACCAGCGCCTCGATCGCGGTTTCCTGGGTGCATCCTGAAGGCTTCCTGGTGATGGAGATCCCGAGGAACTGTGCCCGCCCTGGCACTAACTGGGTTGTAGACCGGCTGGCGGAGCTGGTACAGAAGTACAGGCCCCTGGCGATCGTAGCGCCGCGCACAGGGCCGGCCGCAGGCCTCGGAGATGACCTTGAGAAGCTGTGGCCGAAGCATCATAAGTTCGGGTCCAGGCTCATCAGGTCCACGGCTAGCGACGACGCGGCGGCTTACGCCTGGTTCGTGCAGCAGTGCAAGGACGAGAACCGGCCGCTAAGGCACCTGGGAGAGAAGACCGGGTACACCCTCTGGCATGCCGTGGGAACGGCTGAAACGCGTCTTATGGGCGACGGAGGCAAGACCTGGTGCCGCAGGGACTCAACCACGGACATCACGCCGGCGGTGAGCTGCAACCTGGCAGCGTGGGGACTGAACAAGAAACGCCACGACTACGACATCCTGAAATCGATCGGTTAAGTGGAGCCGTAGGGATTCGAACCCTAGATCCGTGGCGGGTGCCGCATGCGGCTTTCCCTACGTCGATACCAACCCGGCCCCTAGTTCATAGTGATGAGCACTGGTAGTCCTACCGAGAGTCGAACTCGGACGCCGCATTTAGGGGACGCAGGTACAGGTCCGCTGTCAGGACTATGGACGGAGATGCGGGATTTGAACCCGCGTAACTAGGGTTGCAGCCTAGCGCCTCGCCTCTCGGCCAACCTCCGTGGTACACCTGCCGAGAGTCGAACTCGGTGTCCTTCCTTCGGAGGGAAAGAACTAGGTCCGCTAGCAGATGTAAGCCAGTTCCAGTGCACCCGTTCCCTAACAGAACGCAATCCCTCACGGGAAACTAGCTACCGGCCGGATAGCGGTGCACTGGAGCCGTACCTGTTGAGAGAATCGAACTCCCCTGCCGAAGCAAGCGGTTTACAGCCGCCGTGTCCACCTTGGAGCGTAACAGGCTTGATGTGAGTACTTATTTTTCTCCCACTAGGCGCTCTCCAGCGCACTGCATGCCCGAGGCCCTAGTCCTGCGGTTAGGGAATAGCAGTGTCATTCCTTGAGGGTCGTGCGGGAGTCGAACCCGCTCACACTTGGGTCACAGCCAAGTCTCGCAACCGTTTGAGTTACGACCCGGTACCTCTCAAGGGAATCGAACCCTAAGTCCTCGGTTTGTAGGACCGTTACTCTACCATTGAGCTAAAGAGGCTTGATGTGGGTTTTATCTAGGCCTCCGAAGAGACTCACAAAAGGTACCCACGGACCTAGTACAGCGTAAGGGACTCGAACCCCTATTCTCCTGATTCGTAGTCAGGTGCATTAGTCCATTGTGCTAACGCTGCATGTTTCCTGCTGTATGCCACCCGGCGGAAATGCCCGAATGGCATACAGCAGAGTCTGTCACGATCCGAAATGCGTACTGCCTGAGGACGAACTGCCTGACGGGTACCCGGAGTACGAGAGGCCGAACAGCGGCCCCCGGTACGGCGTGAAAGTAGCCGCGATAGCAGTGTTGCCGGATAGGGTCACCGTAACCGGACTTGGCTGCCCGGTAAGGCCCGTACAGTTCAAGTTAGCCCAGGTGCCCGTGAAACGGTGCGCGAGCGCGAGAGCGAGGTTGACGCCGGTTCCGGCAAGGAACGCGGGGGTGGGTGCAGACGACTCGGTATCGAAGTCCAGTTGCAGCCGTGGTGCCCCGGTCAGTGCAAGATTGACGCAGTACTCTCTGGTGTCGTTGCCGTTGCCTGTGGGCGGCTGGCCTACCTGCAAGCGGTACAGGTTCTGCAAGAACAGGTTTTCCTTGCCCGCAGGGGGAGCCGTGCCATTGCTGGTCACGAAGTCGTTCAAGCCAGGTACCAAGGCCATCGGAATGCCCTGGAAGGATGCGGCCTGCTGCTCGTTCAGCGCAGCAGAGGGGGCCAGGACGTTGTTGTCAGTCTGGTCGGGTACCATCCACTGCTTACAGCCTAGGGCACTGTCTACGGATTCCAGGACCCCTTCATCGGAGCCGTTGAACAGCTGGGTAGCACCCGGCAGCGCAGCGATGTTCGCCGCATTAGCCTGAGCTGTCGCACCGAGCCCTGCAACCAGCTCTGAAGAGGGCACGTTGTCCGACTGATCCTGGTCCACGATCGAGAAGTCCCGGGTGGTAGGACAGGGGAGACCGTCCTTAGCGGTACCGTTAGGAGGAACGGTAACCAGCCCCTGGCCGATTGCCGTACGCAGTGCCTGGAAGAACTGCGGGCTGTTGGCCCACGACTGCTGGGCGAAGTTAACGAAGTACGCCGCACCAGGTCCGGCTAGCTTGAGCTGACTGCCGTTGAACCCTGTCCAGATGGTGACAACCGCGTTAGGCGGCAGAACCGGCGGCACGATGGTCCTGGCTGGAGTTGCACCTTCTGGTACTACCAGCGGGTAGTAAACGCTGAGGGCACCTGTGGCCGGATCGAGGATTGTCGCCTGGACGAATGCGCCAGTCTGAGCGTTTTCCGCACAGGCAGCGGTAGCACTTTCCAGGAACCACGGCTGGGACAGGCCTGATGACAGCGGATCAGAGGGCACGTTCAGCGTACACTGCGGTGCCGTCAGGAGATTGCCGAGCTGTATCTGCTCGCTGCCTGTCATCTGGCTGGGAAGTGCCGCGTCGCTGTTGCTGCCGGCAGTGGGGCTAGAGGGAGGAGCAGTAGCCTGTACCCGCGCGTTGCTGTTTGCGAACTGGGTGGCTACGAGATTCGAGGTATTCCCGTGCAGTACGCCAGGAGCTGCCGCAGCACACGCCAGTACGATAGCGCCGGCTGCTACCAGAGAATACACCTTGAAGTTTGAATTGCGCCAAGTCCTTTTAGGCCTTTTCCGGCCGTGCTTTGCCAGCGTTCTGCTGTGCCTTGCCATGTATCAGAAACTTCCTGCTTGGAAAAATCAGAACATTGAAACAGCGTAGAAATATACGGCTCTCACCCCAGGAGCAGAAGGACAACGAAGGCACTACGCGAGACCAACGGGATTCGAACCCGTACCCTCCACCTTGACAGGGTGGTGCATTATTCCGATTTTGCTATGATCCCATAGCCCCGTTCTTATAAAGCGCCGGGGTTTGAAAGCGCTTGCTGACCTTATTGGATTCGAACCAATATCCCCCGGATTAACAGTCCAGTGCTTTGCCGATTAAGCTAAGGGCCAATGCCCGGAAATTTTACGTCTTTACGGATTGGACGAGAAGCGGGGGTCGGATTTGAACCGACGTTTATGCGGCTTATGAGGCCGGGCTGGGTCCGAACTCCAGTCACCCCGCAGTCGTCCATATCGGATTCGAACCGATGATCCCCTGTTTGAAGGACAGGTGGCTTGAACCGCTTGCCTAATGGACGTTGTGCTTTTTATTGTAGCGTGCTCCGTATCGGATTCGAACCGATGATCTCGCTGGCTGAGAACCAGGTGTCCTGACCGCTAGACCAACGGAGCATTTTTGCAACCAGGCCATCCGTCCTCCACCCGTTTACCGGGCTGCACAAAAAGCGAGAGGGAGTACAAGTAATCTGATTGCTCACACTTGCCGTGGGTCCTCTGGGATTCGAACCCAGATATACGGGGTAAAAGCCCGCTGTCCTGCGCATTGAACGAAAGACCCGTAGTGACGAAGGGATTCGAACCCTCTACCTCCCGGTTTATGAAGCCGGCGCTCTAGCCAATGAGCTACGCCACAGTAGGAGCACTAGGAATTGAACCTAGTCAAGCTGGATATAAGCCAGATTCCGTCATACCGTTCGGACCTGCTCCCGTACCGACTCTGAGAATTGAACTCAGCGCAAGAACCTTATCAGAGTTCTCCGAGCAACCAGCTCTGCAATCGGCTCGTAAATGGGTCCTGGTACGAGCCCGTATTTCCCAGGAGTTACCCACAGTGCCAGCCTGCGCCCAAGAGGAAGAAGGACGAATTGAACGCCATGGTGATTAGCCACGATCCGCTTTCGAGGCGGCCCCCATTACCGGCAGGGATCATCTTCCGAGGATGATGCGAGATTCGAACTCGCGATGGTTTGACCCATACCAACTTTCCAAGCTGGCGCACTAGACCACTATGCGAATCATCCGTTAAGGGGTGGCAGCTCATATCCTAATAACCGGAGAGCATTTCATCAGGAACGATTCACCTGAAACCACCTACCGAGGAAGGCGCGGGATTCGAACCCGCGTGAGTTTGACCCCAACTGCCTTAGCAGGGCAGCGCACTAGACCGCTATGCGAGCCTTCCATTAAAGCTAGCGGACGATTCTTCTCTCGTGCCGGACCTTCCCCGGCGAAGGCGTACTTCCTTCCGCTAGCTAGTGCACACAGCCGGATTCGAACCGGCACGCCCTTCCGGACACTGCCTCCTCAAGACAGCACGTCTACCATTCCATCATGTGCGCAGGGTCACAGGGTTTTTAATCCCACCTTCCATACGAGGTACCTGTGCGGGTAAGTGCGGCAGACGAGATTCGAACTCGCAACATTCGACTTGGCAAGCCGATGCTCTACCAATTGGAGCTACTACCACATGGGTTTCCGGGCCGGTTTCGAACCGGCACACTATCTCAGCCTTATGACGGCTTGTTGCAGCTAAGCTGCTCCTCTAGGGTCTGCCTATTGCCTCGACCGGAAACAATTAAAGCTCAGACGACCCCTGCAAGGTAATTCGACAGTACGTCCGCTTGCAGCCGGGGCGCGTCGAACGGTGTCTGAGCTAGAGCCACAATCGGGATTCGAACCCGAGACCTGTTGCTTACCATGCAACCGCTCTACCGCTGGAGCTATTGTGACATGAAGAGCCTGCCAGTGTAAGAGCCGCGCCCGTAGGCGGCCGACTAACGACCGTGTTGCGGATTTCTTAACAAGCCCAGAGCCACCTATCGGATTCGAACCGATCACCTGCTGTTTACAAGACAGCTGCTCTTCCGAATGAGCTAAGGAGGCATGGAGACGAACATATTTATTGCAACCGAGCTTTAAGCGCTGCAATAGCGCCCCTGTAATTCTTTTGGCCAGGATAACCGATTACATCCGGCTCGTCTCGCGTACTCCACCGGGGATTCGAACCCCGAGCATCAGGATTTCTGAGACCCTGTGGTCTGCCAGTTGCCTAGCGGAGCATGGTAGGGAAATCGCCGGACTCAGCTCGTATTCGGGTATTTCCTCATCGTAGCTGTACGATTTCCCCGCTTCCGTCCCAAGATTCGAACTTGGAATCTCCTGGTTCAGAGCCAGGTGCCTTGCCAATTTGGCCAGACGGAAATGGTACTCAGGATGGGATTTGAACCCACAGCATCAGGGAGTTTGAAACCCTGTGGTCTGCCAGTTGCCTACCCGAGCACAGTACGTCCCCAGGGATTCGAACCCTGATCTCACTGGGTAAGAGCCAGTTACTTTGAACCGTTAAGCTAGAGACGCGAGCCACAAGAGGGATTCGAACCCACGTCCTCCCCATTACGAAAGGGGCGCTCTACCGCTGGAGCTATTGTGACAGGGGCCGGCCCGGTTGGGCGCGTAAATGGCTTATTGAGGCCGACCTTGAAGGGCAGACGGGATTCGAACCCGCAGTACCACTTTGGAAGAGTGGGAGTTTGCCGTTAACTAACTACCCCGTGGGAACGACAGGAATCGAACCTGTGACCTCTGGATTTTCAGACCAGCGCTCTACCGATTGAGCTACAGACCCATGTGCGACGCCTACACCCATCACGCCTGCTGCCGCACGTCCCTGACACTTGAGTGCGGTCACCCGTCGTCGGAATACCAGGAATCGAACCTGAACCACCTGCTCCCAAAGCAGGCGCGCTACCATTACGCTACATCCCGTTATTCCTGGACTTTTTCTAGCCACACATATTTCGTATCCAGGCTGGCGGCTGCGTCGGGAACCTGGGAGTTGAACCCAGTCTCTCTTGCATCCCGAGCAAGCAGATTACCGTCTTCCTCGCTCCCGATGACACGTTTTCGGGACGCTCCCAGGTGATCGGCCTAGGTCCCTCGGAGGTACGCTTCCGGTTCGCTCAAAGATTCGCGACTCTTCTCGCTAGGCGCTCATTACCCGGTCTACGTTCACCGCTCTGCCGTTGAGCTACACCCCCATTGGCTTTGCACACCGTGGAAGTGACGGGACTTGAACCCGCATCTGATCCCTATCGACCGTTTACTGAGCACTTGTCGGGACTCTGGGAGTCGAACCCAGTTTCTCTTCGATCCGAACGAAGCAGATTACCGTCTTCCTCAATCCCGTCGTAAGGCTGTCACGATTCCAGACTTACCAGGTAGCTACCCCCGGCAGTATCTTTGGCGAGGCGGAGGGAAAGCCCACAGAAACCCTTTACCCGCTTTACCCGCTACCCTCGTCCGGCAAAGGACTACTCTCGCGGAATTTGAAGCTCCTTCTACCGCGTTGTCACCACGTCTAAGGTGGCCGCTAATTACCTCGGAGCAGTGGAGTAGAAGGGATTCGAACCCTCATGTAGCTGCTTGCAAAGCAGGTGCCTTACCTGTCGTGCCACTACCCCGTGAGCGAGATTCGGCGTTACCGCAGTCCTGTACTGTCTAGCCCCTGCGATGGTCGGGGGGTTCGCGCCGCATCTCGCTGTAAAGATTGGGACCAGGAGTGGAGTCCTGGCCCCGTCGCAGTCGCAGGGTGGAGGCCCGTTGACTACGAGGTACTTCATGCTCATCACTATGGAGTTGACACACGGCCGGAGCCGCAACAAGCTCGTTCACATCCTAGTCCCCTCGCAGGTTTCGGGTAGTGGAGCTAAGCACGGGAACTACGAGTCGAACGCATTGCTGGCGGGTTTGGAATCCGCTCCCGGCCCGGCCGGGTTAGCTGCTCCCATATGGAGTTTTAGTGTCTTGCGCCCTCTATAACGAAGGCCCCGCTCCGGTTATTCCCCGGTTCGAGGCCCTAGTTTCAGAAAGTTCCTGAGCTAGGTTCGCCTCATCCCGAGTACCTGGTTCCAGGCATCAAAACCGGGCGTCTCGTGCTTGTAGCACGGTCGCTGGCTGATGGCTGTCCTTGAACTCATGACCCCACCCTACCCCACGCCCCCGAGTGCTCGCAACCTGTTTTTCGAGGCTTCTCCCAGAGGACATCCTGGAGTGTGTACTCCATCGGTCAGGCCGCACTTGCGGCACATGGGGCTGGGGCCTGGCGCAGCATAACCGCTTGCCACGATTCCTCCTCGCGATGTTCGGCTTGACCGCCACGCCACGCGACTCCACGAACTCGTTCTTATCCAGGTCGAAGTACCCGCGCCTAGCCATGTCCGGGTGCCTGAACCACCGGGGAGCCTCGCACGGGCAGGCCATCGGACCCATGCCGAAGACCTCGCCGCCGCAGGTCAGGCACTTAGCCGAGAAGCAGTAGCCCGGCTTGCAGGTGGTCTCGGTATAGTCAAGACCCTTGAGCTTCTTCCAGTTCTGAGAGCACACGCACCCGCCGGCACGGCGAGCCGCCTTCGTAGTCACGCTCATGTCAGATTCCTAGTACTGTTTCAGCGGTCACCCAGTCAGAAGCGATGGCGCTCTGGGCGGCTGCGAGGGACACCTTGCCTGCGCATACTTCCTCGTGCAGGGTGTTCTCAATCGCGTCCTTGGCGTTGGGGATCTTGCCCTTCTCCGGCCAGAGATTATCCGGGCTGTTCGCCCCTCCCAGCTCCAGCGGGATCAGGTGGTCGTACTCGCCGTAACCAACGGGGTTAAGCGTGATCACGCCGTACCTAGCGAAGGCTACCTCGCGCTCGGCCTTGGTGAAGTACTCGCGGTGAGCCGTTGCCCAGCCGGAAGCACAGATCGCCGTTACCGAGGTGGACTGAACAGCGCCAGGGGTGCACCGGGGGTCGGGAAGGGGATTTCCTGCGTCGTAGCGGAAGTGACACTGTGCTGACGGGCTGGCTGTCGTAGTCACTGGCACCGGGCTGGCTGTCGTAGTCACTGGCACCGGAGTTACGGGAGCTGGGGACGCGGTAGAGCTAGCGGGAGCCGGGGGCGTAGTGGAGCTGGTAACCGGCTGACAGGCCACGGCAAACGCAGTCGCAGCTACGGGGACCAAGAACAGACTGGCGATAAGGGATTTTTTCATCATGGCCCCCTTACTTTAGCTGAAGGTCGCGCTTGTAGAGGCCCGCCGGCGTCACGAAGCCAGTCCAGCGCTTGTCGGTGAAGATCGTCGCGCCCAGGCGCGTGTAGAAGTCATCGGCCAGCTGGGAGCAGATCTCATGCCCGGAGTCAGCGATGAAATCCTCTAGTCCCGGTATCGGAATGTGCAGCCGATGAGCGGACAGGGCTGCGTAGTCAAGGAACGAGTACGGAATGCCCTTGAACTGGTTCGCCACTGCCATCCAGCTCGCGGTGTCATCAGGCCTGGGAGTCATCGGCAGCAATTTGTACAGGCCAGTGCACCAGTAAACATCGTTGTAATGCAGCGGCACGATCCTCGCACCGCCGGGCTCGGCTTCAAGAATCTGGTTTTCGGGCAGCAGGACGAAAGCGTGCTCCCACATCTGGAAGCCTTCGCCGTTCAGCCACTGTCCGAACTCAATTGCCTTACCCACACCGCCGCTGATCTGGGTCAGGCCGATCATGCCGGGCTTGGGATTTGCGAGGAGTCCGTCCACGGTCTTCATAAAGTCGCTCACGAATTCAGTGTAATATACGGGAATGCGAAAGATTCAGATCAAGCATAAGAAAACGGCCGCAGGAATAGCTGTCGCGGCTCTCGCACTCGCAGGCCTTGGAGCAGGCGTTGCCCAAGCGGCTATCCCCGACAGCAGTGGCGTGATTCACGGCTGCTATCACCCCCAGAGCGACGGGCACAGCTCCGCGCTTGGCGTCATCGACACTGCGCTCCCCAACGGGCACTGCCCAAGCGGGCAGACAGAACTGACGTGGAATCAGACAGGTCCACAGGGGCCAGCGGGGGCCACAGGAGCTACCGGCGCAACCGGACCAGCGGGTCCTACTGGGCCAGCGGGTACTCCTGCCCCTCTGACAACTACAGTTGTCACTTACACAAATCCGGGTGGCTTTCCTTCAGGCAATGTAGCTGATGTTACATGTCCTACTGGGACCACTGTTACAGGCGGCGGATTTGAAGCAGGTAACGTCGGCGGCACGGCAGTAGGTATCTCAAAGCCGGACGGAAATAACGGCTGGACTGCAACCCAGACCGGCGGCCCTTCTGGAGAACTCCTGACGGTATACGCAATCTGCGCAAGCAATTAGAAGATAGAAAACCCCTCGGTCTACTGATCGAGGGGTTTTCTATTTCACTACTTCTTCCTGCACACCACTACGTCGTGAAGCTCTAGACCAGGAGTTTCGTATGCCACGATGTCGAAGAACTGCCGCCAGGATCTGCGCGTGTAGGCTTCCGACTGGAGAACAGTCTTGTAATAATCAGCTGACAGGATGCCCGCCATAAACGGGTCCAGCCAGTGATCCTGAATCCCGTTGCCCAGGTCTGTTATCCCGAAGGCTCCAGCGGCGGCTTCACCGTGGACGGTGGCAATGAAGATGCCACCGGGGCGCAGGACCCGCGCCAGCTCGCACAGCCACAGCCGCTGAACATCGCGCTTCAGATGCGTCATGACCGATACGGCGATAACCGCATCGAACGACTCGTCTTCGTACGGCAGGGGCGGGTAAAGCCCGGTATGAACGAAACGATCCTCAGCGATGTTGGCATTGCACCAGGCCACGCCCTCAGGATCAGGATCACATCCCCGAAGGCCCGGGTAATTCAGGTGTACAGCTACGCGCCCCGGCCCGCATCCCCAGTCCAGGACATCTTCACTCCCCGGTGCGTACTCGTTTATGATCTCCGTGAGCAAGCTAGCTGCCTGCTTGCCGACCTGAGCGTAAGTATCTTCGCTTGCATTGCCACTCACGCGCACACGCAGCGATTCTGACGGAAATGTGGGGTCATTCATGGCTCCGATGGTACCAGACGGGGCGAATTCGGAGGCCGAGTTACTGTCCGGTAACCCCTGGACCAGGGTTTATGACCTCGATAGTTTGGTAGGGCAAACTACTAGTAATTCATTAGTAATCGCGGGTTTATGCCATAAACTATTAGGTTGTTGCTATTTTCGAACACTTTCGGCCGAGTTTCCGCAGGTCAGAGGCACTTTTCGATAGTTTGAAGCTTCAACCGCTTTGCTTGGAACTTTTTTCGACGGGGGAGAAATCTGCCGACCAAACCGTCCGGGAATCAAATTAACTAAAAAATTGAACATTAACCGACAATTAAATAGTTAATTCATGCGTTAAATACATACATGAATTGCGGCAGTAATTGTGTGATGCAAACTAATACGATGCGCATGTACTACGGTGATGCAAACTAATTACATGATGCGTAAGGCACTCCTTTAGGCATGCTAACAATCGGCAATGCGATAAGCCATGCCATTGCGTGTTCTAGAATGTTGTTCTATATAGCCCATTAGTAGTTCTAGAATCATGCTCTAGCTATGGCCATGCTTATACTCATACAACTAATGCCTATGGCTTGGCTATGCACATAGCTATGCACATGGCTATGGCTTGGCAATGCAGGCTGGAATGCAGGCTATGCCTATGGCTATGGGTCGGGCTATGCCTATGGCTTGGCTCTGCCTATGGCTCTGCCTATGGCTCTGCCTATGGCTCTGCCTATGGCTCTGCCTATGGCTCTGCCTATGGCTCTGCCTATGGCTCTGCCTATGGCTCTGCCTATGGCTCTGCCTATGGCTCT